ACAATAGCGACACTAGAAGGAGATGACACACAACATATTAATCATCTCACAACAGTATCAAATATAACAACAGTCACAAGTGGGGCATGGATGCCTATAATATCAGGAAGGCCGACCGCATTAAAAAATGGTAATATCAACAGAACTTTGGCAGTAATAGACCTAGTATCTGTCACATCTTCCTTATCTTCTGATGAAAATATAGATGGGAGAATACAGTTAGGGTTAATTGTAGATTCAAGTCTAGAAGGTGCTGTATGGAATCCACTCGGAGATCAATCTGATTTTGATTTTGATATTGAATCCATCTCTGCATCCGGTGGTGTTATTTCTGGATATCGTATGGTCAAGGGTACTGTAGATATTCCATTTTCATCTTACCTTGCTTTCGTAGATACATACCTATGCAATAAGGCGGATGGTACATCGAAGACATGGACGATAGCTGCAAAAGCTATAAAATCATCATGTGATGTGAAAATGTCAATAAACTGGTCAGAGATAGAGGTTATATCATAAAATATGAATCCTAGTAATCACATGTCAATATGGAGATATTGGCTATTAGGACATAAGTTATCATTTAATGGTACTACAAGAACCATATATATTGCCCCCCATGTTACCGATCTTGTTGTTAAATCTGATATTTATTCAGATTGGAAAGAATGGCAGTTAGTTGATGATAATCCTAAATACATTCCGGCTATTAGAACTGCTGGTGGTGACTATATCAGCGAAACACAACAATTGGGCGATTCTTATTTCCTGATCAATGGATGGAAAATTAAGCCTTGGTCTGGTGATTATACATTAAGATTTGATGGTAATTTATATGTTGATACACTTGGTGATGATTGGTCAGAAGATCCAACAAATCTAGATCCGTTTGTTGCTGCTGATACTGGATCTAATATTAAAATCCAATGGCAGGTGTCCTCTCTTGTTAATACTGTTAAATATACGGATACAGAGCAAGTACCAGCTCTAACAGCTGAACAGCTTACTTTATTTGCTGATATACTCACACAAGCTACAGCCGCAAATGTTCAAGCATCTCAAGCTAATGTTGAGGCGACTAAGGCAAGAAAGATGGGTACAAATTTAGCTATTATTTCTGCTGATGGTCTTTTAGTTACTATCTACGATGATGATGGCACTACAATACTTCATCAGTTTAATACCTCTTCTGATGAGAATAACGTCCATACAAGGGAGCCATTGTAATGCAAGGCTTATACCCTAACTGGATGGCAGAAACCTCTCTAATACGCCAAAACGTGGCCGCAGTAGACGCTATGATGGCTAGTAGGAGTGTTTTGGTTGATGTTGTAGCGGCTGCTCTTGATGGTGGATGGGGTGGCGGGACTGGAACACTGCCAGGAAAAAAAGAATATATTTATCTAGGAGGGGGTACATCGGATACCAACCCCACAAAGATACAATTAAAAGAAAGACCATGGCCTGTTGTTCTTATAAAAAGGATATTATCCAAAGACGAACAGGATATTGATGTGATACTTCTGGGTATTACTGAATTAAAAGTATAAATACATCTAGGAGATATATATGCTTATATTTGACGCATTAAAAGAAAAGAAACTTGAAATGATGATAGAGACAAAAGGTATCAAGCCTCAGAACTTGAAATTTACCTTTAGAATCATCATTGAAGGTATTGAATATGGGTTTCCATGTACTTTAATAGGAGACAAGGTAACTGTTACTATCCCTCCTCTATCTGAGGTCGTATATGGTGATATACATGTCGGTAACTACGATTCCAAGCTAGAGGTAACAGGAGAGGATAAATACTATCTTAATCCATTTTCAGAAAAAATCAAGATAAAACTTGAACCAGAAGTAGAAATAACAATGGAGAAGTCTATTGAGGATGTTGAAGAAAGAGTTATTGAAAATATGGATTTAAAAATGTCTTCTATTGTAGATGAAGATATTATACCAGATAAAAAAATAGAAGAAAAATGTGCTGAAAAAATTAAGCAAGTAGAAAAAAAGAAAAAAAGCAAATTTGCTAGTTCTTTAAAGTAGTCTAAAAATTAACAAGGTGTGAATATGGCTTGGTATAATCCAAAGAGTTGGATAGATAAAGAACCTCAAATTCTTACAGAGGAAATAAAATCCTTTAAGAATAAAGGAGAAGATAACTTTAGTGATCGACATCTAGAATTAAGATCAGGTGAAGGTATTGATGATCTTTCTTTGATTAATAATGTTCAGGGCTACGGAAAGGAGGCTCTTACATCATTTAATCAATTCTATACTAATCATATTAATGTTGAATTTGAAAATGAGAGAGCACGTATTTTCCACTATCGTCAAATGGCGGAGATGCCAGAAGTTGCAGATGTTATAGAAGATGCTGTTATTGAATCAACACATGAAGATACTATTGGTAATCTTATAACTCTTGAAATTAGAGATAAAGAATTAGAAAGTAATAGCAATATTGTTAAGAATATTCAGGAAGAGTTCGATGATCTATTTTATAACAGAATAGATATAAAAGAAGCAATGTGGGATATGCTTAGAACCTACTATATAGATGGACGTGTATATTATGAACGTTTAATACACTCTGCTAAATCTAGCAATGGTGTTATAGGTATTAAAAAACTACCCACAGAAACAATGGATTATCTGTATGATCCAAAAACAGGAAAGGTTATAGCATATTTCCAATATCTTAATGAGAAGGGTAAGAAGTATAACAGTATAGATGCGGCAAGACAAGATAATAATGTAATTGTATTTTATCCTGAACAGATAGGATTTGTTAATTATGGAGTATATGGCAAAAGCAAAACTCAAATATTAGGTTATTTAGAAAAATCAAAACAACCATTTAATCAATTAAAACTATTAGAAACATCAGTAATTATTTATAGACTAGTTAGATCTCCTGAAAGATTAGTATTTCGTATTGATACAGGTAACATGCCAAAAGACAAGGCTATGAAATTTGTAGAAAATATAAAACAAAAATTTACAAAAAAGATAACATACGATTCAGCCACAGGTCAGATGTCTAATAGCCCTGAGGTGTTTAGTGTATTAGAAAACTTCTTCCTTCCACAATCAGCTGATGGTCGTGGATCTCAAATAGACAGTATTGGCGGTAATCCTGCTGGATTCGCAGAGTTGGATGACATCTACTATTTTGCAAGAAAATTATATCGTTCCCTTAAATATCCTATGTCTAGGGTTTCTGCACAAGAATCAAAATCTGAGTCTGATATAGTATTTGGTGGAACTAATGCGGGGGAAATTCAAAGAGATGAGATAAAATGGTCTAAATTTCTTGAAAGACATCAAATGAAATTCTGTAGTGAATTTGTTGATTTATTTTTATTACATTTAGATTTCAAAGGGCTTAAAAAAGAATATGATCTTGATAGATCTAAAATACATATATCATTGACAGCCCCTAATAATTATAAAGATCAAATGGCCCAACAATTATTAACAACACAGATGAGTAACTATTCTACACTGGCTAGTAATGTAGAATTCAGCAAAAGCTTTTTACAAAAAACGTACCTTAAATGGGATGATGATATGATAAAACAGAATGCAGAGGGATTTAAATTAGATAAAGAGTTACTACCTAAAGAGGACGATGGATATTAAAAAATTATTATTTTATAAATAATAATAAGAAGTTAAAAACTAATTTGTTACAAGGAGAAAAACAATGGTTGATACAGATAAAATTAAAGGCGCGTTAGATTCTTTCGAGAATGATGATTTCATTGCAGCAAAAGATACTCTTTCTAAGGAAATAAAAGGTCATATGAACGATTATTTCAAAGAGAAGTTGGGTCTTAAAGGTGATGTTGTAGATATCGACAAAGAATAATAATGCCCACTGGTGTTTAAAATAAGGAGCATTGATGAAAAAACTAAAATTAATTACAGAGACTTCTCATGATATACAACTTGTAGAGTCTAATGGATCTAATGGAAAAGAATTGTTTATTGAAGGCATTTTTTCCACAGCGGAGCTAAAGAACAATAATAAAAGAAGATATAAAAAATCTATCCTTGAAAGAGAAGTATTAGGAGTTCAAAAGAAAGTTAGTGCCAATAGCCTATGGGGTGAATTAGGACATCCACCTTGTATTTTTGGTGATAATGAAATCTTAACAAAAGATGGATGGAAAGAGATTCAGAATATCGCAAATGATGAGGTCGTTGCAACACTCAATCCAGACACTAGAGAAATTGAATATCATCAAATAGATGAACGTATAGAAGCACCTTTTGTAGGTGATATGTTTAGATATAAAAATAGACAAGTTGATATGTCTTTTACGCCCAACCATAGACATTTTCTGATAGATAGATATAACAAACATTTTTTTGCAACTTCAGAAGAGGTTGATCAATCAACTACAAGAAGATTCAAAAAATGTTATATCCCTAAGACAGGTACATGGATAGGTGAGGATATAGATGTTTTTACCTTGAAAGGATTTTCAGTTGACGAATGTAAAAATAGAGAATTTAAAAAAGACTATACTGAAGATGTTGAAATAGATATGAATGTATTTATATCATTTCTCGGTATCTATCTTGCAGAAGGTAATTTATCAAAAGGTAGGGATGGTACATATACATGTGTTCATATTTCTCAGATTAAAGAAGAAAGTTCTTTAATGATTGAAAAATTATTAGATATGTTCCCTGAAGGTATGAAATGGGATAAAAAAGATAGAGAATTTATATTAACGGATAGAAGATTATCAAGATTTCTTGAGGGATTGGGTAATTGCTATGGTAAATATATACCAGATGAATTCAAACAGTTATCATCTCAATACTTAGAACAATTACTTTATTGGTTTGGTGTCGGTGACGGTAGGCATAGTGTTGATGATAATGGATATGAAAGAAGGGATATATTTTCAACTTCCGAAAGAATGATTGATGATTTTCATGAAATTGCATTGAAGTGTGATATTTCTGCTAGAAAGACAGTGGAAATATGTGATACCGATTATGTTTTTGGAGATAGAGTTATCAAAGCATGTAATAAACAACCTCTATATTTTCTAAAGTTATATACTTCAAAAGGTATATGGATGTTTGATGATCATACCAATGTTAGTAAAGAATCTTACAATGGTAATGTTTATTGTGTTAGGGTAAAAAATCAAAATTTCTATGTTAGAAATAAAGACAGTGTTTCGTTCTGGACAGGTAATTGTCCAGAGATCAATCTTGATAAAATAGCTATTAAAATTGAATCTCTTCAATGGAAAGGCGATAATCTCATGGGTAGAGCAAAGGTTCTTGATACTCCACAAGGTAATATAGCAAGAACACTTATCAAAGAAGGTGCTCTTGGTATATCTTCTAGAGGTTTGGGAACCGTTGGTGCTGATGGATATGTTAACGAGGATTACAATTTAATAACTTGGGATTTAGTGGCAGATCCTTCTAATAACCCTTCGTGGGTGCAAGGGATATACGAGGGCAAGACTTTCGAGGTACATGATGAAGAAAGAAAAGACATCAAACCAGAAGAAGTAAAGATAACAGAAGCACAGGCAAAAAAGGATTTTAAAAAATATATCAACGATTCACTAGATACAATTATTAAAAATCTATAAATAACATTAGGAGGACAAAGGGTAGCTCCCTTGTGATGGTTACTTACTTAACTATCTTACTCCTATTTTTATATCTTAGTAAGGAGATTATATGTTGATACCTAAGACATATAAAGATCTAGAAGAGTTTGAGTATATAACATCTAAAGGATATTTTAGAAAAAGAAATAGTAAAAGTAGTTTATTTGAATTGTTTCTTATATGTAATTGTAAAAAATGTGGTGATGAATTCTTAGCATTTAAAAAAAATGTTAAAAAAGGAATAGGTATATATTGTTCATATTCATGTTCAAGAAATGGATATAAACATACAGAAGAAACAAAAGATAAGCTTAGATATAAAAAAACAAAAGATCACTGTTTGAAAATAAGTAAAGGCAAAAAAGGAAAGTCATATTTATCAAATAGTGGTGATAATTGTAATTTCTGGAAAGGCGGATATAGATTAAATAATATACCCGCATTTGATGTATATAAAAACCAAATAGATCAATATGAAGAAGTTAAAAGATCATCAATAGATGAAAACATATTAGAAGTAAGATGTACATATTGTAATAAATGGTATATACCAAAAAGAACATCTGTTAGAAGTAGGATACAAAATATAAAAGGAAATATTAATTATAGATCTGAAAATAGATTTTATTGCTCTGATGAATGTAAGGGTAATTGTGATTTATTCAATCAAAAACTATTTCCTAAAAGTTTTTTAAATCCTAGAAGTATAACAAGAGAAGTACAACCACAATTAAGAAAGATGGTTTTAGAAAGAGATAATTGGACATGTCAGAAGTGTAACGAAGTATCAAATCTTCACTGTCATCATATAGACCCTGTAATAAATAACCCAATTTAGTCATGTGATATAGACAATTGTATAACACTATGTAAAAAATGTCATAAGGCAGTACATAAACAAGAAGGATGTAAATATAATCAACTAATATGTAAATAATTTTTGTATTAATATATCTATAAAATTTAACTTTTTAGATATAGATTAAATTTTATATAAATAATAGTAACAAAACAAATTATACTTTTTTCAGGAGGAAAAATTTATGGATCTTACCAAAGTATTAGAAATGCTTCAAGCTAATAAACTTGAAGAATCTGCTCAAGCAGAGATTAAAAACAAACTTGAAACCATTATAGAGTCAAAAGCTCAATCACTGGTTGCTGAAAGAATTGAAAAAGAACTAGAAGCCGCGAAAGATGCTTTAACAGAAGAGCTTGAAAGTAAGTTTGAAACTTATAAAGATGAGGTTACTAGCAAATTCTCAAATTTTGTAGATTCTATCCTTGACGAGGAAGTTAAAATTCCTGAGAAAGTTGTAGAATATGCCAAACTTGGCGAATTATATCATGATCTTATTGAGCAATTCAAAATTCGTCTTGCTATTGACGAGGGTGCTCTTAATAATGAAGTTCAAAGTCTTCTTAAAGAAGCTAAGAATGAGATTATTAAACTTAAAGAAGACTGCAACAAGTCTACTAAAAAAGTTCTTACTCTTGAACAAGATGCTCAAGAAATGGCTGCTCATATCTATCTTCGTAAGAAATGTGACGGACTTACCGAATCACAAAAAAGTCATGTTATCAGTATTCTAGGTGATGAGACTGTTAAAGAAAGCATTGATAAGAAATTCGGATTTATTATCGAATCTATGGACATCAAAAAAATTACTGAAGAAGATGAGCCTAAAGATGATAAGGGTGATGTAAGTTCTTATACATGTGAGAAGTGTGGGGCATCTGCTGAGATTAAAGAAGGTGATGATCTTACTTGTCCTGAATGCGGCGAAAAGATGACATTGACTGAAAAGAAAGGCGGTAAAAAGGTTGAAGAAGGTAAAGGTCATGTTGAAGTAGGACATACTAAATCTGAAAAACCTAAAATGAATGAAGGGACAGGTCTTTCACCTTGGGAACTTCAAAAGAAGCAATGGATTGAACTTAATAAAAGGAACTAGGAGGAATAATATAATGGATAAAAGTAATAAAAACTATATTAATGGTATAGTTGATTTTTGGAAAGATGTACTTGATGAGGGAGCTACTTACAAATCTGAGAAGATTCGTAGAGCGACCGCTATCATGTTAAACAATGAGGCTACCCATCTTAATGGTGGTGTAGATATTAGTGAAGCAGTTGCTATTGGTGCTAATAGTATCGGTACTGCTGCTGGTGTTGGTACTGGTTATGGTACTCCTGGCACTATCGGATCTGGTGAGTTTCATAAAATCGCCATTCCTATGGTTCGTAGAACCTTTCCTGAGTTGATTGCTCATGATATCGTAGGTGTTCAACCGCTGACTGGCCCTGTTGGTCTTGCGTTTGCACTTCGTTTTCGTGGTTCTTCAACTTATGATGCTGGTGCTGAAAGCACAACCAATCCTGTAAACAAAGATAGTTACGGTAATACCATAACTAACGAGATTGGGTATAACGCTGTAAATCCTTACTACTCTGGTGATGATGTAAGAAATCAGACTCTCTCTGCTGCTGCTGGCGAGGCTCTTGGTTCTGATGCTACAGTAGCCAATCGTGGCCTTGGTATCGGTACTAACCAAGAGATTGCTGAACTTAGCATGACAATTGAGAAAGCGCAAGTAGAAGCTAAGACCCGTAAGCTTAGAAGTCGTTGGTCAATGGAAGTTGCCCAGGATCTTAAAGCTATGCACGGTCTGAATCTTGAAGAAGAAATGATGGACGTTCTTGCTTACGAAATTACCGCTGAGATTGATAGGGAGCTTATTGCTAAAATTCGTTCTCTTTGTACAGTTGGTAATGGCAACGTAACTACTCTTGATTTCAATTCTTGGGGTTCTTCTGGTGCTGATTTCAACGGTAGATGGGAAGCAGAGGTTTATCGTAACCTTTACAACTATGTAATCCGTAAAACCAACCGTATTGCAGTAACTACCCGTAGAGGCGCAGGTAACTACGCTGTTTGTTCTCCGAATATGGTAGCTGCTCTTGAAGCAACCAGTGCTTTCACTATCGCTCCTGTATCAACAGATATTAACTCTGGTGTTACTGGTGTGAGTCGTGTAGGTTCTCTTGATGGTAGATTGAACGTTTATCGTGATACCTTCCATACTACCGCTAATGATTCTATCCTTATCGGTTACAAAGGGCCTTCTGAGTATGACACTGGTGTTGTTTATCTTCCATACATTCAGTTGATGGCAAGTAAAGCAACTTACGAAGATTCATTCCAACCTACCGTTGGTCTGATGAGTCGTTATGCCATCCATGAACACATGTTTGGTTCTCAAAATTTCTATCAGACAATAGTCGTAAATAATTTCGATTAATAGATAGAAACTAAACCTGTAGTATAAAACCCCTTGGCTTAATTGTCAAGGGGTTTTTTAATGTCTTGACATTAAACATATAATCTAATATAATACTATTATGGTTATATCATGGGAAAATATAGATAATTATAGGATAACTAAAGGAAGAACAGGATATACTATCTTTAGACGAATAGATGGTAAATGTAAACAGGATAGTTTTATATTGATTGAATCTTGTATAATATGTGGCGATCCATATTTTATCAAGAAACAACATATGAAAAGTATCAATACATGCAGCAACCATTGTTCTAATATGGGAATTGGTAATCCTGTATGGAAGGGTGGTATAACTAAAAGTAATATACCATCATTTGATACATATAATAATCAAATATCATTATATGAAAAAACACGTAGATCTCATAATAACAGAGAGATATTAGAGGTTGTATGTCATCATTGCAAGTGTTGGTTTGTACCAAAAACAACAGATGTAAGACGTAGAATTCAATCTATAACAAATATATCTAAAGGGGGTCAGAATTTATATTGTTCTGATGAATGTAAAAATAATTGTTCTATATATGGACAGAAAAAACATCCAAGAGATTTCAATATAAATATTAATAATAGTAGAGAAGTACAACCCCAATTAAGAAAACTAGTTTTAGAAAGAGACAATTGGACATGTAAAAAATGTGGTGATTCTTACACTCAATTACACTGTCATCACTACGAAGGTGTAGAACTTAACCCTATCGAGTCTGCTGATGTTGATAATTGTATTACATTGTGTAAAAAATGTCATAATGCTGTTCATAAGCATTGCGACATGAGAAGGAATAAATGTTGATAATTATACTACATCCCAAGTATATTTTTAATAACATCAGCAACTTCATTCTTGCCATTCTTTCTGCCTAATTCATAGATGCTATGAAGAAGAATTACATCAGCCATATTCACTGGTCTTGTGAAAAATACAAACTTAGCAATACCCTCAACTTGTATGCTCTTCTCAAACAGGTTGTAAGTTCTGCCATCAAGTTGCACTGATTTATGACTTGCCATTGGTAAATCTCCTTATTAGTATTCCATTGTTAACCTTTGATGTTGATAGGGTAAAGGCGAATAAGTAAATCTCTTAACTGCCTTGCTTCACCATCTATCAGCGTTACAATCACTTCTTTTTCAAACTCCCTGTTTTCCACTCCGATTTCGACACCTTCACGGAATGGTTCCCCTTGGTTTGAATATCTTACAATAAAATTGTCGTTGCTGTCATCACACAATAGTCTTAACGATAAACGGGTGTCTCTTTTTGTTTTCGGCATAATAATCCCCTACCAGGAATACTGTTGTTTTTGTGTATGTTTATTTATTATGACATCCCCTTAATTCCTGCTGAGTCCAACAACATATGCACAGCCAACTTTTCTAAAGTTATGAGGGGTCTACACCCCATTAGTTGTTATTTCACATCCACGTACTTCATGGACACTCGCAGAAGATTGTCAAAGTCTCCTGACCTTGCCTCGGCAGTGTACTTTGACACATACTCTGCATCGGCTCCCGCTTTCCTCAAAGCTCGTCTGACTACCACAAGAACAGCAAAGGCATTGCCATCTGTTCCTAACAATTTTACTGTGGGTTTTTATATGGTTCTCTCATACTTCACCTTCCATGTGATGGTTATTAGTTGGTATATAGCTCTTTAAAAAAGGGATCTTTAAGACATTCTTTAGCTACTAGATGCAAATGAAAAAAATCATCATTTGCAAATAACTCCACCATTTTAAAGAATGACTTGTCATTATATTCAGGGTATGAATTAAAAACCTTTAAAAGCTCTTCTTCCATTTCAAGAGCTGTCATACCTTCTGGATTCATATAAGTTAATTTTAAAGACAATGTTGTCTCCTTTGTTAATGTTCACTTGATATAATACAATATACTACTTTTACAGGGTATGTTAAGAAAATTTATTATTTATTTAAATATAAATATAAACATACAATTTCATATAAATACATATACCAAGATGTATAAGGAGAATACTGTGATAGAAGATAATAAATATAATTCCGACAAGGCAGAACCCCAACTAAACACCAATAGTTTAGATATCCTGTTCAATGTTGATAGAACCTCAAAATCAATAGCCATACCAGACCAAGTAATTAATACTGATACCCAACTACAGGAAATAGAAAAGCTAAGAGAAGAAATAAAAGTTCTTGCTAAAAATGCCCATCCTGACGCTGACACAATTCTACACCAAAACATAGAAAGAGCAAACAGAATATTAGATAAAGCTGAAGAATCATTTCTAACAGGGGGTCTTGATAATAGACGCATAGAAGTTATGGCGGGACTTATTAATGCCATTACTACGGCATCAAGCTCTATAATGGGTGAATCTTATAATCAACAAGTATTAGAACATAAATCTAGGGAGTTGGATATAAAAGAACAGCAAGTAGCATTAAAAGACACGCTCAAGGGCGGGGGGAGGAGTATAACACAAAACAATATTATTATCAGTAGTAGAGAGGATCTATTAAAACAAATATGTGAATTACAAGCTGAAGACGCTGAAGATGCCGAAATTGTGGAGTAGATAAATAACATACACTCAAGGAGTTTAAATGGCTAAGAAACATTTTATTGTAGACACAAATGTGCTGATAGACAATCCAGATGTGCTAAGAATATTGACTAATGGTGAAGATGGTAAAGATAAAAATCAGGTATATTTAACACATACTATTATAAACGAACTCGATGGTCTGAAAAGAGATAACAAACTAAGACCGCAAGTTCAAGAAGTTATAAAAAACCTTATAGAATATAAGGACATGATTAAAATAATCGGACATCCTGATAATAATTATAACAACGACAATAAAATTCTTGCTGAGATCGCTAACACTAAAATAGAAAACCCTATTTTAGTCACATCTGACTTTCTAATGCGTTTTAAAGCCGATGTATACCATGGCATAGTAACTCAAGAGTTTAAAGAGTCTATGCCCTTTAAAAGCGATTCTGAGAGATTTACGGGGTTTGTTGACGAGTATGATGATGAAACACCAAATTGTTTTGGTTTTGTTGATGGCAAGCTTCATATGTTCAATCCTCATTTAGATCCTGTGTTGATACCAAACCATGAAGTATGGAAAATTAAGCCGAAAACAGCATACCAGAATGCGGCTATACACTTAATAACTAATGACGAGATCGATATTATATCCATTCAATCACCAGCTGGTTTAGGAAAGTCTTTGATATCATTAGCTTCTGCTTTATATCTAACCCTAGAGAAGAAGCAATATAGAAAGATATATGTTGTTAAAAACACTATAGAAATTGGCAAAGAGCTTGGCTTTCTTCCAGGGACGTTAGAATCAAAAATAGATCCTTTCTTCAAACCAGTGAAAGATTTGCTTCTTGCTCTTCATGAAGATAGAAATGCTAACAGGCTATTTTTAGATATTCAGAATGGTAATGCTATCCTTAACCCCAAATACATTGAATTTATTCCAATTAACCACATGAGAGGCATGAATATCGATAATGCGATAGTCATCATAGAAGAGGCTCAGAATTTCAGTAGAATCCAAATTAGGACTATTATGACACGTATGGGTGAAAATGTTAAATGTATTATTAACGGGGATACAAACCAAGTAGATAATAGCCATTTGAATACGGAAAATAATGGCCTTAATTGGGTAGTTCGTATGCTTAAAGGACAACCTAACTATGGTCACATTGTATTACAAGGTTCTAAATCAAGAGGGCCTATATGCAACACAATACTAAAAACTGGCCTATAAGGAGGTAAAAATGGGTGATGATGTAATACCATCTACAAGCTCTGTAGCATGGAAAAATATAAAGGAGAATCCTATCAAATCAATAACAGGAGTCATAGCAATTATAACATTCATAATAGGATCAATATTCTGGATTGATAGTAGATATGTCCATGCTGGTGATATGGTGGAATATCAGATCGTTCAAGAGAAGAAAGATATCAGGGAAAAAGAAAATACCATATTTGAATACTCTCTTAAAGAACAAATGGGCGTTGCTACAGATGTTGAAAAGGTAATGAAGAATAGGCTACAACAACAGGTGGCTGACATGAAACAAAATGTTAGAGATTTAGGTGGGAATGTAGACTGATGGCTAAGAATGTAGATTTTGTAAAACCATGTGATGTAGAGCACGAATATACTTCCCACCAGATTAAAGAGTTAGTTAGGTGTAAAAAAGATCCATTATACTTCATTGAGAACTATATTTATATAGTTTCTGTTGACAAAGGTAAAATTTTATTTGAATTATATGATTTTCAAAAAAACCTATTAAAACACTTCATATCCAATAGATTTTCTATCGCAATGGTTGCACGTCAACAAGGGAAGTCTATTCTTGTTTCTGCATATGCATTATGGTTTGCTATATTTCATAATGATAGAGTTATAGGTATAGCTTCAAATAAAGAAAAATCAGCAATAGATTTTTTAAAGAAATTGAAAAATATGTATGAACTCCTACCAGTTTGGATAAAACCTGGGGTTGTTAAATGGGCAGAAACAGCAGTAGAGTTTGAAAATCATTCAGAAATAAAAGTATCTGCTACCAGTGATAGTGCATTCAGGGGTAGTACATTTGCTCTTTTAATTTTAGATGAGATGGCATTTGCTCCAAGAGCAGATTCATTTTGGACTTCCAACTGGCCCACAATATCATCATCAAAGACTGCAAAGGTTATTATTATTTCAACACCACAAGGTATGTTTAATACATTCCATAAATTATATACAGGGGCTGAAAATGGGACAAATGCATTTAAATGTATAAAATATGATTGGACAGCACATCCAGATAGAGATGATGAATGGGCTAAAGAACAATTAGGTGTTTTGGGTAAATTAAAATTTGCACAAGAAATGATGGTAAATTTTATTGGTAGTTCTAACACTGTTATTGATTCTAATGTATTAGAAGTGTTATTGAAACGACACTACCCAGAGCCAGAAACGTATGATCTTAATAACAAATTTAGAGTTTATGAAAAGCCTGTTCCCGGTGCCATGTATTGTTTGGGTGTTGATGTTGCAAAGGGTACTGGTGAGCATTATTCAACCATACAGGTATTACGAATAGACAGTACAAAACCTATTAAAATGAAACAAGTAGCTGTATTTGAAAATAATTTTACAGATACATACACCTTTTCTGAGATTGTTAATAGGACTTGTTACTATTATAATAATGCACATATCATGTGTGAGAATAATGGTGAGGGTGCTCCTGTTGTTATGAAATTATGGTGGGATTATGAAAATCCAAATCTTATTAACGAAGGTTCTAAAGAATCTAAATTAGGAATTAGAGCTACAGGAAATACAAAACCAAGAGCTGTTCTTCTTATGAAGAAATTAATAGAAGATGATAGTATTGAATTGGTTGATATGGAAACTGTTAGACAATTAACAGATTTCCAAGATAAGGGTCATAACAAATTTGGCGGTGCTAATATTGATGATGACTTAGTTTCCGCACTATATTGGGCTATTTTTCTCTTAGAAATGGACATTTTAGATGAAAAATTTGAGTTTAAAGCCAACGAACTAACAGAAGATGATGGTTGGGGGTTGCTAACTGACTTTATAGATGGGAGAGATGATGATTGGAGCTGGCTAACAAAAAACTAATATTTATATAAATACTAGAAGATATATTTATATAGGAAAAATAACATGACAATAACTAAATCAGAGCTAATAGAATTAATCAAAAGAAGGCTTGGTTTTCCACTCATAAAGGTTGAACTCACCGATACACAAATAGAAGATGCTATTGATTATTCTAGGGATAGATTTATAAAAGTTGCGATAGGTAATGCAGTACAGGAGGAATATATAACTGTACTGCTATCTGGTGGACAGGCCACCTATGATCTTCTACCCTCTATCAAGGAAGTTGTTGCATATACCGATGGTGTAGGCGGCGGGTCTTTTGGTGGTAGTATTAATACATTATTCACAATTGAAAACTATTTCTATTCGCAAGGCATGTTGGCAAATATTCAAAATCCATTTGATCTAATTGGATATCATATCGCGCTAGATTTCCTTGAGACACTAAGCAGATATGTACACTCTAAGTATCAATGGACATATAATAAATTTAAAAACCAACTAACACTCACCCCTACTCCACCTGTTAGTGGTGGTTATATCATAACAGGATATACATCAGCTGGTGAACCTATTTATATAGATAGTCCTGGATTCGCCCTACTGAGAGTTTTTAAATTAGAAGCTGAAGATGAGGATATATATAGCGAGCAAACAGTACAAGATTATGCATTTGCATTGTCTATGAGAACCCTAGGCATTATAAGAAGAAAATTTAGCTCTTTTGCATCTGTTGGTAATCAGGGTATTTCATTGGATGGTAGTGAATTAATATCTGAAGCTGATACTATGATTGAAAAATTAGAAGAAAGGCTAAGAGATGAAGATTGTCATATGGGGTATGGAATTTCTATGGGTTAGATAAGTAGTTGATATTAATAAGTTAAATTAAAAAAGAGATAAATATTATGACACCAGCTTTTGTAGAACTACCGCCTTTTGTAAGAGGCGATACATGGTCAGGGATTCAGATAGGCCCTATAACATTTGATAATGTCGCACCAACCAATGCTTTAGTAAGCTGTAGGTTACATTTTCGTGATAAAGCCAATAAGCTTGGATATGGATTCTCATCTATATCAACAGTAGGATATGGCATTATTGTTATTACTGATGCTAACACATGGGAGATATCTATTGCTGAACAGAGTCTACCACTAGAGGCTGGCACATGGACTTGGGATTTTGAAACAACCGATAGTCTAGGTATTACTAAGACATATATAAGAGGCAATATAAAGATCTCAGAAGACAGAACATATTAATATGACAACTATAAGCATACCTATAACCACCATAGACACAACTATAGTTGTAGTCCCTCTAGCCACAGAGCCGCCTACATACACTATACCTATAACCACCATAGAGGAAACAATAACAGCTATTGTTACCATAGGTCAGAAAGGTTCGAGTGCTTATGAGATAGCTATAAACAATGGTTTTATAGGCTCTGAAGCTGAGTGGATTTCTAGTCTATCTGTTAGTGGAGCTGATGGAGCTGATGGTATTAGTGCTTATGAGATAGCTATAAACAATGGTTTTATAGGCTCTGAAGCTGAGTGGATTTCTAGTCTATCTGTTAGTGGAGCTGATGGAGCTGATGGTATTAGTGCTTATGAGATAGCTATAAACAATGGTTTTATAGGCTCTGAAGCTGAGTGGATTTCTAGTCTATCTGTTAGTGGGGATTCTTTTAGTGAGAGTTTTATAGGTACAACAATACAGGCATATTCAGATATTCTACAAGCTACAACTGCATCATTCACCACTGATCTAGAGGAACAAATTCTAGGGATGTCTGTTAGTGGGGCTATATTAACAGATTATGATTTTACATCAGACGGTATAATGATAACCAATGGTTTTGGTTTTTACTCTGTAATACCTAACAATAGCAATAATTGGGATAATACATATACTCATACAACTTTAGTATCAGGAAACCCCCATCAGGTAACTGCATCTGATGTTGATTTAGGGAATGTTGTTAATATAGATACTACAAATGCAGATAATATCAGTAGTGGAACAACAAATGCTATATTAACATTATTAGATAAAGAAAAATTAGATACCATATCTGTATCTGCTGATGTAACAGGATCAGTTAATGTATCTGCTGCTGGTGCTGTAATGTTTGACAGTACAAATGCATCACTTATGTCTTTTGTTATTGATGAAGACAATATGATCTCAAATACTGCTAATAAAATACCAACACAACAAAGCGTAAAAACATATGTTGATCAGTTTGTAGTTTCTGCTATTCATTTCAAAGGTGGTTATGATGCCCTTACAAATACACCAGATTTAGACGTATCTCCAATTCCTGGAATAGTATCAGGGGATCTATATACAATAACAACATCTGGAACATTCTTTGATTTGAATTTAAATACTGGTGATTTTATTTTTGCCAATATTAATGATCCAGTAGCATTAACCGACTGGTCTATTATCTTAAACTATATAGATTTTAATGGACTTCAGATAAAAACATTATATGAAGCAAATCCAGATACAAATGCATTTACTGATTCTCTTCTTTCTAAATTAAATCTTATCGAGCCTAGTGCCACAGCCGACCAAACAGCTTCAGAAATTCTCACAGCTATAAAAACTGTCGATGGTAGTACATCTGGTCTAGATGCAGATTTATTAGATGGATATCATGCTACAAATCTACCCATAACAACAGATGTACAAACAGCTTTGGATAATAAAGTAACAGGCCCTACTTCCTCTCTTGATTCAACAATACCTTTGTTTAATGGCATAACAGGAAAATTAATTAAGGACTCTACTAAGGTAGCTCCCAGTGGTGTTATTGTAGGAACCACAGATATCCAAGTATTAACCAACAAGTCTCTTACAAAACCTTTATTTAAACAGGTAGAAGAGGTTGTAAATATTATTGGTGTGGCAGCTGCAAATCAGCCTATTGATTTATCACTTGGTAATGTTGTTACTGCTACCGTGGCAACAACAACATCATTTGCGTTTACAAATCCTGCTACTACTGGAAGACAGAGCGGTTTTGTTTTATATTTAACAAATGGCGGTTCATCAGTGGTTACTTGGCCTGGTGTTAAATGGCCTTCTGCTATAGCTCCGACACTTACAGCTTCTGGCATTGATATATTAGTATTCACTACAAATAATGGTGGAACTACATGGCATGGTCAGGTAGCTGCAATAGGTAGCTTATAATGGGATATAGAGATTTAATGATGTGTGGTAGTATACCTGAAACACTACCGGAAACCCCTATTAATATCACACTATCACAAACATTAGACAACCCTAATGCTTATAACACTAGTGATGGTGATAGCTTTGGATACTCTATAGCTATATCAGATAGCTATGCAATTGTAGGTGCTTATGGTGAGGATGATGCAGGTGGCTTGACAAGTGGTAAAGCTTATATTTTTAATCCAGCCACTGGTGCTTTGCTTAGTACATTAGATAACCCTAATGCATATGGCACTACTGCTGTTGATGTTTTTGGATATTCTGTTGGGATATCAGAAAGCTATGCTATTGTAGGTGCTTATAATGAAAAAAGCCCTGCTGGTGATGTTGGCAGTGGTGTGGTTTATATCTATAATCCTTCTACAGGTGCTTTGCTATGGACATTAGACAACCCTAATGCTTATGACACTAGCCTTAATGATAACTTTGGTCAGAATGTAGCTATCTCTAATACATATGCTATTGTGGGATCACATCAAGAAGACGATGCCGGTGGATTATCAAGTGGTAAAGCTTATATTTACAATCCATCTACAGGTGCTTTGCTATGGACATTAGACAACCCTAATGCTTATAGCACTACTGCTAGTGATCAATTCGGGATAGATATATCTATATCAGATAATTATGCAATTGTAGGTGCTTATGGTGAGGATGATGCTGGTGGTTTAAGTAGCGGTAAAGCTTATATTTTCGATAATGCTACAGGCACTTTGCTTCATACACTAGACAACCCTAATGCTTATGACACTAGTGCTGGTGATAGCTTTGGATATTCTGTAGCTATATCAGATAATTATGCAATTGTAGGTGCTTATGGTGAGGATGATGCTGGTGGTTTAAGTAGCGGTAAAGCTTATATTTTTAATCCAGCCACTGGTGCTTTGCTTAGTACATTAGATAACCCTAATGCTTATAACACTAGCCTTAATGACTATTTTGGCAGATCTGTATTTATCTCAGACAACTATGCAATTGTAGGTGCTTATTTAGAAGACGATGCTGGTGGTTTAAGTAGCGGTAAAGCTTATATTTATAGAATCCCGACAATAATATCAGCTCCCTCTAACATATTAAACAATCCAAATCCATATGGAACTAGCACTGAAGATAGATTCGGTTATAGTGTTGATATATCAGATAATTATTCAATTGTAAGTGCTTATCAAGAGGATGATGCTGGAGGAGTACAAAGCGGTAAGGCTTATATTTATGATAATACTACAGGTGCTTTACTCCATACATTAAACAATCCTAATGCTTATGGAACCAGCACTGAAGATTATTTTGGATATTGTGTAGCTATATCAGATACTTATGCTATTATTGGTGCTCATTATGAATCTACTCAATCTGGTAAAGCTTATATTTACAACAGCGTTACAGGTGCTTTGCTTCATACACTAAACGCATATAGTACAGGTGGTTTTTTTGGAAGATCAGTAAGTATTTCAAATTCATATGCTATTGTTGGTGCTTATGGTGTAGATGACACTCAGGCTGATAGTGGACGAGCATATATATTCAATACTACAAATGGATCTTTACTTCATACACTATACAATCCAAATCCATATGGAACTAGTGCTGCTGATAGATTTGGATATTCGGTTTCTACTCATGGCAACTATTCAATAGTTGGAGCCTATCAAGAAGACGATGCAGGTGGTTTAAGTAGCGGTAAAGCTTATATTTTCGATAATGTTACAGGTGCTTTGCTTCATACACTTGACAATCCTAATGCTTATGGTACTAGTGCTGGTGATAGCTTTGGTAGGGCCGTAGCTATATCTAATACATATTCAATTGTAGGTGCTTATTTAGAAGACGATGCAGGTGGTTTATCAAGCGGTAAAGCTTATATTTATGATAATGCTACAGGTGCTCTATTGTGGACACTTGACAACCCTAATGCATATAGCACTACTGCCAACGATTGGTTTGGATATTCTGTAGCTATATCAGATAGCTATGCAATTGTAGGTGCTTATTTAGAAGACGATGCAGGTGGTTTATCAAGCGGTAAAGCTTATATTTATGATAATGCTACAGGTATTTTACTTCATACATTAGACAATCCTAATGCATTCGGAACAAGTACCGGTGATCAGTTTGGATATACTGTATCTATATCAGATACACATGTTATTATTGGTGCGCCATTGGAGGATGAGGATGGCTATCTAAACAGTGGTAAAGCTTACATATATGATTTATAAAAGAGAGAGAATAAATGTACTTAAAAGCAAATAACGGAATTATACAAAAATATCCATATACCCTTATAGATCTTCATGCAGACAACCCTAATGTTTCGTTTCCTCGTAGTATAACAGAAGAAATACTTAACAGCTATGATGTATTTACTGTAGTCTCATCAGGTGCTCCAAGCTATGATACCACAACACAAGGTTTATCAAGCTCATATCCACATCTTATATCTGACATATGGACAATTTCATGGGTTATTACTGAATTAACACCAGAAGAAATAGCGGCTAATACAGAATCTATAAGGTATTATAAATTAAAAGAACTAGCAACATTTAGATATCAAAAAGAAATAAGCGGTCTTTCCATGCCATTAAGTGGCGGGGGGAGTATTACTATATCAACAGATAGAAGTAGTCAGGCCATGATCAATGGTTTGAAGTCGTTTATCGAGCTTAACCCAACAGAGTTAATTAATTTTAAAGGTGATGACGGATGGGTAGATATAGATAGTACAACAGCATTAATTATAGCAAATGTTGTAGGGTTTCATGTACAACAATGCTTTAGAAATGAATATAATCATAGTAAAGCCATAAATCTTCTTCAAAACCATTTAGATATTATCAATTATGATATTACTACTGGCTGGCCTACGTAATTATTATAGATATTATATAAATACATATATGAAGAAGGATACATATGAATTTGTAAAAGAACAGATAGAAAATGAAGGATATGAACTACTATCAGAAAATTATATAGGATCTAATTCTAAATTAGAAGTTAAATGTAATAAAGGACATATATATCATCCTACATTTTGGTCTTTTAAAAAAGGACATAGATGTAGAATTTGTGGTAATGAAAAATCACATAACACACGAAGACTATCATATGATTATGTAAAAGAACAGATAGAAAATGAAGGATATGTCCTATTAAGCAAAGAATATGTAAATACTACAAGTATTTTAAGTGTTAAATGCAACAAAGGACATGAAAGTCTTATAACATATGGAAATTTTCAACAAGGTAAGAGATGTATTTCTTGTTGTGGAAGAGAAAAACTATCATATGATTATGTAAAAGAACAGATAGAAAATGAAGGATATATCCTATTAAGCAAAGAATATGTAAATGCACAGTCACCAATAAATATAAAATGTAATAATAATCATAAATACAAGGTGAGATGGTATAATTTTCAACAAGGTAAGAGATGCCCTAATTGTGATAGAGAAAAAACATCTTCTAAGGCAGAGAAAGAAATACAGAGTTTTTTATCAGATAGGATATCATTCTTACCAAACGATAGAACACAAATATTAAATCCTAAAACAGGTTTTAATCTTGAATTAGATATATGGATACCATCTTTAAATAAAGCTATAGAATTTAATGGTGAGTATTGGCATTCTCTAGATATGATAAAAGAAAAAGATATAATAAAAATAAAACAATGTCAAGAAAAAGGAATAGATTTATTGGTTATTAATGAAAGTGATTGGATTAATAATAAATATTGCTGTTTTGATAAGATTGAGGATTTTATAGATGTCAATAGAAACAGTTAAAAATGCTTTAGCAGGAACACCACTTTGGAGGCTTTATGATATTTCATCAGACAATCCAGAGCATTATCTATATGACTCATTTATTAATGAATTTACGGATGTTGTCGGATTTGAAATCGATATATATTTTCCTATTGTTAGCTGGGATAAATTATATGGTGAAGATCCAAATACAAATCTATCAAATGCTATCACTACAAAACTAATATATGAACCAACAGAAGAAACAAGTATACTTGAGTCTTTTGGTATTACCAGTGATGAGACACTACAATATGCTGTCATTCCTAAGACTATGTTTGCAAGGGACTGTACAGATACATTTTTATCAATACCATCATTAAGTGCTGGTAATCTTCACCCTATACCAGGAATGGTAATTCATACTAAATGGAATAACAGGAAGTATGAGGTAGTGAATGTGGGGGCGGAACAGCAAATCTTTCAAGCTAAGAAGCTGATTTGGGAATTAATACTTAGACCTTTCAGATATAGCAGTGAGTCACTAGAGGCATACAGATTGCATAAATTAGACCCAACAGCAACACTTACAGCTACCAGCAGTGCGGCAGATGGAACACCTATATATGATGAATTATTGGAATATGGAGACAATGAGTATATTGAAGAAGAAAGTGATGCAATAGATGATTACTCATCTATTGATGAAAAAATATTTGGAAGGTAAGAAATGAACATGAAAATAGAAGATAAGATTGAGAAATATTTAGTAAATGAAGCCACAAATCAAGAGGTTATTAATATGTTTATTGGTGATGAATTTCCAAAAAAATAAAATGCCTAATTGGGGAACTAAAAATCTTAAAATAAACAAGGAAGTAAATGGATGGAGTATGGTTAATTATGAAACACCTATTCTTTATAGATATAAAAGTGGAAAGATTTATCTGAATGTAGATAAGTATTCATCAACTACAACTGTACTTCAAAATGTTATGAAGAGTGAATTGAGTGGTATGGATTATATAACCACTGATGAAAATGGTATCAGAAAGGCTATAGGATAATAAAAATGAAATTAACATATGAAAAATACTTGTTAAAAGAGGCTCCATCATATAAGGACATTCCTATAGAGTTTAGGGAAGATCCTCTATATAATGCTGTATTAACTGCTAAAAATGCAAAAGATTATAAAAAGGCTCTAGATACTCTTCTTTCTATAAGAGGCAGTAATGCTATAGATGCACTAAAACATGCAATGAATAAGAAATAAAGTAATATGAAAACACATTATTTTTTCAACATCATGCGTAAGACTATCATACAATTTCTTGATATGTTTAATGATATTAAGATTGCTAAGTATGATAAAAATGGGAATATTACAAAATATGTAAAAGTTCCTGTTAAGCTGGCTCCAAAATCCAAACAATGGTACTGGATAGAAAAGACTGATAGTGAAGGTAGGCGTGTTAGAGATAAAATACTACCTATCATCTCTGTTCAAATGGTCAATGTTGAATATAATAGTGAGAGAAAGACCAGCAAGCATTTTCAAGTAGAGGCATTAAGGACGCTAAATCAAACGTTTAGATATACAAATCCAGAGCCTTTTACATATACTTTCGAGGTTAAGATAGCCGCTAAGTATATAATTGAATTAACACAGATCCTTGAGCAGATCTTACCATATTTCACACCAACAAATTATGTAAGAATTACAATCCCTGAACTGAATATAAACACTGATAGTGCTACTCAAGAGCAAGGTGCTAAAACTCTTGAATTAAAAACCATACTTGAAAGTTCTAGCCAAGAGACATCTGTTGATATAGAAGAAGCTAATTATAGAGCACTATTATGGAATCTACAATTTAAAGTTGATGGATATCTATTCACCAATACTAAGCTTGATAGTAATGTTCTCACAGTAGTACAAAAAATATATACCTCAGATGAGGCATGGTCACACTCTACAGATACAACAACAGAGCAATTAAGTGGTATAGGGCATGATAGTGAAGAGATATTAACATGGGCTACAAGTGCTGTTAAGTATGATAATGATGGTAATGTTCTATCAGATTATGAAATATTTACAGAACCTGAGATTATTGATTATCTTTTATCAATGGGTGTTAGTGGTAATGAATTTACTATAACATGGGATGATGGCACTCCAATAGTATATGAATAAGGAATTAATATAATGGCAAATAGAAAAAGAATATCTTCATCACCAGAGATAACAATAATAAGGGACGATTTATTAATTCCTGTTATTGATACTAGAGAACAGCCTGATGATTCTGGGAGGCATATTAAGGCTACAGTTCTAGCAGTTAATATAGCACCTATGGTAGCTACTGCAATAACAGATGCCATGAGTACATCTGTTAGTGCAGCAGAAGCGGCATATAATTATTCTATTGCCACATCTGGTTATATGGTAAGTGCTGCTAATCTATTAGACAGTACCTATAATTATTCTATTGCCACATCTGGTTATATGGTAAGTGCTGCATATTGGGCAGATATTGCAGAAAATGCAGTAGCATCTAATTATAGTATTGTTTCTGGGAGTGTTTTACTTGATTATACATATGATATAGTAGAAGCAAATGATCTTACTGATATAACACTACCAACAGCTGTTGGTCTGTTAGGTAAAAGATATAATATAATTAGAACAGGAGCTGGGAATGTAACAATAACTCCAAATGGTGTAGAAACCATAAGCGGTGACTCAAATATAGTCCTTACTAGTCAATGGGATTCTATTGTAATTTATAGTAATAATATCAACTGGATAAGAGGTTCATAATGGCAGATTTTCAATCAACAAAAATAAAAGATGAAGATGGAGTTGAGATAGGTCTGAGCAATCCATTACCAGTAGTTACAGAAAATATTAATAATGAAGTTTCTACTGTTAATTCATCAACAGTTCCTTTAACGGCTGGTGAGACATTCATAGGAGAATGGGAAGATGTATTAAATTTTGGTTCTATTAATGTTAATATTATAACAGATGCATTGTCAGGAAATTGCTATTTTCAAAATTCATCAGATGGTGTGAATATTGATAGAACTTTTGTACATCCATTAACTGATGGATCTCTATTCTTTGCAATATCACCCAGGTCAAAATACATCAGAATAGTGTTAACAAATACATCTATTACTGATCAAACATTTCTTAGATTACAAACTATCAATAGTGAATATGAAAGAGGTTCTGTATATATTCCTATAGGAGAAATATTAACAGATTCTTCAACAGCAAAAACAACAAGATCTATTATATCAGGAAAGGTAATTGGGGATGGATATGCAAATGTTGACATAACACCTTCTGTAGACGGAGGATATAGTTTAGCATCAGCCGTTGTGCAAAAAATATATGTTGATCCTAATAACTCAAGTACAGTTAATCTAGATGCAGGAAATTCATATACATTTAATGGAACAGCTACAACTACTCTTGGTGTTGGTGCTATTCAGTGGAATCTAAAAACTGATGTAAATGCAATGGTATATATAGAACAATCTACTGATGGTATTAATTGGGATATTGTAGATAGTTTTCAATACTATTATATTAATGGTGGTACGGGTGATACTGTACAGGCTGTTTCGTCATATTGGAAAATTAGGGTAGTTCTAGATTCAGCAATAGCAACTACCTATTTCAGACTACAAGGTATATTAGCACCAATTGTTTCGTCATTACCTAGGACACTAAACAACAGGGGAAGATTAAAAACAAGTTCTGGTATTGTAAATGAAGAAACCGGAATAAAAGCAGAGGTTGATGTATTAGGCACATTAAAAACAACAACACCTGTTAGATTGATAGGATCTTCATTTAATGATACAACTAAAGATACCAATTTTTGGACAGAGACTATAGTTGGAACGGGGTCTGTTACACAGAGTGGTCAAATAACACTATCAACAGGTGCTACCTCAAACTCAACAATAAGATATGAAACTAATGATAGAGCTAGAAAAATATCAGGGGTTGTGAATCAATTTAGATCTATATCAAGATTAGGAACGTCACCAGATGTTAATAATATAAGAAAAGCCGGTGCGTTTGATGATAACAATGGTTTTTTCTTTCAGATTAATGGACTGCTATTAGAGGTTGTTAGTAGAAAAGGTGGTGTTGATACAGTAGTAACAACAGGAAATTTTAATGGAAATTGGGGTTCTGTTGTCACTATGGATACAAATATAAAAAGATTAGTTATAGAATATAGTTCTTATTATGTAAATTTCTTTATTAATGATGTTTTACTACATACTTTGAATAATATGACAACAACTACTAATACTTTAAATCTCACTATTAGATTTGAAAATAATAATATCAATGGAAATACAACTGTTAATACAATGGATGTAAGAATGGCATCTATTATTAGATTAGGAAACTTAACAGCAAATCCTAAATATAGATATTTAGGCACTCCTGGTACATATACACTTAAAAATAGTGCTGGTGTTTTACAAAGAGTAATTAATTTAGACAATGCTGGTGTTGTAACTATTTATGATAGTATAACAGCATCTGGAACATTAATTGCTATTATTGATACAGCAAAGGCTTTAGGTACATTAGATTTTAATGCACCTTATAGTAATGGACTTACTATTGTTGTAACTACATCAAAGATAGCAGTAATATACGAATAAGGAACATACATGGAAGATACGTTATATTGTTTAGTGAAAGAAGATAAAATTGTTAAAGGGCCTTGCAATCCACCACGTAGTCATAATGGTATTATTAATTTTGACAGACAGTCAAATCATATACTGAAAGAATATGGATGGCTGCCTGTCAATATACCTGTTTTGGGAGAGAATCAGAAATTTGGAAATTTAGTAGTTTATGATTCATGGATTAATCAATTAGCAATTGATGAAAAATAAAATATATAAATAATAATATGGCAAATATTACAAATTTAAATAAATCATCACCAGAGAATTTTGAATTATTATTTCCTGTGCTACCTAATCTAGGAAGTCTGAAAGAATCTAATAGTTTATCAATGAATGTTTTTTCATCTGTTCTCCCAACAATAACGCTAGATACAAGAGAGCAAAATTGGATGGGTGGTAAGGCCAATTGGGACTCTGGTGGGATATCATACGAGCCTTGGTATGTAAATTTTCTTATTGATGATAATTTTGATAACTGGAAAATATTATATAATTGGATAAATTATATAAATAATAACAAAGATAGATATGGTCGTGATAGGCCAGATTATGTTGTTGATGCAAGTTTAAATATATTAAACAACATGCGAGAATCTATAATGACAATAAATTTTAAAAACGTATGGCCTAGTATGTTAGGAGAGATATCAATGTCTTACAGAGAAGGTGAGGTGAATTTAGCTTCAAGTGTGAATTTCATGTATGATCGATATGAAATCGAAACACCATGAAACTATGTTGGGATAATATAGATACATTAAGTTTATCTTTAAGAGGCAATTTTCTTGTCAATAATAAAACAAGATATTTGTGTGAATGTACTATATGTGAAGAGCTATATATAAGCTCAAGAAATAACAATTCATACTGTTCTAATGATTGTAAGAAAGAGTATTTTGAAGGTGATGGAAACCCTTTTTATGGTAGAGAACATACAGAGGAATTTAAAAACAATCACAGTAATATAATGAAGGGTATGTTGTCTGGCTATAAAAACGGTAATTATAATAGAAAACTTTCCAAAGAGCATAGAAGAAAAATAAGTAGTAGTAAATTAGGTATTGGATTTAAAGGTGGGTGTGAATATGTATATTACGACTCTTATTCACATAAGTTAGAGCCATATGAAGAAACAAGAAGATGTCCTGATGATGAAAATATATTAGAAGTAAGGTGCTATCATAACAAATGTAATAAATGGTTTATCCCATCGAGATCACTTGTTGATAATAGAGTACAGACTATTAAAGGAAATAAAGAAAATAGACTGTTTTACTGTTCTGATGAATGTAGACAAAAGTGTTATGTTTTTGGAAAACATATAACAACTTTAATAAATAATAATGTTGATATAAAAATAAGAAAAGATCAACCAGATTTAAGAAATATAGTATTTGAACGTGACAATTGGACATGTCAGAAGTGTAACTCATCAAAAGAACTACACTGTCATCACTTTGAGGGTATCGAAATAAATCCTATTGAAAGTGCTGATATAGACAATTGTATTACATTATGTAAAAAGTGTCATAAAGAAGTACATAAACAAGATGGCTGTAAATATAATCAGCTTAGATGTAAATAAAAAGACCTATTTATGAATCTTAGATAGGCAATATTAAGGAGAAAACACATGGCATTCTATTTAAGCCCATTAGTTGATGTAAATGAAGTCGATGTATCTACTACAATTCCTGCGGTGGCTACTTCAATAGGCGCAATTATTGTTAGAAATACATATAAAGGATCTGAACTTAAACAAACTTTTGTTTCAAATAAAGATGAATTAGTAATTGCTTTTGGAGATCCTACCACTAATTCTGATTGTTATAGAGATATGCTATCAGCAGAAGCATTTCTAAAATATGGAAACAAACTTTATGCAACTAGAGTTATGCCAGCATCTGCAACATTTGCTGGTGGTAGCATTAATAATGATTCATGGACTGGAACACCAGAAGTATCATCAGCTTATAAGCTATCAGATCTTACAAGCGAAGATCCTGATCAATTCCATACTGAAGGACTTACTGGTGCGGATATGTACTTTATTGCAAATTCCAGAGGTGCTTGGGGTAATAATGTAAGAATTTCATTACTTGATAGAACATCACAGACATCTATTTTAACAGGTGGTGTTGCCTATGAATCTTTCAATACAAGTTCTGCATGGCTTAGTGTTGATGACCGTCTTGAAGAAGATACAGACTTCTTGCTTATGGTTCAGTATAAAGATCAAGGAAAAACAAACTATGTTACTAAGGAAATCTGGAACGTATCTACACTAGAGCTTGCTATTGATGATCAAGGTGCTTCTAAATTCGTAGAGAATGTTATCAATGAAAATTCAAAATATATTAGAATGAAGCTTGATCCGTCAATGATAGGCGTTTCATTAAGTGCATCTACACTATCTAATTTTATGACTTTTTCATCAGGTGCTGATAATCAAGGGGATTTGGTTTCTAATGCTGATATTATGGATGCTCTTGATCTGTATAGAAACTCAGAAGAAACAGATATTAATATCTTGATTGACTCTGATAAACCAGAAGATGTTAAGCGTTATATGATCGTTATTGCAGAAGAAAGAAAAGACTGCATTGTAGTTCTAGATTGTCAAGAAAGTGATGTAATAAATCAACGTGGTAGTGAGACAACAAATCTTCGTGATTGGAGAAGGGGTCTTGCATCTGGTGAGACTCTTAATGCCAATACAAGCTATGCAGCTCTGTATGGTAACTGGTTTGAAGTATACAACAGATATACCAAAAAATACGTATGGGTTCCTGCATCTGGTTATGTTGCTGGTATTTATGCTAAAACCGATGATGTATCTGGTCCTTGGTTCGCCCCTGCTGGTCTTAATCGTGGGGTTATAACTGGTATTAGAAAACTAGCTTGGAATCCTTCACAAGGCGCAAGAGACATTCTTTATAGTAATGGTATCAATTCTATCGTTTCTTTTGCTGGTCAAGGAAAGGTAACTTGGGGGCAAAAAACAATGCTTGACAAGTCAAGTGCCTTCAACAGAGTAAATGTTAGAAGACTATTTATGGTTATGGAGAAAGCCATCTCTACAGCTACCAAATACTTCCTATTTGAACCTAATGATCCTGCTACCCGTAGAGTGTTGGTTAATATGATTGAACCTTTCCTACGTGATGTTAAAGCTCGTAGAGGTGTATATGATTTCAAAGTGGTATGTGATAACACAATAAATACACCTGAAAGGGTGGATAGAAATGAGCTTTGGTGTAATATTTTTATCAAACCTACTAGGAGTGCTGAATTTATTATATTAAATTTTATCGCTACAAAAACTGGTGCATCATTTGATGAACTTACTGATATAGTCTAAAAGATATGACATTAAACCTTACAGTTTAATGTCTAGCTATAAATTAAGAGGGAAAAGGATGGCCATCTCTGATTGATACCTATTTTATCAATCTACCTCTTATTTTTAATAATCTAAATAGGAGATTTATATGAGAATATGTTGGGATAATATTAATGATTTTAAATATAATAAGGAAAGAGATCAACTATATAAACAATATAGAGAAAAAGGCGGTATAACATATTATACAGAGAATGAAAGCTGTCTATATTGTAATGATCCATATCTAACACAAAAAGAAAATTCTACTTATTGTTCTAGATCTTGCCAAATAAAACATAAAAGTCCTTATGGTGATGATGTAGAGAAAAGGAAAAATGCTGCTAATAAACAAAAAATAACAAACAAATCAAAAGAAACGAAGAAAAAAAGAAGTTTAGCAATGATTAAAGTTCAGTCAGAAACTAAGCATAAAAAATCTGGTAAAAATTGTTATATGTGGAAGGGTGGATATAAAACAATCCCATTATATGATACATACTCACATCAGTTAGATTTTTGTGAAGAAACAAGAAGATACCCTGATGATGAAAACATATTAGAAGTAAGATGCACCTATTGTAATAAATGGCATATACCTATAGTAAATGATTTGGTACATAGGATAAGATCTATAAATGGAGGGGCTGGTGATTGTAGATTTTATTGCTCTGAAGAATGTAAGGGTAGTTGTGATATTTACGGTCGGATAAAATATCCCAAAGGACATAAGAACAATAAATACACAAGAGAAGTACAGGCACAACTAAGAAAATTAGTTTTAGAAAGAGACAACTGGACATGCCAAAAATGTGACTCAGTATCAAACTTACACTGTCACCATTATGAGGGCATAGAAATCAACCCGATTGAGAGCACAGATATAGATAATTGTATTACATTATGTAAAAAATGTCATAAAGCAGTGCATAAACAAGAAGGCTGTAAATATAATCAGCTTAAATGCAAATAATTTTATAAATATAAATATAAATAAGAGTAGTAGAAGCAGCATAACAATTAATACACTATTAAGAAGTGTATTATAAATTAGATAGATATTAGGAGGAATAATATAATGGCAGATGTAGGATTTAATTTAGACAGTTTATTAGGTCAATATAAGGACTTTGCGAGGGGATATCTTTTCAAATTTGAAATTGATAATGCGCCTCTAGGTCTATGGAAAGAAAGTTATCCTTATCTTGTTAGAACAACATCTCTTCCTGATTCAAATCTAGAAGAAATAGCTGTTCCGTGGCAAGGCATGACTTATAAATTAGCAGCAACTCAAACTTTTAACGATATCACAGTAACATTTAATGTTGATAAAGACTCACTTATTCGTTATGACTTTGTAAATTGGGTAAACTATATACACAATCCAGCAGACAATACACATGCAAGCCCTGCTAGTTATATGTGTATTCTTAACATGACACATCTAAATACCGATAGCTCAAATAACATCCAATATGTCATGCATGGGGCATATCCTAAAGTAGTAGGAACAGCAGCACTTGATTATGCTAATAAAGATACATTACAATTTGATGTAACTTTTTCATATCAATATCATACCATATTATAATCAGTGAAATAAGGAGTTATTCAATATGTCTATTAAACTTAGAGATCATATAAACAGTTATGAGTTTACTTGTGAATTACCAAGTGATGGAAGGTCTATTACTTTTAAACCATTCACAACAGGTCAGATGAAAAAGATGTTGGTATATGAAAATTCTACTGATCCATTTATGATTGAGAGCATTCTTGATGATATCATGAATGAATGTGTCATTACAGAAGATTTTTTTGTAGATGAATTACTATTACAAGATAGATTTTATCTTCTATTAAAAATTAGAGAAAATTCTAAAGGAGATATTTATAATTTTAATTATACATGTTCAAAATGTAATATGACTTCTCCTAAGTCTATAAAAATATCAGAAATGAAAGTTACACCAATGGATGTTGATGAAACACCTATTGTTATAAATGATAAGATATCTGTAAAGATGAAACTCATTACTAGAGGTGAACAGAAAGAAGTATATAAAAGAGTTAATAGAAAAAAACTAACAACTACTGAAAAATTTGTAGAAGTAGTTACTATGAGCGTTGCACAGTCTATGAATACTTTTATTGTTGGTGATGAAGAAGATAGTAATATACCTCTAGAAGACAAAATTGATCTTATTGATAATGGTATACCTACAAGTGGCTTTGAGACTCTAAAAAAATGGTTAGAAGATAACGACTTTGGTATGCAGTTCACTACAGATTTAAATTGCATTGGATGCGGTAATGAAGAAAAATATAGTATACCTGTAGATAATTTTTTCGCCTAATCCATCTGGCATGTTCCGATGATAGTTTAGAAGGCATATTAGAAGAGCAATATATATTAGCAAAGAATTGTAATATAGGCATATCAGAGTCTCATAATATGCCTGATTTTGAAAGAAAAATGATCCTTGGTAAACTATATAGGGATGACAGCAAAAAACAAACAGGATTAGATAACCTCACTTAACTCATTGAGTTATGGATGAAAGTCTGAAGGGTTGTGTTAAAACACTCTTTGGACTTTTTTTATGGAGAAAATATGGCAATAGATTTAAAAAAACATCACACAATTCAAGAGAAATTTGCAAAATCCATTGATAGTCTACGAAATATCATTGAAAGAAAAAGCATAGGAACCGCACTTTCAAGAGATATACCAGGATCTAAATTTGCAAAAGCTCCTGGTTTTGCAAATGTTAATAAAAGCTTGATTAATTTATTCCCTACTATATTCAAAACAGCAGGAACACAATTTTTTATATGGCTGAAAGATGGATTTAGCGAGGCATTTCGTAACATAAGAAGTACATATATGGAGATTATGGGTAAAATCCATACTACATTTATTTCACCTCTTATATCTATTGGTGCTCATATAAAAAAAGGGTTTGCTAAATTATTTCTAAGACAAGATAAAAGTGATAGCGAGAGCAGAGGTAGAAAGGGTGGTATTATGAAGCTTATAGGGGGTATATTTCTTATTCTAGGAATAGCTATAGGTATATTCGCTTCTAAGCTACAACTAGCAGCGAATATTCTACTAGCTCCTATAAAATTATTTGCATGGGCATTTGAAAAAATTACTAAAATTAAGCTTCTTGGTAAGGGCAATTTCTTTGGAAAAATAGGTAAATTTTTTGAAGTATTAGAAAAAACATCTAAAAACCCGTTACTTAGAAAGTTAGGATTGGGGTTTAAATTAGGTAAAAAATTCTTCTGGCCTATACAAGCCGTTATGAGTATCTATGATTTCTTTACAGGATATAGTGGAGAAAAAGGTAGTACATTAGATAAAATTGTGGCTGGTCTTAAAAATGTATTTAAAGGTCTTATAGATATATTTGTACAGCCTTTCGCATGGGTAATAAATAAATTCTTAAAATGGACAGGATTTAAAGAAATACCAGATCTAGGTAATAAGATTATCGATATATTATTCTGGCCTATAGAGATTGCTCTTAGAGGTCTGGCATTAGCTGGTGAAAAACTACAGCCTGTATTTGCTTTTATAGGAAAGGGGATAGGCATAGCAATTAGATTTATAGGCGATCTAGGATTAATGATATGGAACCTATGGAAATTTCTTGGCAATACTTACATCGAGTTTATAAAATGGGAAGGAAATACTATAGGTAAAATTATTAGATTTATTATGGATATGGGTTCTTCTATTTTCAACTTCTTTAAAAATATTAAAGAAAATGCACCGAAGCTAATAGATAAAATTATTAGAGTTATTATGGATATAGGTTCTTCTATTTTCAACTTCTTTAAAAATATTAAAGAGAATGTACAGAAGATAATAGATAAATACAATCCAGCTAACTGGTTCAAGGACGAGGAGAATGCTACTTTTTCCGTTCCGTCTAAATCTCCTATATCAAACTTATCAGATACTATAGTGGCTGGTGAAATAAAAAATGTGAGAGTTATGGGTGTTATGGCATCTAACGGTATGAAGACAGCCATGGCAGAACAAACATCTACATTAGGTAATAAAATGCAAGGATTTTTTAACACTACAAATATTAATACTCAAAATAGTGTAATCGCTCCATCACATGTGGTAAATAATAGCGATAATACAAGATCATACGATACTGAAGTAGATTCATTAAATAACACATGGTAAATCATTAATGACAAGATATGAACAATATATGTCAGACCTTAAATCAGCATCTTTAGGTGGAAAAGTTTTAATGTTTCCAGAACCTGGGGGAAATGCAAGAATTTCTGGGGATATGGCTAAAAATATGATGTGGATAGAATTGAAGTTTAAAAAATTTACATCTCTTACGGGTAATATATGGGAAAATGGTGGTTTTGGCACTACAGACTCAAGGGGTAATAAGACAATGGTAGAAGGCCCTACTCTGATGTTTATAGCCCCTATGGAACTACAAGAAACATTTACCCATCAATGGGACGATGCCAGTAACATAGCAGGTAGAGCACTCACAGCATGGACAGGATTTAGTAAGACTTTATCTGATGCTAATTCATTAGTTAATACAATAACCTCTCAAGGAAATCTGCTAATGGACAGAATGAAGCCTGGGGAAAATTCAGGAACTAAAGAAGCAGAGGACGAATTACAAAAAAGCAATGAGGCTCAAAAGTCATTCCATAAAGAGTATGAGTCGAAAATTAATAGAGCTGCTAAAGACTATAGAAAGGAGTCTTTCTATAAATATGATGCTCCACAACAGTATAAAGAATCTCCAAAACCATCATATAACTTTATGTTCAGTCTTGGAGATTCTTCAGATCCAGAATATGATATTTTATTACCTGTGCAAATGCTTAGATATTTATCGGCTGCTAGTAAACCATCAATTGGTCATGGATCTAGAGAAAGAGATCTAATAAAAATGGAATTTCCCTATGTATGTGAGGTAAATACAGTATGGGGCAATTCTTCTGTTCCTATTATAAACATGAAATTTGCAGCAATAACAAGTTTGCAATTTTCTTTTGGAGGGCCTTATAGAAATGGCATTCCAACAAAAGCAGATATAACTATTACACTATCTAGCATTTTACCTGTTTATAGATCAACAGTAGGTGGATTTGATTCTACAGTTGCTAATCAAAATATTGTTACAATTAGTAATAAAGCTAAAACAGTTAACCCATATTCTAAATTAGTAACACCAAAAGAAAAATCATCAGATCTTACAATAAATCCAGCTTCAAAACTGGTAAAGCCAAAACATAAAGTATAGGATATTTAATGACTATAAATAAAGAAGAAAGAAGTTTTATGGATCTCACTGGACAGAGATTACAAACAACGTCCAGACTGAGAATGTTTCCTATTCTAAAGGAATGGAACAATGAACACTTTATAAATATCTTTCGCTCATATGTAATTAGCAGTAAAATTAAATTAAAAGATGACTATTGGTTTACATATGTAATAGAAACAGAAGATTGGTGGGATAATATATCAAATTTACATTATGATACTCCTAATCTATGGTGGGTTATATGTATATTAAATGATATTGTAAATCCAATGGAAGAAATTGAAGAGGGTATGGTAATTAAAATATTAAAAGAGAACTATTTGTATATTGTTTTTAATGATTTAAATAGGTTATCTATTCTATAATGAATGAACTAAAAAATATAGATGCTATGGATACCTTTGAGGTATATATCAGAACATCAGTTTTAGAATTAAACATTTTATCAAATGATATTATCGATCTCTGGTTTATTGAAGATATATACTCATTATGTATGAAAGGAAGGCTGTCATTTGTTGATAAAGATGGTCTTATGGAGTTTGGTGGTATATCAGGAACAGAAACAATAGAAATAGTATACGGACAAGAAGATAATAAAAAATCTATATCATTCCATGTCCATAATACAAAGTCTATTTTAATAAACAAGACAGATTATAGAATAGAAATGGATCTTATAGACGAATCATTTAAAGATCTAAATTATCATACTTATTCATCCTCATACACCAGCAACTCCTTATATACTGATATTGTTAAAGATTTAGCAAGTAAATATTTTAAAATATTAGAATATCAATTATTTGAAGATTGTATTGAAAAATTACCATATTTTGATACTGATAATAGCACACCCGCTGATAATATAAAATGGCTATTGAAAAGATGCTCTGGAACTAAATCTGGACAACCTGGATATCTTATGTACCAGAATACATCTGAAAAAAGATGGAACCTTACCACTCTTGAATATCTACTACAACAGAAAAAGAAAATGTGGATAACAAGCAAGGAGGAAATGTATGTTTTTGATGATGTTAATATTAATTATATCAATAAAATACAGAGTCATAAGATCAAAGGAGTATCTAATAAAGTAGTTCCTGATATATCAAGAGGATATTTACTTGGATATGACCCTATGACTAAGATTTTTAATCATAGAACATATAGTTATATAGATGCTATCGATAAATATACAATATTAGGAATGCATACATTATTTGAATCTACTCAAATACTCCCTTATCTACAAAGTGAGGCAACACCTATAAACACTGGTGAATCTGATTTAAAAATAATGGATAATATGTGGTTTGGTGATTGGATAAAAAAATATTGTTTACAACAGCTTATAGAGATAAATGTAAAAGGACATGAAGATAGATATGCTGGTGGGATGATAGAGGTTGTATGGAAGTCTAAAAATGTAACAGGGGAAAAATTAAATCAATCCCTTAATGGAAAATACCTTATTAAGTCTATTACTCATCATCTAAGCCATTCCAGAACACCAAAATATCAACAATCAATCGTATTGATAAAGAATGGATTTGGTGAAAGGCAAGAGGGTACTTTTATAAAGGCTAAGAAGGTTAACATATGAAAGATTTATTGGGTGTGTTTAGGGGTGTTGTAGAGAACAACATTGACCCAGAGAAGATGGGGAGATGTAAAATACGTGTTTTTGGTGTACATACACCCCATAAAACCAAGATAAACAAAGGTAAAGATGGGGTACTTATAGAGGATTTGCCATGGGCCACCCCTGCAAATTCTATAATGGGTGGATCTATATCTGGGTTTGGCACATGGGCTGTTCCTGTACAGGGAAGTCATGTATTTTTATTTTTTGAAAATGGACATCCTAATCAGCCAGTTTATTTTGCAAGTGTTCCAGGCAAGCCTACTCAAGAATCAGATCCATCTATGGGGTTTAATGATCCTGACGGTGTTTATCCAACAAAGCATAGGTTAGATGAACCTGACGTGCATAGACTCGTTAGAGGCGTTTCTGAAGGCACTATCGTTGAAGGTAAAAATAACAACCTAGATGAAGATGTAGAAACAGCTGATGGAGACTCTTGGTCAGAACCACCATCATTCTATGAGACTATATATCCTAATAATGTTGTCTTGGCTACACATGGTGGTAATATTATAGAGTTAGATAGCACACCTGGAAGCAGACGCATACATATATTTCATTCGTCAAATAGCTATGTAGAAATAAATAATGATGGAACTATGATTATAAAAAATAATAAAGATAAATATGAGATAGTTATGGGAAATAACAATATCCATATTAAACAAAATAAAAATGAGACAATAGATGGGAATAAAACATTCCTTGTCTCTGGAAATGAAACATCAAAAGTTAATGGAAGTGTTACCAGAACCATTGGCGTTGACAACACTGATAATATAACAGGAAATCTAGCAATTAATGTTACTGGTGACTGTGACATTGTGGTAACAGGACAATGTAATATTACAGCGGCTACAGTGGATATAGATGGCGGTGGTGGTATAAATAGTGGTGTGGTAACAGGCCAGTGTATATGTGCATTTACAGGAAAACCGCACATGCAAAGCTCATCAGATGTAAATGCATCATTATAAGGAATAAAATTATGGCAATGTCAGCAGCAGATATGGCAGCAGCAATTAGAATTCATCAAACTACAATAACCCCTAGTCCATCCGAAGGGCCTATATCAGATAGTAGTTATGCAGATGATATGCTGGTTGCAATGTGTCAAGGTATTATTGATGAAATTATAAATGGAGCCGTGATTGGAGAAGATCCAGCTGGTACAGGCCCCCATGTTCATCCTAACATTAATGTAATAAGCTAATATGAGTCTAAATGTAGATGCACTAAACCCATGTCTGGAATTACAAAAAGAGATTGTCAAAGGTCTTAATAATCTCAATACAATGAGATATGCTATGGGGCCTATGAAAGATTCAATGGAAGATATCACCAATACAGGTCATGTTATTGACGTGAATCTTACAAACAGAGTTAATGATAATTTAATAGCTGGTTTGGACACTTCCTTGAACAATATGGACTCTTTGGATAGCTCCATCACTAGTTTAACTGGATCGTGCTTAAACGCTGTTATGGGGCCTTTAACAGCACTTGCTAAAAATGCATCTAGTGGTACAGGATCTCTAATGGGCGCAGCTGCGGGTGTTGCTGATATATCAGATTTAATAGATACCTTTGGAACTATGACACAAGAAACATTCGACACAGCTTTTTCTCCTATATTAACAATTCTTAATAGATTTGCAAATATGCAATCAATAGTTACATCATTAGGAATAGAAAAAGCCCTTGCATCTCTTGATGAGATGTTAGGATGTTTAAGTGATAGCTCATGCGGGACGTTGGTTGATGCAGGGACAATAGATGGATATTTTTTAGAGATAAGCAACTTTACAGCAGAGTTTGTATTAACAGACACTGGTGGTATAGACTTGGCAAATGTTTTAGATGCGGCTGGTATAGGTGGTGTGGCTGCTACTGATATAGATACCAATGCAAATACTCTACAGTCATACACAACAGCAATTAGTATGAAAGCCAAAAATCTAGTAGCAAGCACATCAAGTAGTTTAATACCAGACAATTTTTTTTGAAATAAAGATATAAATAATACAGTAGGATATAATAATGTGGAAAGATATTGATATTTTTTTAACCAAACAGCAAGATGGCGATATAAAAGCAATGACTGATTTAGAAGCTATTAAAAATTCGCTTATTAATATATTTTCAACAATTAAGGGATCAAGAAGAATGCTCCCAGACGCATTTATATTTATCAATGGTATTCTCTTTGAGCCTATGGACGAAGAAACATCCAGAAGACTTGGAGAAGGGTTGGTATCAGCTATAAGAAAATGGGATGATAGAATTTATATCGAGAGTTTTAATGTTGAGATGGATGAAGACAACAATCAATACAAAACAACACTATATTATAGTCTTATAAATTCAGATAATGTAGAAAAAATAGATTATATTTTTAGAACAAGATAAAGGAACATATAAATGTCAAATGAACTTCAACCATCATATCTAGAGAACAATAAAAAACATTCTACTAGAAAATTGGAGTATTCATTTATTAAAAGAGAGATAGAAAAAGAGGGATATAAGCTATTAAGTAATGAATATTTAAATTCTTCTTCTAAATTGATAATTAGATGTAATAAAGGACATATTTATAAAGCAAGATGGGCTAAATTTAAACAGGGCCAGAGATGTAATGTATGTAATGGAAGTGTAAAACATACTTATACTTCTGTGAAAGAAATAATAGAAAAAGAGGGATATAAGCTATTAAGTAATGAATATTTAAATGCATTTGTTAAATTAGAAGTTATGTGTCCAGAAAACCATACGTATGGTGTAAGATTTAATAATTTTATATCAGGTAATGCTAGATGTAATATATGTAAAAGAAAAGAAATAAGTAAAAATATGAGTAATGATATAGAATATGTTAAAGAAATAATAGAAAAAGAGGGATATAAGCTATTAAGTAATGAATATTTAAATAACAAGAAAAATATAACAATACAGTGTGGAAAAGGTCATATTTTTGATGCTAGATTTGATAATTTCTTAAATGGTAATAGATGTCCTCGGTGTGGTAGAGAAAAAACATCTTCCAAGGCAGAGAAAGAAATACAAATATTTATATCCAGATTCGTTGATATAATTTCTAACGATAGAACACAAATATTAAATCCTAAAACAGGTTTTAATCTTGAATTAGATATATGGATACCATCTTTAAATAAAGCTATAGAATTTAATGGTGAGTATTGGCATTCTCTAGAAAAAACCATATCACATGATAGAATTAAGAAAAAACAATGCAAAGAAAAAAATATTGATTTATTGGTAATTCAAGAACAAGACTGGATAGAAAATAAAAAACACTGTTTGTTAAAAATAAAGGAACATATAAATGTCAAATGAACTTCAACCATCATATCTAGAAACTGATTTCAATTCCCTGCAAACAAGATTAAAAAATCTTATGGGTAAGAGCGAGGTTTTTAAAGATTATAACTTTGAAGGCTCTAATATAGCAATGCTTATTGAACTATTCTCATATGTTGGTGATCTTAGCACTTATTATACAAACCTACTAGCTAAAAATAGTTATGAAGATACAACAGATATTTTTGAAGTATTGCATAGGATTGTAAAAACAAAGGGATATCAGCCAAAAGGATATGTATCAGGACAAACAACATTATCAATATCTGTAAGTGGACTACCAGTAGGTAATCAACTATATATAGAGCCATGGCAATATATTGATACTGGTCTGGAAACAGATGATGGTCAGCCTATCATATATTCTTATGTTCCAAATACAGAATCTGAGGCTTTAACCACTGTAGATATAAATGGCAATGCTTCTTTTGAAATAGAGCTTAGAGAAGGAGCTATTGTTGATTTAGAATATTATGGTGATGAGTTAGTAGATAATCAAATATTATTACCTCTATTTAAATATGATTATGGTATATATCCTTTCACAATGGAAAGTATCCAAGTTTCTATTAAAAACTCACTAACTGGTGATACTGAATATACAGGATGGCAGCGCGTGTCTGATTTTTATGAGGGTCTTTCTGGTGTTACCACTACAGAGGGTAATAATGTTTTTCAATTTAATTATGATAAATATAAACAGTATGTTATTGATTTTTCAACCTCAAGGAACGTTCCATCATTACAGTCAATTATAAGAGTTAAGGTTCTTAAATCTAATGGTGTTAATGGTATAATAGATAAAGGAGTTATAACCAGTTTAGAAGGAATAAATATTTCAAATCTAACATTAAATTCTGTTGTTGATGTAGTAAATATACACACAGTAACAAATACCAATGTTGCTAGTCAGGCATCTAATCCAGAAACACTTGATGATTTAAGAAATAATTCAAAAGCTATTATTCAATCTCAACTTAGGAACATAACTAAAAATGACTATAAGGTAAACCTTGAGGAGAGAACAGATGTTGTTGTTGCTTATGCATGGGGAGAACAAGATATAAATGCAGGTCAGCCAATTCTATTTAATAAAGTATATTTCTCTACTATACCCCCTTTAAGTGGAGATGGTATATCATTTCAATTAGGGACTTTAGAGACATCAGCACATGCGTGGGGATTGTCTACAGTAACATCACCTATTACAGCTGATATACAAGTTCCAGTATCTTATGATTCAGATTATAATACAGGTATTATCAGATACTTAGAACAAAGAAAGGCTATAAATGTTTTAGAAACTCTTATTATTCCAAATTTTGTATATTTTATGTTTGAAATAGGAATTAAAATAAAGAGAAACTATAATTTTACAAATGTTAGGACTGATCTATTAAATAAATTAGAATATTATTTTAGTCTTGAGTTTAGAAAGTTTGGGGAAACTATAGACTTCTTTGATATAACTGAATTTCTTATAGACCCTGCAAATACATCTTCAACAGATGATTTCACTAATACAAGAGGAATAAGAAATCTATTATTTAGAGATTTAAATATATACACTACACCTGTTTCAGGAAATTCAGAAACTATATATGACCTAAGTATTCCATCAACACAACAATTTCCTCATTATGAAAAATCTTATATTGATGATGGAGGTAGTGGATATCTATATGATAATAGTATAAGAAGAATTGTTTTACGATATGATCAATTTCCAAGACTATCAATAAATCATTGTGTAGTTATCAACGAAGGATAATTAATGAAATTTGCAGAAACACCATATTTTATATTAAAAGAATATTTAACAGATAATTATGCCAGCACAAACTATATTCCATTTCCAAATACAGATTATAACAAGTCTATAAAATGGGATAATATTTTATTTTCAAGTAGGCAATTTGATAGTTACCAAACTACAGGTGGTGCTATACTTATCAATGGTGATGTTGAGAGTGCAGACTACTACACAAATGGTATGATAGCATCTGCTGGTACTAGTGGTGGTGTATATTTTTTTGATAGAAGAGATGAACACTATAGAGAAAGAATAAAATTTAATATGTCAAGCTATGCTACTGATAGTAATATATGGGCTATGTCATCAAGCGGTGATTGTGCTCTATTTAGTGTTGAAAACGGTATTATAACTGATGGTGGAGATGTAGATGAATTGTTTATTAAACATAATCCTGATGATGAGCTAGGATCTGATAAACAAAAAGGATATTTCCCTCTTAATTTTACTTATGTAGATTTTCAAGATGAAAATCTAATTAGAATCTCAGTGCATAATGATTATAAAGAATATCCAGGTAGTATTGCTAGTGTTATCCCTGGGTCTTCTATTTCTGGTGGATATTTTCTAGAATATGATACAACACAATTTATAAATCTCATTATAGGTAGAGAAGTATATTTTAGAAAAGATAGTATGTTTCATGATTGGCTAACTAGATTTGCACAGGATATTATTAGAGAAAAATTTGGTATAGAAATTGATATACGAGGATATATAAACACTGATAAAATGTTTATATATCTTGGTAAAATATATGAAGCAGCTGCTAATGAAGAAGGTATTAATTATATTATAGAATATTATGGTCTTAAAGACTATATATTTACTCTTGTACCACAACATCAAAGAACCCCTAATTTGAAAGAATTTATCAATATAGCATTTGATAGATTATATCATAATATATATACAAGACAAAAGGATGGTTATACTCCTTATGATCCAAGCGAGGTAGATATTAAATATATTGGATATCTATCTCAATATTATGGTATGACAGATTTTCAACCAATAGTACAGGAGGATTCTGTATATAGAGAATTTGTTAAAAATATAATTCATCTTCTAAAAAGAAAAGGAACATTTTCTGATCTATATGCTGTTTGGAGTGCTGTTACTCAAACAACAAATCGTCTTAATGTTTATGAAAGATGGATACCATCTGGAAATCAATCACTAATAGACACTACAAGAGTTGTACAAGAAGACGAGTGGGAAGATATTATATACACATCCCTAGATGATTATAATGTATCTGTATATACAGATGGAGCAGGAGTTGGTTGGTATGCAGAATATCCTTACATCGATATAACTAATTTAGATGTATGTACTCCTATATCATCATCTGTTGATTTTCCAGACTATCCATTAAATAGATACTCTATGGATGATATGGTTTTATCATCTAACTATAGGGTAGAGCTAGATATAAATTCAGAACCTTTATCCAACACTTCTGTATTCTCAAAGGCTACATTTGATGGTCTATACGATGCATTTGAGACTGTAAGACCTGTTTATAGAACTTGCAGATATAGTGTTGTGTTTTCACCAATAGTTGATTTAACAGGGGATGTTATGTCTCTATATGGTGATAAGAATAGTTTAGGAGAGAGTTATACAAATACATATGTAAATTCTAGATCATTTACACAAGATTATTATACTGCAACGACATATATAGGACTTCAGTGTGTATCTGCTTCAGAGTGGGTATTTCATACCGATCTAAATACACAGAATTTAATAATTCAATGCTTTGATAAAGTAAATAATCTAATAACACCTATATCTACAGTAATAACAAATAATGGCGAAAATGTATTAGTAACATTTAGTGGATTAAAGTCAGGATATATTGTTATTAAAAAAGCAAATAAAACACCTATAACAACAAATGTTGGTGGTAATCAAATACTATCAATAGAGCATTCTTTAAACAGGGATGATCTTTTTGTACAGGTATATGAATATAATACTATTAATGGAGAACAGAGTCTTATAGATATTGATTCTGTAACAATTATAGATGACAACAATATAGAAATTGATATAGGTATAGGAAATATAAGTATTAATACCATAAATGTACATTTATCATCAAATGAAACATTAACATTACAGACATTTGAAACATCTGGTGTGGATAATAGCTGTATTGTAAATCATGATTTTGAAAGCAAGCTTATATTTATTCAATCATATGATACAGATGGAGTAAGCATAGTACCAGATGATATAAAATTGCTTAACATCATGTCTACAAAGCTAACATTTAGCACTCCTCAGTCCGGTACTGCTATATTAATAGATGGTGGAAGTTATAATATCCTTCAAGAGCTTATTGGATTTGATAGTTTTGGTATTCAAAACTCCCCAACATATAAGCTACTTGATGGAGATCAAAACGTGTTAGAAACTGGTGTTATCTCAGAATTTAAAAGAGATAATAGACATTACTATATGAATTGGGGTCTTGATTATGCTTCTGAGTATGAGGATATTGCTACAATAGAGATCATTAGTAGAGATAAAGTACAATTTAGAACTACCATTTCTGATTTATACAAACCACCATATGTAGATTTTTTAATGCATTACAGGGTTATTAAAACAGCTATGGGTGAAACTATAGCATGGAATGATGTTGTTGATGGAGATGGTGCTACATCAACAACAATTCCTATAAATCAATGTGGGTCTGAGTCATTAATAAGTATAAGCACAAATGCACATCCTTCTGTTTTGACATGGGATATTACATCAACACTACCGGGGGTTGTATGGTCTGATACTGGAACTAAAACTCATACAGGATATCACCCTTTAACAGATTCATATTATATAGATCCTTTAAATCCAGATTTATATGTTGTGACTCTAGGTATATCTTGTTCCGGGTCTGATGGGGAAGATGTGACTATATCTGTTAGCTCTGGAACAGGTGTATATATAGAAAATACATTAACTACAGTGTATGAGGGAATATCCTATATTGATATAAATACATCTATATCTAATTTTACTATTAATCCTTATGAAACAGCTATTGTATATGTAAAAACAGATGCAGCTTCTGGTGATCTAACATGGACATTATCCGATCCTGCATATGTATTTGTCGGAGATATGGGATATTACAGTCAAGGCTTCTCTCATATAGTAAGTGCTACTGGTGCTGCTAGAAATGATGTTACTGTAACTGTAGAGGGTTGTATTTATAGTGATACATGGTTGATAACAAATGAATATATAGAAGCAGTTCCTGAGGTATCTATATTAACATTAGACAACCCTAATGCATATGGAACATCAGATTGGGATAAATTTGGATACTCTATAGCTATATCAGATACTTATGCTATTATTGGTGCTCCTGAGGAGGATGGTGTTGGTGGTGGTATAGATAGTGGTAAAGCTTATATATTTGATAATGCAACAGGTGTTTTACTTCATACATTAGACAACCCTAATGCTTATGACACTAGTGCTGGTGATAGCTTTGGATATTCTGTAGCTATATCAGATACTTATACAGCTGTTGCAACACCTTATGAAGGGGGTATTATTGGAAATGGTGTTGTATATATATATACTACATCTACAGGTTCCTTATTACATACATTAACAAATCCATCATTATCTGGTGGATTTGCATCTTCTATATCAATTAATGATACTTATACCATTATAGGTGCCTATGAAGTAAACGATATAGGAGGTGTAAATAGTGGTAAAGCTTATATTTATAATACTATCACAGGCACTTTGCTTCATACACTAGACAACCCTAATGCTTATGACACTAGTGCTGGTGATCAGTTTGGAAATAATGTTTCTATATCAGATACTTATTCTATTGTAGGTGCTTATGCTGAAGATGATGCAGGTGGATTGGACAGTGGTAAAGCTTATATTTATGATAATGCTACTGGTGCTCTATTATGGACACTAGACAACCCTAATGCTTATGACACTAGTGCTGTTGATTATTTTGGTATATCTGTTTCTATATCAGATACTTATTCTATTGTAGGTGCTTATCAAGAGGGTGATGCTGGTGGATTAGGTAGTGGTAAAGCATATATTTATGATAATGCTACTGGTGCTTTGCTATGGACATTAGACAACCCTAATGCATATGGCACTAGTGCTGATGATCAGTTTGGATATTCTGTATCTATATCAGATAGCTATGCTATTGTAGGTGCTTATAGAGAAGATAGTATTGATGGGACAAATAGTGGTAAAGCTTATATTTTCGATAATGCTACAGGTGCTTTGCTTCACACACTTGACAACCCTAATGCATATGACACTACTGCTGGTGATAGATTCGGATATTCTGTAGGAATATCTAATACTCATGCAATCGTAGGTGCTTATAGCGAGTCTGATGATGGCGGAACATACAGTGGTAAAACATATATATATAAGATAGATACATTATGAAATTTCTTAAATATATAACACTATCTTCTAAAACACCAGATGAACTAACATTTCGCTCCTTAAATATAGGAATTGTTGAAAAAGATGATCTATATGTTGATGTGATTAAAAAATATCAACATATAGATATTCTTGAAACCATTGAAAAATGTAATAAACAATTTAAAAATATATTAAAAGGAAAATATAAATTTGGATTTTATATCAAGGAAGAAGAAAATATAAATCATCTTGATATAAATACTAAAAAGAGAGAAAGAATTTTTCGTAAGATTGATGAGTTTAATAATGATCTTGCAATTATACAAAAAGAGTTTGAAAGAACTCTACAGAGATCTAATTTACATAACGATACCTAAAATGATATAATAATTATAATTATTACTATTATAGGAGGTAGTTTAATTTATGGAAGATAATTATTATATAGAGCCTGAAGATTTAAAAAAGCAAGCTGATATATATACACTTACTGCACAATACACATCAGCAGGTAAATATATATATGGATCGGCAAAGACTACAGAAGAATTTGGTACGATGATATTTAAAATATCAAAAAATTTATCAAACAAGGGAAATTTTAATCAGTATACATACAAAGAAGATTTTATCATGGAAGGTTTGCATAATACAATTAAGTATTTTCATAATTACAAACCAGAGAAAGGTACTATCTTCAACTATATCACTATGATATGTTATAATGCTTTTGTAGCGTATATTGAAAAACAAAAGAAGCACAGTACAATAAAGGACATGTGCTATCAACAAAAGGATTTATTCATAAGAGAAGAGGAAGATTCATATTCTCAAAAATCAATTGATTATACCCTTATGAGATGATCTAGCTAAATGGAGTGGATATATGGCAGTAACACCTATTAAAATAATGGGGGCATATACATTAATTAATGATATTGTTGGTGCTTCTGATACGGCATATTCTGTTGATAAAATCTCAACAGATGTTATCAATGATAATGATATTGTAATGACAGAACATGAAGGCGGTATGTATTTTTACAATGCGGTTACATATCCCTTTGAAATCACAGTCGGTGATGACCTGCCATACTATATTAAACCTAATGATGAAACAGGTTTCCAAAGATGGACATTGATGAAGTTATATGGTGATGGAGTAAGTACAGATTCATTATCAGCTAATAATGGTAGTATAATAACTATATATCATGATGTAAACATACTAAATAATTTATATGCAAATTATACTGGAACTGTAGGGCTATCAGCTGTATCTGCCACTATGGGTGATTTAACTGTTTATAATGGATTAACAGTTATTGGTGATGCTCAAATTGCTGGTAAGTTAAGAGGTGATATATATGCTTCTGATAATACATTCAAAGTGTTGGATAATGGTATTGATGGAACCGATGTACAGTTAAATGCATTAGGGATAACTGGAACTGCTATAAAAGATGAAGATGATATGATATCTAATTCTGATGTTCATCTTGCTACTCAGCAAAGTATTAAAGCATATGTTGATAGTGGTACTATCAATATGACTAATAAGACTTTAACATCTTCAATTCTTAATACAAGTGTGTCGGGAACTGCCGTATTAGATGAAGATGATATGATATCTAATTCTGATGTTCATCTTGCTACTCAGCAAAGTATTAAAGCATATGTTGACTCTGGCACTATAACAATGACTAATAAGACTTTAACAAGTCCTGTTATAAATACACAGATAACTGGAACTGCTATTAAAGATGAAGACAACATGGCATCTAATTCTGATGTTCATCTTGCTACTCAGCAAAGTATTAAAGCATATATTGACAGTAAAGTATCTACATCATCTCCTTTCAGTACATGGCAAGGCGAGGTTTCTAAATCAAAAGATGTTTTGTATACTAATAATACTGGAAAGGTAATGGCAGTTCATGTAAGCTTCCATGATGCGGCATGTTCTCCATTTTATGCATACATGTATGCTTATGTAAATAGAGGATCTGGTCTAACATTAGTAGATAATAATTTAGCAGTCAACTGGGGATGTCAGTGGGAGTATACATCACATTTAATATTCTATGTACCGCCAGGAGCCACTTATAAAGTAACAGGATCTGGAAGTTATGCTCAGATAGAAAAATGGAATGAAGCATATTAATTATAAGGAAATAAAAAGAGGTTTATAATGGCTAGAGCACATGTATGGCAGTATTTGATAAACAGAGAAGGACAACCAATTGAAGGTGCTACTGTACAGGTGTATCTTGCAGGTAGTGAAACACAAGCTACTATATATCATCAAGAAGATGGCGGATCGCCTGATGCTGTTGGTCAAGTAGTAACATTATCTAATGGATTTTTTGAATTCTGGATTGCAGATTTACAAGAAGATGGCGGATATGATTCATCTCAAAAAATAAAAATAGCATGGGATAAAGCAGGGATATCAAAAGGTCATATAGATTACGTAGATGTTTTTGATGAGAGTCTTGATTATTATCCTGTTGATGTTAAAGATAATAGTCAAACCAAAGATAGGGTGGTTAGTAACTACTATGCAAATATTTGGACTGAGCATGTAACAGGAACTAGCTATAATGAAGGTGCTCATAATATATATAGTATTGTAGATGGTAGTATAGATACTATTAGGAATAAACTGGTAAGTGATAATCATCTAAATACTCTTAATTTAAATACTGAATTTCTATCAGCATCTATTGATAATTTAACTGTAGATGGTAGTTATTTAACAGCATATACAGCATTTCTATCAGCAGCTATAGATGCTAATACACAATCAATTATTGATATGATGCCTCTATCATCAAGCGTATATTCTTTAGAGTTAAATACAGATTTTCTATCAGCAGCTATAGATGCTAATAATTATGATATAAATGTACTTAGTGTATCTGCTATTATATTACAAAATGAAATTGAAAGTGTACAGGTTAATGTAGATAATATACTATATTATACATGGCCAACATCAGCTATAGATTATCCAACACATTCAGAAACACCTAGTCTTTCAAGTGTTCAGGCATATTTTGATCATGTAATGTCATCAACACCACTTAGTGGATTTGATCTTATTGATAATGGAAATGGAACTGTAACTATATCCGCTGGTAATGCATTATTAAGAACAGGACTTGATATATACACAACATCACTTGAAGAATTCAGTGTACCATCTGGAACTACAGGTATTGGTGGTATATCATCATTGGTAGATAATATACCTAACTATTTATTTGCTGATTGGAATATGGGTACTACCAGAATTACATGTGAAACTTCAGTGCCTGTAGAGGCTGGATATACAAAAGTTCCTATATGGATTGTTAATAGAATAGAAAATACTCTACATATTGTTGATATGAGAGAATATGGTCTTAATTATCAGGCAAATAACTCAAGAAAAGACTTCTTTGTTAATGGGTATGAACATCAACCAGGAGGTACAGTTCTAACAGAAGGTACTAGTGCTCTTAGATTGAACCTAACAGCTGGTATTTTTTACTTAGCTAATATTAAAAGAACCCATCCATCATTTGATACTAGTGCAGCGGATACATTCACTACATTGTATATGTCGGGAGGTGATTGGGTAAGAACGCCATCTCAAACAGATATAGATGTTAATTATTTTGATGTCGGGACAGGGACACTTTCAGCAATGACAGCCGGATATTACGGTGTTCATTGGATTTATTTAATTATAGGTACTTCATCTTCTTTATATTCTGTATATGGACAAGATCAGTACGCAACACTAACAGATGCTCAAGTGGCAGAGATACCAGGAATTTTACCACCAGAAGCAACAGGTGTAGGATCTCAATTAGTAGGGAAGGTAATTTATTTACAAGGTGCTTCAAATATAACTGAAATTCAAAGTCCTTTTTCCCAATTACTGCAATCATCAACACCTGTTCTCCATAATGGCCTTGGTAGCATACAAGGAGGAGGCCCTGGTGAGTATTATCACTTAACACAGTCAGAACTGTTAGATGTACAATCTTTATCTGGGAATGCTATCACTATTACATCATTTGATGAGAGTGCAGATACTAGCTGTTATGTAGCATATTTTAATAGTCCTGAGGGAATACAGCAAATACATACAGGTACAAATTTAACTTTTAACTCTGCTGCCGGTATACTTACAACTACAACATTTACCGGCGATCTTGTAGGTAATTCATCAACTGCTACAACCCTTGAAACAGCTCGTACTATAGGTGGTATTCAATTTGATGGATCTCATGACATAACAGTAGAATCAGCCAGTGCAGGTTTTGCTACTACAGGGGATATTACAGCTACTGGAAATATAACTGCTTATTTTTCTGATATGAGACTTAAAAATAAGATCGGTAATATTGAAAACGCTCTTGATATGATCAGTACCCTAAATGGCTTTTATTATACTGCTAATAGTATAGCAAAATCATATGGATATATGAGTGATGATATAGAGGTTGGTATCAGTGCTCAAGAGGTAAAATTAATTCTCCCTCAAGTAGTAAAACCAGCTCCATTTGATATTAATAGAGATGCAGAGTTAGGATATATATCATCTAAATCAGGTGAAAATTATATGACTGTTCAATATGAAAAATTAGTCCCTCTATTAATAGAGGCTATAAAAGAACTTAATAATAAAATTAAAATATTAGAATCTAAACTAGGGTAATATTTAATGACATTACCAGCAAGCGGAAGCATATCATTATCACAAGTAAATACTGAGCTTAGTGAAATATCAACAACACTAATTAGCCTTGGACAGGCTAATTTGAGACATTTGTTTGGTGTTTATACAGGTGCTATTAGTCTTTCTGATGGCTATGGTAAGGCACTTATAAGTTTTCTTCGCACACTAGACAACCCTAATGCTTATGACACTAGCCTTAATGACTATTTTGGTAGAGCTGTATCTATATCAAATAGCTATGCAATTGTAGGTGCTTATGCTGAAGATGATATAGGCGGAACAGGTAGTGGTAAAGCTTATATTTTCGATAATGCTACTGGTGTTCTATTATGGACACTAGATAACCCTAATGCTTATGACACTAGCCTTAATGATAACTTTGGTAGAGCTGTTTCTATTTCAGAAAGCTATGCAATTGTAGGTGCTATGCTGGAAGATGATGCAGGTGGATTGGACAGTGGTAAAGCTTATATTTATGATAATGCTACTGGTGTTCTATTATGGACACTAGATAACCCTAATGCTTATGACACTAGTGCTGTTGATGGTTTTGGATACTCTATAGCTATATCAGATAGCTATGCTATTGTTGGTGCTCCTTATGAAGATGATGCAGGTGGCACAGGTAGTGGTAAAGCTTATATTTACAATTCTTCTACAGGTGCTCTATTATGGACACTTGACAACCCTAATGCATATGGCACTACTGATGGTGATTATTTTGGATACTCTGTTTCTATATCAAATAGCTATGCTATTATTGGTGCTTATTTGGAAGATGATGCTGGTGGTTTAAGTAGCGGTAAAGCTTATATTTTCGATAATGCTACAGGTACTTTGCTATGGACATTAGACAACCCTAATGCATATGACACTAGTGCTGGTGATAGCTTTGGATACTCTGTTTCTATTTCAGATATTTATGCTATTGTTGGTGCTTATCAAGAAGATGATATTAGTGGGTTAGGTAGTGGTATAGCTTATATTTACAACAGCGTTACAGGTGCTTTGCTTCATACACTAGACAATCCTAATGCTTATAGCTCAACAACAGGCGATTATTTTGGATATTATGTTTCTATATCAGACAGCTATGCTATTGTTGGTGCTCCTTATGAAGATGATGCAGGTGGCTTGACAAGTGGTAAAGCTTATATTTACAATCCAGCTACAGGTGCTTTGCTTAGTACATTAGACAACCCTAATGCTTATAACACTAGTGATGGTGATAGCTTTGGATACTCTATAGCTATATCAGACAACTATGCAATTGTTGGTGCTTATCTGGAAGACGATGCAGGTGGTTTATCAAGTGGTAAAGCTTACATTTATAAGGTATAAAGGAGATATTAAATGTATCAAATAACAAATAAAAGTAATACTGTTTTTAATATAGAGACTAATAAGATGGTTAAAAAGGGTTCTGTTGGTTGGAGTCTTTATATAAAGTGGTTAAAGAAAGGTAATCATCCTTTAACTTCATTGGGTAATATGATAATAAAGAATGTTAATTTTAAATTGTCTTCTTCTCAATTAGAGTCTCTTGATAATTGTAAAACTATTTCTTCTATTAAGGATTGGATAAAGGAAACATTTGTTTAAAATTTCTAATTCAAATTTCTAATTCAAATTTGAATCTGTTGCTTCTAAAATTCAAATATTATATTTCCCCCCTTAACAGGTTTTATTATAACATAAAGAATAAGGTTTGTCAATAGGTATTTTAAAATAAATATAGGAAAACTAACATATGGACGCTTTTGAGAGTAAAATATCCAACGAAATCAGCAGTTTAAATGATAAAATTTATTCTTGTGTCTCTGGTCAGGAAGGGCTGAAGAATGAGTATATCGCAGCACGTAGCTCATACTATCATGTTCTATATGAATATACCCAATTTAAGAAAAATGTATAAAATAGATTGACGGTAGATAAAGATAGTAGTATATTGCTATGAAATAAATCAATAGGAGGTAGGACAATGAAAATGATAACGAATATGAAAATAGATATGATAGCAATACAAAGAAGTATTCGTAAACCTGTTTCAAAGATAGGTGTTATTGTACATCGTCCTATAAAAGGCAAGGGTTCTTATGTACGTAACAAGAAACACAAGAACATGAGGAACTATTAATGTGGGTTGGATTTAAAGTTCTTTATATTCTTATATTGTTTGCTATTATTGGGCATATGCTATGCTTTCTTTTGAAGACACCAGCCAACGGATTAGTATCGCCTATATGGTTTGTTTTGGGAATGGGTTTTCAGCATGTGATTGACTATTACTATGGTAAAAATAATAATGATTACTGATAATATGTTGGATGGATGTTGGGGTGTTAGAGATCAAAATAAAAAAGTTTATAGAGAAGATGACAGTGTTTTCATTCCAACGGCTTTTGAAGATCTTGTAAAAGGGGATAAAGTAAAACACGATCTAACAGATCTGTTTGTTTACATTATGATGTCTGATATATATAATAAAAAAATAGATGTTAAACGTTTATAAAGAAGAGGATATGTATTGAATATAAGAACATCACTTCCACTGCCTGTATAGGCAGTGTTAAATAAAATATGTTTTCTTTATATCAATAAAGAAGAAAAAAAAGTTAAAATTAAACAAGGAGATGTAAATGAGTAAAGCTAGACAGTGGGAACGTGTTAGAGGTGGTGCGCCGATTTATGATACATCAGCAGCAGCAGAGAGAAACAGAAATATCGTAAAATCAGACGCTTTTATTAAAGCATGTCAAAATGCTGGTATTCCAGCAACAACAAGACAAGCTTCTAAATTTAGTAGGGGCCTTGGTTCAGCATATAAATCTAGGAAAATTTCTTAATGATTAGAATAGGTATCATTTGAGGATAAATAAATGCTAATAGGACTGTCATTAACCATATTGTATAATTTTGAGCGTATAAGCGAAATCATAGCTAATGACTTCGATGATATAACCATTGAGCAGTATATGCTTATGAATGAAGAAGACGCTGTAACTACAGGCCATCATTCATTAGGTAGAGTTATACGGAATGAGTTTGAGCTGGGGTGATAATATGCTTACTAGAAAGTTTAATGGTGTAGGTATATATCACGTGGATGATATGTCTTCTATTATATCCAGATCTTATCATAGATATCTTAATGAAAAAAACATGGATTTAAAAGAACAAGTAGATAATATATTAAATACTGATCGTCTAAAGGATAAATAATATGCATTGGCTTACTAAAGAGTGGTGGAAATATTTATGTCAAGATCCTTTTTCCATAAGGGCTTTTGTTTGTAGGTCTAAAGGCCATACTAGGGTTGTTTGGTATAATGTCTATGGTGATGAACCAGACATGCATTGCTCTAATTGTGGAGATGATCTAGGATGATTATGCACTCTGTATGACCTGTTGTAGTTTGACATATCAGAAATATATAAAAACCAGTGGTCAAATAGATTTTATTAGATGGGCAAAGGAATATAGGGAATATATAAGTAATGGAAATTATTGGAAAAACTATAAGTGATGCATGGTTTCAAGTGTTATATCATTTAGACCTTCCAGAAGTATATAAACAAGTTATAGATAGAGGCTCATTTGAAAATGAGTCATACCGTCTACAGTACCCCTTTCTATCAGTAGAAATTGAAAATCCTTTAGTAGATATGGTTCCTAGTGTTCCAGTTGGGGTAGCCCCACCATCTACTCAAGAGTTTATTGAAGAATACTATTGTAATTATATTTTAGGTGGTAAGAAGCCAGAGAAGAATGAGGAATACTGTTATTCGGAAGATACTGAAGTCCTCACTGATATAGGATGGTTTTTTTTAAAGATCTAAAAGGTGATGAAAAGATATGTTCCTTAAACCCTATAAATAATGAAATAGAATATATAAAGCCTATAGAAAATGTTAAATTTGATACTATAAAACCTCTATATCATGTTAAATCCAAGTATATAGATCAGTTAGTATCATCAGGACATTCACTATATATATCAAAAGAAAATAGAGAATTATTTAATCTATCGCCTGTTGATGATATACCATATTATAGATTTAGGTTTAAAAAGAATGGTATATGGAAAGGTAATAAAGAAGAAAACTTTATTCTTCCTTCTATAGAATATAATAATCATAGATATAATGGCTATGGCGAACAAAGACAGATAAAAATGAATATATGGTTAATGTTCTATGGTGCTTGGTTAGCAGATGGGTCATTAAGGAGATATAAAGATAAAAATCAATATGTTGTAACTATTACAAAACAAAATAAAAAAGAACAAGATATTTTTATAAAAGTATTCTCTAAGATATTTGATAATGTCAGAGTTTATGATAAAGATATATTAATAAGCGATAAGCAGTTATATTGTTATCTTGAAAAATTTGGCAAGTCAAGAGATAAATATATTGATAGAGATTTTATGAATCTATCAAAAGAACAATTAAAAATATTGTTTTACTGGATGTATAGATGTGATGGCACAACAAGAAACTGTTCATATTCTACATTATCAAAACAGCTTGCTGATAATGTACAAGAGTTGTGTTTAAAAATAGGGTATAGTTCTACATTAACTAAAAGAGTGGATAATAATATATATATAAATTATATTTATAAAAACGATATTTTTAATATGCCTCATGTGTTAAAAGATAAAAATGTTAAAGTAATTGATAATGATAAATCATGCGCTGTTTACTGTTCAAGATTACCAAAAAATCATATATTATATGTTAGAAGAAATGGAAAGGCATGTTGGTCTGGTAATACCTATGCAGAAAGAATTGGCGAACAGCTACCCACCGTAATGGAAACTCTTCTAAACACACCAAATACTAATCAGACATGTATTGCTATAGGAAGGAAAGAAGATGTATTAATTAATGACCCAAGCTGTCTTAGAGAAATTGATTTCAAAGTAGTTGGTGATTCTCTGACTCTTACCACTTATTGGCGCAGTAATGATTTATGGGCTGGCTTCCCTGTTAATATGGGTGGTATGGCTAGACTACAAGAAATGGTCGCTGAATATATAGGTAAAAAAGTAGGTAAGATGTATTATTATAGCTCTGGTTCCCATATATATGAGTATCAAATTGATATGATAGAAGCCAAAATTGGAAGGATTATACGATACCCAGAATAACAATATGGAAGAAAGTAAAATAGTAAAAACAGGAAACATAATAATAGTAGATCCACATTCTATAACTGGATGGATTACTGCTATTATTAATGGTAGATGGGTAAGGGCAAATGTCGCTGATAGCCCAAGCATCTATGGTATCAATGGTGGTAGAATAAATCATCTATATATTAGTAAGACAGACATGGTAGATCATTCAAAACCATTTTATAAACAAATGGATTATAGTTATGATTTATTTATTTATGGTGAATTGACAGATAGCACTATAGATGCTATCATAACAGAACTTGAGAGATTACCAGTAATCCAGTTAGGTGAGGATTAATGCCTTTTATACTTAAACTAAAAACAGATACAGGCGATATAATATCCAGTCCACCTATAGTACCAAACAATCCTAATAGCATATATGGGTTGGAAGATAAAACTATAGAAAGAGAAATAAAACGTACTGGAATGGCCTTAGTAAAAAGATTTTCTGATTTAACAGAGTGGGAGTGTTACCATTATTTTTAGTAAATAGGGATAAGCAAATAGTCTAAATCCAAAAGAGACTTTGGGTCTATATACACCATAGGCTTTAGGGATATTAAAATATAGGAAAAAAGTATATATTTCCTAGAAAAATTAAACAATAACAACACTATGATAGAGATACTAGAGATTGAATTAAATGGCCTTGATTACCAAGTGGAAGTGAATGTAGAAGTTACTAGGGGCGAGTCTTACTATGATGATGATAACGAAGAAGATCAATATGATATAGATATTGTAGATATACATCTAGTACGTAAAAAAAACGTATATAAAGTAACTAATGAAAAAACATGGGATGAAATAAATAGTCTTGATTTGGAGGATTACTATTTTGACCAGTGCTGTTAATATAAATACTAGTAAGGAGATTTATATGAGCAGACTACAGAAATATAATATATTGACTGAGAATATGAATATAAATAAAATAAAAGAATCATTAAATAATGACAAAATAATATTACAATGTGAATTTGAATATATGTCTTATGATCGTATATCTTATGATGATATGGGATATAAAGAGGCTTATGAATCATGGAGTGCCTATAAGAAAGCTGTTAACTCTTTTAGATATGAGTATGAGAACACTTTAAAAGAACTTCTTGATATAGAAATTGATATAGACAAAGAAAAAGATAAGATCAAACAAACACACGCAGCGTTGTTAGATATTAGATCAGATATAGATTTAGTGCCAATGACAATAGCAAGAAAAACTAATACATTAAGGGAAGATATAAAGAAATGTAAGGAAGCTATTAACATCCTTCGTGAACTATATGAAGACACAGAAATAAAATATAAGAATGTAAAAATTGCGGAGGTAGATCTCAATCCTTATATAAAATATATGGGAGAACAACAGTTCAATCCTATATTATGGGTATTAGAAGGCGGTAATGCTGAATTTATGCAAGAGCCTCTTATTAAAGATCCATATGAAGAGATAAAAAGTATTGATTTTAGTGGATTATCTTTTATAGATGAATGTGAAATTACATCTTTTGGTACTAATGAAGTAAAAATTACACTACCTAAATTACCATTATCAAAAGCTTTAAAATACATAGAAAATATATGTGAGTGGATTGAGAGTGGTAATGGGGAGACTAATGATAATTGTATTTGTCGTGTCCTTATGATGAGAGAAGATACAAGCAATTCCTTTTATATAGTTGAATCAAATTATAGTAAAAAAGTTGAAAAATTGCTGGATATTATAGCAAAAGAATCTTATATCTTATAAATAAGCTACATATACAATAACATTGACAAAATTTATAAAATATAGTAATGTTAATACTTAAACAAGGAGAGAATAATGCCAGAGTGTGCGGTTTGTAAATTTTTATTTCATCCAGATTGGATGATTGTGGTAGACACCACAGCGACAGGAGATATTTGTAAATGTATTTTCTGCCAAACATTGAAAGATGAGGTAACACTTAAAGATAGCAATGGAAATTTTAAAGATAAGGTTACTAAAGAAGAAGCAAAAAAGAATTATATTAGATATCTAAAGGAACTCTCGGAGGATGAGGGTATATCAAAACTATTAGTCACACAAGGAAACAAGGGAGTGAAATAGACTAATACAAACAAAAGGTATATTGAGATGGTAAGATCAGTAGTTGTATTAAATGCAAACTATCAATATTTGAATACTATATCATGGCAGAAGGCAATCACTCTTGTTTTTCAAGCAAAAGTTGATGTATTGTCATGGTCAGATGATGTCATTTCTAACAGCTCTAAATCGTTTGAGATGCTTATACCTAAGATAATTCGTCTTGTTAAAATGGTTAGGAAAATTTACAAAAATAGAGTTCCCTATTCAAAAAGAAATATTTTTACACGTGACAAGTTTACATGTCAGTATTGTGATGTTAAACTGAAAGTTGATGAATGCACTCTAGACCATGTTGTACCAAGTTCTATAGGTGGTAAATCAGAATGGGATAACTGTGTATGTGCATGTCAAAAATGTAATCATAATAAAGGAGATAAATCTTTAAGAGATATTAATATGTATCTGAAGAGATCTCCATATACGCCGACCATCAATGAATTTTTATTGTTAAAAGTCGAAACATTAGGAATTGACAAGTATATCAATGAGATACTTGAAAATCTTGTGTAGGTAGTAAAGGTAGAGGGGTATGGAGATCATATTAGAAATAATATGATATGCATTGTTAAGAGTGCGTTATAACTCCTAAACCCCTATTTTTAATTAATTTGTGGGTTAAATGGGAAATTTAAGAAATATAAAAAGAAAAGGCAATAAACCAAAGGTGGATTTAATAAAACCTCCTATCCAGTTAAACATGTATTCATATGCTGCTGATAATCAAGGATGTGGACATATAAGAGTTATCTTCCCCACATTATTACTAAATCATTATGAAGAGATAGCAAAGGTAAAAATTTTAGCAAACTATGGAAATAAATTCATTCCAGATCCTAATTTTTACAAAGACTTGTTATTCTGTCAATTTCAAAGAAGTGCTACAAAACCACAACTTGAGATGCTGCAATATTTTAAATCTAATATAAGCAGACAAACAAACACACCAATTATATATGAGATAGACGATCTACTAACAGAGATCCCAGATTGGAATTTTGCTGCTGATTGGTATAAGCCGCAACAAGAATTCATTCCTCAGATCATGGGGTTGATGGATGGTATGATTTGTAGTACCAACAAACTCAAAGAAGTATATAGCAAATTTAATAAGAATATCAGGGTAATACCAAACCATTTACCAAAATTTCTATGGGGCGAGCCTCTACCATTCAAAGAAGAGATTAGCAGAAAGCCACGTGTATATTGGGCTGGATCGAGTAATCATTTTGCTATGAAGGCTGATAGGAAAGGTGGCGACTTTGGAAAGGATCTTCTTGATTATATTAGAAAGACTGTTGATGATATCCAATGGGTTATTATGGGAGCATTACCAAGAGAGCTTCATGATATTAAAGATAAAATAGAATTTCATCAATGGCAATCAATTTGGAAGTTTCCTCAGTATGTTAAGAAGCTCGATGTTGATATTGCAATAGCACCATTGGAGGATAATCTATTTAATAGTTGTAAATGTCTAGTAAAGGACACAAGAGTGGTAACTGATAAAGGTATTTGTGCTATAGATAGCGTTAATATTAAAAATACTATATGGCAGGAGAATTCATATAAGAATGTAGCCAGTAATATAAAATATAGTAATAGAGATACTTTAAAATTTATTACCAAAAAAGGCTTTGAAATTGAAGGCACATTGAATCATAAACTTAGGGGTCTTAATCTATATAAAAGAATGGATGAGTTTAAAATAGGTGATAGTGTAGATATAGGAACTTACGATTTTCCAGATGTTCCATATCAAGAGCTAACATTTCCTATGTTTATTACTAAGAAATTAGATAGCATAGATTATAGTAGCTTAGATGATGATGTTATGCCAAGAGTTAGAATTAATGAGCAATGGGGTAGATTTATTGGTTATGTATTAGGTGATGGACATCTCGCAACATCTAATTGTATATCTATTTCTTGTAATAAGAACGATATTGATGTTATTTATGATATTACTGAATTTGCTTCTAATATAGGATTAAACTATCATTTTGTTGAAAAGAAAAGAGATGATGGATATTCTGGCAAGGGCCTTGATATAAAAATATCAAGTAGAAACCTAAAAGTATTTTTAGGTGATAAAATTGGGTTTAAAGGAAGATATGGTAAGATTTTAAGGGTTCCTGATGTTATATTAAAATCTCCAAAATCAGTAATTAGAGAATTTTTATCAGGTTTGTTTGAAACCGATGGAACTACATGTAAAAAATCAACTTCTGTTTCTTTTGTAAGTAAGGATAAAGATTTGGTTAGAGATGTTCAATTTCTGTTATTAGGTTTTGGTATAGTATCTCGTATACAAGTGTATAGAAATAAGACATATGATAAAGATTACTATACTCTGTATTTAGGAAGACAAGCATCTGAAATATTCCATAAGGATATTGGATTTATATCAAATAGAAAGAAATCTATATTAGAAGAAAGGTTATCACATAAAAGATCAAATGCTTTTAAAGAATTTGAAATGAATGATGAGATAGTTGATATACAAAAATCTAATAATGATGTTTATGATATACAAGTTCCAGATGGTAGTTATTATCTAGCTAATGGGATAGTTTCTCATAATAGCAATATCAAAAAATTAGAGTACGCCATTCTAGGGTGTCCAGGTGTATACTCAAATGTAGAGCCTTATAAAGATGCCACATTGACATGTGATACATCGGGTGATATAGTTAGTAATATAGAAAAATTAATTGGTGATATTGATTTAAGGCATAAAGTATATACCAAAGATTTTGAAAGTGTTAGAAAACAGTTGTTTTGGGAGGAATATGATAACCTAACCCATTATATCAATACATATTTGTCATTGTTTGGGAAGAGACTTGTTCCATAAGATTAAACCTTAAAAAAGGTAATAAAACATGTATGCAGGGGAAATAGTATTAACTGATGATCATTACGTAAGAGTTTTTGATTGGCTTATTGTTGATGGTAAACAGTATAGGTCGCAGTTCTATGGTAAGATGTCAGAGGTTAGAAAGGACATTAATAAGAAGTTCAAAACAGATGTAAAAGAGATTAGGTGGTGTAATAAAACCTATCGAAAAATTAGTGGGTATTGACATTGGACGATTGGAACGTCTATATTGCATTTAGAAACGCTCAATCTATAGCAAAAGGTAAAGGATTCCGACCACCAAAGGACTGGCAGACATTTAAGGAAACTAAAATGTCTGCCAGTAATAGGGTATATTTAGATGCTATAGTTAACAATTTCAATACCAAGTGGCATAATATAGATCTAAACAAATATATGCAGACTGGTTTTGAGTTATGGAAGAACTTTTCATATCATCAATTTCAAGATCCTCGCGTTATGGAGATGTATAAAAGAAAAGCCACCGTCCATATGAGAAAAATGAGGATATCTAAAGAAACCGTTATTGAATCTATGAAACATATAAAAAAATATATGGAAGATAGGTCAACTATCAACGGGTATAACAAACTAGAGACATATTGCAAGCTTAAAGATGGTAATAGTCATATAGCATATCAGGATTATATTAAAGGCAAGCTAGATAACCTAACAATGGCTTTCTTGATGGTTAAGAGATATCTAAAATTGACAGATACTGAACGTGGTAATATCACTGTATTTATACAGAACTATAGAGAGTTGGTAGATGAGATGCTCGATATTAAAAAATTCATTGAGAAAGCAGAGAGTATGATATGAATAAAACAAAAGTGTATTTAGAAAAATGTGGAATTTATGTGGAACTGTCAGATATTGAATGTACAGATAATGGCATTACTTTAAATATACTCCATAATGAAGAAGATATAAAAGATACGGATATTACTATCGATGATATTGAAAAAGAAGTAGGCGAGATTATTACAGATGGTGTTAAATTGATGTTGGAGAGATATGAGAATACATGCGACCAATCTTAAAGCATCTGTTGATGATGTTGAATATAACTGGTATGGATATATAGGAACCATTATAATATCATATGAAAATGGTATTAAATCGGGAGAATTGAGGATGATTGGTGATGTGATGTTCAAGGTTTTAGCGGTACACTCTAAAATTGGTAAAAACTGTGTCCATTGGGGGTTGTGTGGATCGTATGATACAGGATATATACAAGAATTTAAGAGGGAGTTATTTGACCTATGAAAGAACCAACTATATTAGATATATTTTTTTGGTGGTTAGGATGGGTTTTACTAGATTATGTTCCTAAGTCATGGTCAACAAATTTCAATACCAGAAGATATAAGATATTTAAATGGTGTTTCTCTGGTTTTGAAAACTACATCTATTGGTATGTTAAGAGGTGGGAAAAATAGTAAATTTATATAAATATAGTTGAAGTCTTAATAACGGAGCGGTAATACGACCCGATAAAGGAAAACTAAAATGAGAAAATATGGGATTGTAAAAGTTAAAGAACGGAAACTTACAGAATGGACTTGCTCTGTGTGTAAGCGTGACCTAATGGAAGACGAGATGGAAGCACAAGAGGCTTTTAGCTTTTCCCAGGTCGGTGGGTACTCATCTGTATTTGGAGATGGTTCCGAAATATACATAGATATTTGCCAACACTGTATGAAAGAAAAACTTGGCGAATACTGTACAGTTATTTGAATGCCAGCAGGAGAATATAACTATGAGTGAAAATAAATTTATTAAATATTTGCTTGAAGATAGAGAAGAAAAGCAAGATATGAGTGTGGTTCCTAAGATAATAGATCTTTTTAAAAAAAACCCAAATCCATCAGATGAAAAAGATATTCATGCCCTTGCCGATAATTTAAAATATAATACTCATGAATTTGAAGAGCAAATATACTTTTTGCTTGGATCTTTTTTGGGATATGGTAGAGCGAATGAGAAGAACAAAACAAGTAAAGATGTTGATCAAAAAGAATTAGCTATGGGTATAAAAGTAGAGATGGAGCATACTTCAAGTAAAATATTATCTGAAAGAATTGCTACTGACCATCTCTGTGAGATTCCTGACTATTATACTAGACTTATAAAAATGGAAAAAGAAGCAGGAATTAAAGATTAAGGAAAATACCATGAACGAACAAGCTACTAAAATTAGTAAAGGCGATTATTTAGAGAAGCCTAACGGTAAGAAAGAGAAAGTTAGAGAACAAATGTTGTATGGTGATGGCGAATCGCTTCTTGAGAAAGAGAAGAAGAAAGAAGAATATCAGGATAAAGAATTAAATGAGTATGATAACGATACTTGCCGAAACCATGCGGAAGTTTAAGAGGGCATAACAGACATAATTCAGATGGATTAGAAGAGATAGCATTAGAATTCTTCAATGTTATGAATCTGGTGAGAGGTATGATATTCCTTTTATAGAAGATCCTGATAAAGACAAATACCCACAAGAAATAAATGATCTATGTAGTATGGGTTGATTTACATCCATACTATAATAGGTTATAATATATATGTTATTGATTGCATTAATAGTATTGTGATTAGATAGCAAACCTACAGTATAATACAGTAGAACAACAGTAAAGACATTAGAGGTAGTAAAAATGAGTAAATGGCTAGACAACAAAAAATTTAAACAATGGGATGAACAAAAATCAACAGAACAAGATTCAAGCACCGAGAACCAAACCTTTTATAAGAAGTGGATCTCACCTACAATGGGTAGTGTAGGAAAACCAAAAGAGTATGAATTCAGACTTCTTCCTGATACAGACGGTAGTGGTTATAAAGGCTATTTCTATCATATGTTCCTAGTTGGGGAAAAATGGATGTTCTTTCTTTGTCCAAAAACACATGGTTTAGATTGTTATTGCCCATGGTGTCAGATTGCACAGATTCTGTATAAAGGAACCGCCTCTGATAAGAAAAAAGGAAACGATTACAAACGCAAGCAAAAGTATGTATCTAACGTATTCATTCTTAATGATCCCAGAGATACAGAACAGACAGATGATGCCCGTAAAGTAAATAAAACTGTTAGACTATATGAATTTCCACCCACAGTTGAGAAGATGTTCAAATCTGAAATTACAGATAAGAAAAACGGATACGGTCAGTTAATTTTTAGTCCAGAAGAAGATGGTTTTAACTTCTTGTTAAAAATAGAAGCTAAGAAACCAGATGCAAATCAAAAGGTATGGCCTGACTATACTCCTTCTATGTTTGCACGTAAACCGTCTTCTATTGCAGGTTCTGACAAAGAGCTTGAAGAGCTTATGGCATCTCGTATATCTCTTGAGGAATATATTAAGAGTCTTGAGCTTTCACCAGATGAGCATAAAAAACTTCTCAGAGAAGAGATGGTATGGGATGATGTTGAAAATGAATTTAATAAAAGATTTTCAGCTAAGGTAGAAAAAGAAGAGAAGGATGATGTAAATTTTGATCCTCCTAAACAAGAGAAAAAGAAAGCAGAGAAGAAAGCAGAGATTAAGGAAGATGATGATGCTGGTGATGCTGGTGATGCTGGTGATGCTGGTGATGATGATGATATTCTTGATGAGCTAGATAAAATGCTTGGATAATATCTTATTGTTTTAATTATGTTGTTTAAAAGGGTTATGGAGTTTTCTTCCAACCCTTTTATTTTTTTCTTGACTATATTTAAAATAGTTGTATATTATCAGATATGATAAATAATTTAGCTATACCTATACACTGTGAAATGCAGTCTGTATATATTCAAAAAGAATTGTTTAAGATTGGTTTTAGATGGCGGTTCGAGGATACTAATATATCACATACCTCAGATTCACCTTATCTGATATTAAGTTTGGATAAAAAATTAATATATTGTAGATATTATGGTAGGGTGTAGGGTGTTGGATGGCATGATTGAATATGATATTAAATACCATATAGTAAATAATATATCAGAAGTTATGGCTTATATGGGCATATCCATAGTGCCGGAAGACTTATTTAAAATGTAATGTGAGGTGTTATGAATATGAATAAGAATAAAATACAGCATGAGCTTGTGGAGTGTATTGAAGATCTTATGGAAATTATAAAATTATACCATGAGGGATCTGGTGAAGGATGTGATCACTCAGTTGGTATATGTCTTTGTGGTGAATATGCTTCTTTAGACCATGCTGATAGTTTAGTGGAGAAGTATAAAAAATAGCCGGGTAGTTCAATTGGTAGAGCATCAGGTTTTGAACCTGAGTGTTGAGGGTTCTATCCCCTCCCCGGCTTCCAGTTAAAAATAAAGGTGATTGTTATTGAAGTTCTTTTTCTTGATTATGTAGATATATAGACATTGGGATCATGAAAGATTTAAAGAAAAGTTGATATAATAATTTTCACTCTCTTATAAATAATAGTAGTATTTTATCTATAGGAGGAAAAAATTATGACATGGTATAAAAAAGAAGAGGATGAGAATAATCTCGGCCTTGAGAATAACACAACAGTTGATATTGAAGAAATGGATATTGTTGTTGGTAGAGTAGAAGAAATGGATGTTGATAAATCTTCTAAGAAGAAAAAGAAATCTTCTAAGAAGAAATATATCGAGCCTGTAGTTGAGCCTGTAGTTGAGCCTGTAGTTGAGCCTGTAGTCGAGCCTGTAGTCGAGCCTGTAGTTGAGCCTGTAGTCGAGCCTGTAGTTGAGCCTGTAGTCGAGCCTGTAGTTGAGCCTGTAGTCGAGCCTGTAGTTGTTGAGAAGGTAAAAAAGACACCAGAACGAGTGATTAAGACTAACTGTGTCAAGTGCAAAAGACCGATTGCGGATAATGGAAAAGGTTTTTGTAAGATTTGCGGATCTAAACTATAAAAAAGTTGACATCCTAAATCAAATAGAGTAAGATGTAATTATAGAGTTGCAGAAGATGTTGAGAAGAAACCCTAAATCCATATTCAACCAATAAGGAGTAGATTATGTCTAGACACCTCTGACTACTTATTATATAATATAATATAATAAGAGAATAAACAAATAATGTACTATACTAGTAGTAAAAATGTCATAGAAACTATATTCATATCGGGAAACTAGGTGGTCGCCAAAATTATGGGTATTCCCCATGTGTGAGTGATGATCACACGATATAGAAGGCTTCTAGACATAAAAGTGATGATACCGCATAATACCTCACAGCGTTAGAGGACGGTGCATCAAGGCATGGTGTTGGATATAAAACAATAGATTTTTGTATCCTGGATTATACACAAAAGATGCCCATTTTGATGACGATTAGAATGGGCATCTTATTTATTTTAAATTTTTTTAAAAAAAGTTGATATCATTAACAAAATAGGTAGATGATGGCTAATATTATAGATTATGAGAAAAATACAGTCGATATGATATCAGTATCTGTTAAGATTACTAATATAGAGAATGAGTTTTGTGCCTGTGTTAATGTAAAAAAAGGAGCTAGGTTAAGTGATTGGCTCAACTCGTATAATAAACAATTTATTATACTGACAAATGTAAAAAATGATGATATAACTGCTGAGATATTGATGGTTAATAAGGATCATATAATTTATATATATCCTGATGATAAATGTAAAATTATAGCTTGACATTATAAAATAGTTAAAGTATAGTAGATAAAGAATTTAATGATACATGGTAGTTGACGGAATAACTAATTAAAATCTTCTGGATAATCCAGTTGTAGGAGTTATGGTACTTCTGAGAACAAAAGCCAAATAATTTTGAATTAAATTGTATAGTGAGGTGAACAATTTCATCAATTGGCTATACCACTATATAGCTTTTTGGATATAAGAAGAGGTCTGAAGATAATTCCCTACGAATAGGGCTTAGTCGGTTAGATCGGTATCTTCTCCCAGGTGCGAATTAGAGTTGGGAGACTCTATGGACTTCTTATTATTCCATTTTTAAAGATTATGGGGTCGTTTCCTACAAGTGGTCTGTAAAACCATTCGGTAAAACAAAGTAGGTGGCTGCCGGGATAGTTCGATTCTATGCGCCCCCACCAGAATTAAAGCAGAAAAGATGTTATGGTAACATGCTAGTACACTAGTGACCACCAACATTTAATATTGATACTAGTTAATATTTTAAATAAGTTGGATTATTGGTTTATATCGGGGTATGATCCCGAATTGGTAGGTTCGATTCCTACATTCTGTTTTTAAAGTATATGCGTCTGTAGCTCAGTTGGAAGAGCACCATCCTGAAGAGTTGGGATTTGCATGGGTTCGATTCCTATCAGGCGCACCAGAAGTTTTTAGGAGATTAGTCTGCCAACCGACTAATCTTAAATAACGAAGGGTAGATAATATTCGTGTCCTTTAATTGATTGTTAGGAAGGTGCCGTAAAAGTTATTACAAACTAGGCTTGAACCCTAGGGTACGGTAAAACGTAGGGGCGCGATACCTCCATCTTCTTCCAAAAGAATATAGTGATTACATGAACCTTAGGATAACATGTAGATTTACCTAAATCCGTAATTAGGTTAGTTGGTTAGACTCCAACCCTATTCACAAATTTAAGGTTACTGAGAGAGGACACCTAACCAGTTGAATCTAGTAAGTTACCGTTGGCAAAATTGATATAAACTGACAGGGTGGTTCCTGAGAAGTGTTGATAAAGTAGCTAAGAAATTATAGTTGTATTCCATATCTGGAAAAAGGCTGTCCGACCTGTGACGGAGTTGATGCAAGATCCTGTATGCGGTGCCAAGGGAAAACCTGGATGTGTCATTGGTTTAATACCTACTCCGGCTGGAACCATTACAGCCATTTGTCGGTTGACGAGCGGGATGAAGCTGATACCCTGCTCAATAGCGAAGGCTAACAGTGTGGTATATTATATATATGGTAAATATAAGTTGACACAAAGTCAGAAGTAAAATATACTATTAATTTAACGTTATAATAAGGGAATTAAAATGGCAAAGACGAAGACAGCATCAACAACAAAAAAATCAGATATTAGCCGTAAGAAGAAAACTTCAATCGGTAATAGTGAAAATACCAACCTCAAGAGCAAGAGTGCTAAGAAAAAGAAGTCAAGAGGTCAAGGTAAATAATAAAGTATGGATGAATTATGAATCCATGCTAGTAAGAAATGTATGGGTTCGTAATTTAATAGTAGAATATTCGGCTTTTAACCGATCAACGATGGAGCGTAACCATCCGGGCCTCCCAATTTTTAAAATGTAAGGAAAAATATAATGAAAACAATTTATAATAATTTTGATACTCGAATATGTAATTATACATATATAGGAGATTCAAAATGTCAAGAACATACAGAAGAAAAAAGGTCACTAACGACCAAATTTTAGAAACATATTGTTATCGCATAGAGCAATGTGTTAATGATCGGTGTTTTGGTATTCATTGTTCAAGAAATTGTTCAATTAGAGATGATAAATACACTGTTTCAAAGTACCATAGAGAAACTAAAAGTGGTTATGGATGGGATGGCCATGCGCCAAAGTCCTATACACGGATGTTAAATCGTGAAAGACGTGCAAAAGATAAAGTAGAGACTTCACGTGTCTTACGTCATATGGATTATGATGGTTATTCATTTGATAAATGGATTAAAGATGCTGGTTGGTTCTACTGGTAAAAATTATACCGGGGTGTAGGCAAGTGGTATGCCGCTAGTTTTGGGAACTAGAGATCAGAGGTTCGACCCCTCTCATTCCGAAACATATAATAATTAACTGCTTCCACGTAGCGTATGTTGGTAACGATCTATTAAGATCGGCTAAATGTTAATTAAGGAAAATGTGAATTCGAAATGAAAATTAAATCAGTTATGTATTGTCATAGCAGTAAAGATGAGAATTATAGTTTTATTAATAGTATTGAAGACGAATATGGTCTTTCGCTCTCAAATGATGTAAAAAGAGAATTCTCGTATGCATTATATGAAGTAAAATTTGATGTAGAAATTGATACCTATACAGGCAATGTAGATATCCTGGCTGTTGATGGTAAGAAACTTGTAAAATAGGTAATTAAATGTTGACAATTCTAACCGACATCTGTACAGTGACAGGTATTATAGTATGGGCAGTATCTATTTTATTCATACTATTTGCGATATATATAGGATTATCTGTAAAATATAATAAGCAAATGGATGTTGCGGTTGGTAGATGCATAAAATGTTCAAAATGTAGAGCTTGGCATCAAGATGACATGAGCCATAATTGTATAGACGAGGTATTGTAATGAATTGTATTAAATTTCCATCCATAAGTGTGTATGGGTCTGCTGTAAGGGGTCTTGTAGATCACCTTAGATATAATGGCAAGGATGATAAAGGAAAAGTCATATATGATTACAACAAAATACTCCCTGTAATTAATTTCACAGGTAGAGTAAAAATCCATGGCACAAATGCAGGGGTATGTTTTGATATTACCACTGGTGATATGTGGGTACAATCCAGAGAAAGGATTATAACTATTCCCGATGATAACAAAGGCTTTGCATGTTACGTTGAGAAAAACAAGGTTGTTTTTAAAGAATTGTTCAGCCTGCTCGTTAAAGCGTATGATCTTACTGAAGGTGTTGTTTCTATATATGGCGAATGGTGTGGAAAAGGCATTACAGGTGGTGTTGGTGTATCCCAATTAGAAAAGATGTTTGTTATCTTTGGTGTTAAACATACAATTAACCCACTTGATGAGAATGAAAAAGAAACAAATTGGTTTGATTTTTATGTAGAGAAATACCATGATATCAGAATGTTCCATATTGATTATTTTGGGACATATAATATAGAGGTAGATCTTAACGATCCCAAATTATCTCAGAATGAGTTAATTGATATCACCAATGAGATAGAAAGAGAATGTCCTGTTGCTAAAAAGTTAGGGGCCACCTCGGAAAATGGTTCTATTATTGGTGAGGGTGCAGTTTGGTCTTCTAATATCAATGGCAATATGTTTCGTTTTAAAGTTAAGGGCGAAAAGCATTCAGGATCTAAGGTAAAGTGCCTCGCTCCTATCGATCCTGAGAAATTGGCATCCGTTAAAGAGTTTGTTGATTACGCAGTAACAGAGAACAGGCTTGAGCAGGGGATAAGAGATATATTTGAAGCCAATAACATTACTCCTGATGTATCCAATACGGGTAAGTTTCTGAAATGGGTTGTTACAGATGTAATGAAAGAAGAGGTAGATACTCTAATTGCTAGTGGCCTTATTGTTAAAGATGTCACAAGTGCTATCTCTAATAAGGGTAGGAAATGGTTCTTTGATAAATATATAAATCTGTAACATAACTATTGCTTTTAAACATAGGTTATGTTACAGTGCATAGATAGTGTTAATTGATTTAATATTGTCCAAATTGGTAAAGGGATATGGAGTGTATTGTTATGCAGAAACAACTATTTACAAACCATAATGGCAAGAAATTATCCATTTTAACATCCTATATAGTTGCCATCCATGAGCTAGATGTTGAAAAGTGTTCCGTTTTTGTAGCTGGTTCAGATGAGCCTTTTTACTGTTCTGAGTCTTACGAAACTATCCAACGGAAACTAGAAATTTACCATGAGGCATAAGGAATAAAATGACTCTTTTTAAACTAAATATTATAAACAATGACATTAGAGCTATTGTTAGATCTCTAATGAAAGGGTCATTAATTCCTATATTCAAACGTAGTATGAATAAATGGATTGGAAGAAACATTGTCCGTAGGTTATGGATAAGATAAAAGAAATAAAGATTGAATTGTACCCGAACTGGTATAGGGGAGTGTGGGGCAAACCAATATGGATGGGGATGAAACGGAAACGACATCTTCTAGGCTCATGGGCCAAACCACTTTTCAGGTAACAGCCTAACGTAATCCTGATATGCAGGTTCGACTCCTGCCTGTTCAATCTTTTAATAAAATATGGCGGTTTATCCCACGTGGGATATGAAATAATTATGGGCCAGTGGTGTAACGGTAGACACGGGAGTCTTAGAAGCTCTTATCTTCGATGGTGTGTAGGTTCGAATCCTACCTGGCCCACCAAAAATTAAATAGTGGTATGCCTTAACGGTAAAGGGCAATCCTGATAAGGTTGAGATAGTGGTTCGATTCCACTTACCACTACCAAAAATGTACAGATCGTTAGTTCAACAGTAGAACATCTTATTCCAAACCAGAAAACAAGGGAGCGTCACCTTTACGGTATGCCAAAATTAATTAATATTATTTTCTTGACAAGGTTAAAGAAAAGTTGTAATATATATCATAATCAAAATTAACCAGAGGTTATGATATGAGCATTCATAAATGGGAAGTAGAAGGACTTGGCAAAGCACCCTTTAAAGTTAATGGGATTTGGGAAATGCCTTCAAGAGAATGGATGGCTAATTATCCAGAAAACTGGAATGAAATGCTTAAAAATCTTCCCTTTACCGTTGGTTCATGTAAGTATTGTTATACTGCTTTGAGTATTCATTATATTATTAAAGATGCCAATGGAAAGCTCTTTACCGTTGGATCTGAGTGTGTTAAGAAATCTGGTGATGATGGTCTTACCAGTGTTGTGCATGAAATAAAGCTTGCTAGAGATAGAAAGCTTCGTGAAGAGAAGCGTAATAAAGAACGTGAAGAAAAGTTACAAGCTCAGAGAGAAAAAAATGATGGCCTGACTGACTATGAGCTTACTGAGAAGAAATGGGCTGATGATCAGAAGATCAAACAAGAAGCATTAGCTCCCGTTATTTCTCTGTTGGGGTCTATCGCTGATACACTTGAAGATGGGAATGGAGGTTTTCGTTCCTCAGTAGCAAAAGGATTAAGGGAAGGTAAACTTCCCTATGGAAACGGACGATCTATTATGCTGGAAATTCTGGCAAAACAGGCTGGACGTAAGAATAGTATTAAATATAATGCTGCATATGATGTTGTTAATGCTGTTATTGAAAAAGCAGAACTGATGATATCTAAAGTATAAAAGAATATGGCCTAGTAGCATAATAGTAGTGCAGCACGTTGTCAGCGTGTACAGTGAGGGCGCACATCCCTTCTAGGTCGCCAAAACATGGTCTTACTCTTAGATCACGGCATAGGGAAGTAATGGGGATGCATAACCATCTGTAAGCCTATGTAAAGAGAGTGGGGGTGAAAATCCCCTTAAATTTGATCTAGCTCATTGCTGTACCCTGCTCCCTAAATGTATAGCGGATCAGTCTTTGGTAGGCATACCGACTGTATAATTAACATGAGTTGGGCGCGTTTTAATATCTTATAAGGTTATTGTATGGCAGGTATGGAAATAGCTACTGGTGAGCTTGTAGGGTATTGTAATTGTGGTAATAAAGGAACTTGGTTATATATGCCAAGTTATGGCGGTATACAACATAATGATTACTATTGTGATTATTGTGTGCCAAGGGGTTGTTCCTGTAATCAAGAAGAAGACGGAACAGAACCATTTGATGAGCAGGGGAGAAAATATCCTTGCTGTGAGTTTTTTACTGTAGATGAATAATGCGCGGATAGAGTTGAGTTCCTAGGTGGGACATGTGGTTTCCAACCATACACAAGGGGATCGTTACCTCCTATCCGCTCCATTTTAATATCATGATATGAAAGGATTAATATATATTTTAATTAGGGTAGATGGTTCATTTTGAACTGTTGGCAATGATGAATCTATGGGGTGTGTAAAATGAAGTGCTATTCATGTGGTAAAGATATCGATCTTAGTATGTCTTCTGATGAAGAAAAAGATATTCAAAAGCAGCTTGACGCATCCAAGGTAGTTATGGTATGTTATGAATGTTACAAACCTCTTGAAGATATTGTAGATAAATAAGAAGGTATTGCGGGTGGTAGGCATAGTGTCTTCCTTGGCTCATAACCAAGTATAAGATCGGGGCAGTTCCGATACCCGCTTCCAAAATATAGTGAGCATTGTAGGAAACGCTTAGTTCACTCACTTTAATCAAGACAGAACTGAAGTCTCCCGGTGTCATTTGCCGTAACCCGATGGGCTTTGAGGATATCCTAGCATCCTCTCAAACAGAAAGTTGGGGTATTATGGTTCTTAGCTTTTGGTATACTGGCTGTTTTATAAGAGGTATAATAAAATAAATATTCTGGTCGTATAATTGGTTAGTACACCATGTCTTGGGTAGTTGTCAGTTCGATTCTGACTTAATTATGGTAAGCGTAAATCCGCAACGTGGGGGTTTTGGTTCAAATCCAAAACAGATAAGTAGTATATGCTCCCTTAGTTCAATGGAAGAATGTCTGTTTTACATACAGAATACGAAGTTTCGATTACCTTCTGGTGCTCAAAATTATATGCGTCTATAGTACAATGGATAGTGCATCTGTCTTCTAAATAGACTATCTAGGTTCGATTCCTAGTAGGCGCACCATTAAAACAATAACAGATGAGGAAAATATGTCGGATGTGATTGATGCTAAATTTTGGGAATATCATAAAAACAATCCTATTGTTTTTAAAGCATTCAAACGATTTGCAGAAGAAGTAAAAAGAAGAGGTTTTGATACATACTCTGCAAAGGCAATATTTGAAAGGGTTAGATGGCATATTAGTTTTGAAACTATTAGTGAAGATGGTTTTAAATTGAATAATAACTACACTAGTAGATATGCTAGATTGCTTGTATTGGAAGTACCTGAATTTGATGGGTTTTTTAGGACACGCACATTAAAGACAGCTTCAAAGCTGTAAAATAATATGGGGGTATAATCCAATTGTGGCAGAGATAGTGGATTTAAAATCCATCCAGTGAGGGTTCGACCCCCTTTGCCCCTACCATTTTAGTTCATATAAAAACCACTAACATAGTGTTAAGGGTCATATATGATCCATTCAACTTAATATCCCTATAGCACAACGGTTAGTGCGTAGTCCTTATAAGGCTGTGATCCAAGTTCGATTCTTGGTAGGGATACCAAATTTTAATTACAAAAATAATCATTGATATATTTTAGAATTAACGAAGGGGTTATACCCTTAGATATGATAAGACATAACAATGATAAAAAGGATTTAAAAATGAATAAGCTAGAAGTGAAGCTAAGAACATCTCTTACAAATGCTATGAAAGAAAAAGATGTTGTTATGAAAGATACGTTAAGAATGATCCTTGGTGAAATTCCTCGCTTGAATCTCAAAGCAAATGAACATCCAACTGACATTCAAATGCTTAGTATTATTGAGAAATTAATGAAATCTGAGATTGAATTGCTAACTGCTAAAGGGGAAGATCCTTCAACATCTGAATATGTTAATATTCTTGATGGTCTTTTACCTGAAAAAGTATCTGAAGAAGATGTTATCAAGTTCATTAAAGATAATATTGATTTTGGTGCTCTGAAAAACAAGATGCAAGCTGTTGGTATGGTTACTAAACATTTTGGTAAGGCCGTTGATGGTCAAGTTGTAAGTAAAATCATCCAAGGGATGCGAAATAATCCTTGACATACTGGTCAATATAATATATACATACTGCTATATTAATCATTATTTTAAAAGGAGGTATCAAAATGAAAGTAACCAACATGACTAGCAATAGGGGAAATAAAATACCCAACCAGTTTATCATTATTGATGATGATGGTGCTGAGTATTTCCAGAGCTATGAAAGCATCATTGCAAAGCGTCATATGGGCCTTATTACCCTTGATGAGAGATATTGGGGATATTCTGTCACCACTGGCAAGTATCGCAATTACTTTCTTGGTGAGAATAAGAAAGAAACTGCCGCTAAGATTGCTAGTGGAGAATATCAACTCTCCGATCTTAATAAATGAGTTGTTTACAAAGAGTAAAATATAACACCATACACGTATAAACAATATGTGTTTTTATTAATCAAAAATGTAGAGGAGATTTAAAATGAATGTAGAAGTTGGTAATAGTATGAATAGCATGATGAATAAGTTGTGCCGAAAAGTGTAGGGTGTTGTATATGATATACAGACAGGATCTGTAGCCTTGAAGAATCCAGACGGTAGTGTGTCTATCCTCGACCATATAAAAGATGATGGGTGGAATGGGCAGTGATGATCCCGCGCCCTCCAATGTGTGGAGGGCATAATATCCATAGTATACAAGCTTAGATGGTTGTTATGAATCTACGATAGGGTTATCTTACCCCTAACACAGAAAACATTTATCTAATAAAAAACCCCTATTTCTTTATGAGATAGGGGTTTTTTATTGACTTATAATATAGATGGTGTATAATAAGTCATGTTTATACCGAAAGGATCAGCCTAAAAAAGTAAATTGGAGATACTATATGGGACGTTTTAAAACTGGTGATAAAGTTAGGATAGTTTCTCATGTTCCTCATGCCGATCATGGCTTTCATAGCTCTTATTGGAATGTTCATATGGAGAATCACGCTATTGGTAAAATAGGAACTGTAACAGCCATCGGGTCAGCACTTAGTGATATGTATTGTCGTGTGTATATTGGAGATCCACTACTACATGAGGAATTGGTTGGATTCCATGGGTGGTTGTATTATAATACTGAACTTGAATATGTATCCACAATACCAGATAGTTTATTTAGGATGTAAGCTATATATACAAAAATAATTACAACGAAAGGTATTATAACAATATGAAAGAAAAAACAACCCCATATACACAAGACTATGTGATTGGTGATACTCATGGAGAATGAGTAATATTGAATCAATTTTAAATTTCAATAAGTTTCCACCCTATAGTATTTTTACATATTTCTGTATTGTATCGGGTAGTTTTGATAATATGTCCTCTGTTTCTTTTTAGGATACTTAAACTTATATTATGTTCTTCACAAAAATATTTTAAAGTCCCTTCAATACCAATAATATCACCAACAGGTGATATTATAGACCAGCTTTTTGATCTAGGGTTGTTTTTTCCTGACACATCAGCATGGTTTTCTGCTATCTTTCTTCTATCTCCTTCAGTGCGACATTTTCCATAATAATGATGGTTTTTGCCTGATTTCATTCCTAACAGTTTAGTGGTTTCTGATGATTTTACACTCCTGTTTTTTCTTTTTTCTGTGCTCATATTCAAAAAAGGGTTATGTTTTTTGAATATTTTTCTCATTCTTTCACCATTAATTTTAGCATATCTTTCTTTAATGTGTTTATATTGTTTATTATTTTTTACTTTTACGGCACATCTATTAAAACCGCTGATCATACAAAACACAGCATATATTAGTTTTTTGTTTTTTGGATATATCTTCGATAGTAACATATGTGCAACAATATGTTCTTCTGGTAAAAGCACTGTTATGTTTGTACATTCGTCAGATCCACCAATACATTTAGGTATAATGTGGTGTTTTTCTGTATATTTGCAAGTGTCTAATGTTCGTACTTGACTTTTTAATATCAGTCTGTTATAATGTTTTCTATAATTCATGTCTGATGTCCTTCGTATTTTTCATGTTTATTTATATAGACAATCATGAAAAATACGAAGATAATTTAAAATACGGAAATAATATGAATACAAAAATAATACCATATAGTAACTCCTACATACTTGGTGATGTTCATGGTGAATGGGGTAAGTTGAATGAATTTATTAACAAAAAGAAACCTTATGCTATATATCAAACAGGTGATTTTGGTTGGTGGCCTGGACATAAAGGCTTTGAAATAGATATCATTAAGAATGGTAAGACAAAAATATTTTGGTGTGATGGAAATCATGAAAATCATGACGATCTTGAGCGTATTAGAAATGAACATCCAGATGCCATTAAAAGCAATAGCCCTATTGAAGTAGCTCCTAACATTTTCTATTGTCCTAGAGGTACAGTAATAACCCTTGAAGATGGTCGTAAAATGATGTTCTTTGGCGGGGCATCCTCTATTGATAAGAAATGGAGAACGCCTGGATATGACTGGTTCTCAGGTGAAGATATAAGACCACATGATCTCGATTCTCTTGATGAGATAGGCGATATTGATATAGTTATCAGTCATACATGCCCTGAAAGCTTTATTGGTGGTATATGGGCTAAAAATCCTGTTGGTATGTGGGATAAGAAAAATGATTCTGCTAATGGATATCTTGAATGGATTTTGGAGCATCACCACCCTAAATTGTGGGTTTTAGGTCATTTCCATTCCTTCACTACTGGATTTAATAAAGGATGTCATTGGACATTATTAAACAGATGCAATCTAACTAATTGGTTTGTAAAGTTAATATAATATTTTCTTGACATATCCTGTAAAAGTAGTATGTTGTATATATCAATTAAACATTAACAAAGACATCTACCATGTTAGCAAAGACATATACCATGAAAAACTATACAACCGTTTATAGTGAAGATGGTTTTAATGAAATTAAAAGGTTTTTTATAGAAAATACCACAAATAGACGTGAATGTTCATTATTATGGGATACTATACAGAATTTTCAACCAGCTGCATTGTATTATACCTATGAGGAGGGATATTGTGGATGGGATAGACTACACCATGCTGAAGCAAATTATGGTGTTGAAGGAAGAAAAGATCTTTGTTTTTCAATACTGCCTGAGAACTTATTTAAGATGTAAAGAAGAATTAAAAATGGATATATATCTTAAATTAAATCATAAATTATAAGGATGGTAAATAAAATGCGAGTAATAACCGGAAATAGAGTGCCTATAAAATCTTGGTGTAATGAGCCAGAGCAAGGAGCAATAGACCAAGCGACTGTTTTAGCAAACCTTCCATTTATGCACCGCCATATAGCATTAATGCCGGATACTCACATGGGATATGGTATGCCGATTGGTGGTGTTATAGCATGTGAGGATGTGATAATTCCTAATGCAGTGGGTATGGATATTGGCTGTGGTATGTGTGCTGTTAAATCAGAATATTCAGGCCCTATTTCCAAAGACATCTTAAAATCCATTATGAACGCTGTTCGTCAAGTTGTTCCTATGGGTCTAGGTTGGAATAATAAAGAACCTGTAGAAGATATGGACATGCCTGATTTAGATTTTAATTACCCTGTAGCTGTTGAATATGAGTCAGCAAGATATCAGCTTTCTTCTCTGGGAGGTGGCAACCATTTTATCGAGTTACAGCGTGATAAAGATGGGTTTTTATGGATCATGGTACATTCTGGATCTCGTAACTTGGGTGGTAAAGTTGCCAAGCATTACAATAATTTAGCTCAAAAATTTAATGATAAATGGCATACTGGTGCTCCTAAAGATCTGGCTTGGCTGCCAGGGGATACGGATGAGGGACGTGATTATATTACTGATATGAATTATTGTACTGAATTTGCTTTCTTATCTCGTAAGAAGATGATGTTCCGTGTCATGGAAGTTGTTAACAATTGTGTTGATAAGTATGAAGGGGAATATGTATCTTTCCCTAACGAGATGATCAACATCCATCACAACTTTTGCATATCGGAAAATCACTTTGGTAAGAATGTATGGGTTCATCGAAAAGGGGCTACTTCTGCTAAGAAAGGAGAAGTTGGTATAATTCCTGGATCTCAGGGGTCTAACTCATATATTGTCGAGGGTTTAGGCAATCCAGATTCATTCATGTCTTGCTCCCATGGAGCGGGTCGTGCAATGGGGCGCAAGGATGCTCAACGTAGATTGGTATTGGGGATGAGATCAAGCGTCTTGATGATATCGGTGTGGTTCATGGTATCCGAAATCAAGCTGATTTGGATGAGGCCGCTGGTGCGTATAAGGATATAGAAAAAGTTATTTCATCCCAACTGGATTTGGTGAAAGTAGTATACAAACTTTCACCAATCGCTGCTTTAAAAGGCTGATAGGAAGAATATTAATATCGTAATAAAACGACAATCTTTTATAAACAATAACAATAGTAAAAAACCCTGGGTTTGATAAGGATAACTCAATAAAAAGAAAGGAAAGAATATGAAAAATTTTATTAGGTTGGTATATATTATTACATGCCTCATACTGTTTTTATTAGGTGTTTCATATGCCCTTAAAGGTGATAGTGCTTCATTTCTTTGTATATTTGCATTGTATATTATATGGTCACATCATATATCAGATCAAAATACAGAGATGGATGAGAGAATTATCAAAAATCAGAGAGAAATTATAGATCTATATAGTAAAATTATTGGTCTGATACTGATCAGAAAATAAGGGATTTATAAGTCTAGGTAAAAAAGGTATATTACCATCAGATTTATTTAAGATATGATAATTTACATCTATTATGTATAATGTTATACTATCCCTTTACAAGGAGATGTTATAAATGTTTACAAATGCACATTATGATACCAGACAGTCAAGACTCCATTTATGGGAGTCGATAAAAGGTGAAAGATTCTATGATTGTATAGATTTTTCACCTTTTGTTTTTTTAAAACACTATGAAGATGAAGATGTTAAAACTATTGATGGAGTTTCAGTAGGAAGGAAATCATTTAGTAATTACGCCCAATATAAGTCTTTTATAGATAAAAATAAACAATGTTATGAGAACGAAGTTAACCCTGTTATCCAATTTTTATCTGAAAGATATAGCGGTATATCTGATGATGATATGGAAGTGCCGCATCTTGTCATTCATTTTGAAGATATAGAAGTTCATAGTGCTGACGAGTTTCCAAAACCAGACGAGGCTAAATGGCCTATCACAATTATTACCATAGCTCATAACAGAGGCATCCAATCATTTGGACTGCATCCTTTTGTTAATGACAAAGGTATAGAAAATCTCACTTATCATCACTGTAAAGATGAATATGACCTACTGACACAATATTTTAACTGGAAACACACAAATATGTGTGATGTTGTAACCGGATGGTTTTATTGTGATGATAGAAAAGCAAAAGTCAGAGGGGGTTTCGATCTCCCTTATATCATAAATCGCACCAAAGTATTATTTGGGGATGATACCAAGCTTTATAAGAAGTTATCGCCCATTAATAATGTAAATTCTTATGTTGATAGAGTTGGGGTTCAGCATATTAATATTGCTGGTGTAACACTACTCGATTATATGAGTGTTTATAGATGGTATACCACAAACAACCTTGAAAGTAATAAACTAGACCATGTTGCTGAAGTAGAAAATCTTGGTGGTAAGATAGACTATGGAGAATACGGCACACTACAAGAGTTGTATATGAAAAATTGGCAGCTGTATTGTGAATATAACATAAACGATGCTCTTCTAATACAAAATATAGAGAAGAAGTGCGGTTATTTATCGTTAATACAATCACTCACACTTCTTTGTCGTGTCCCTATGGATATGTATAACACAACTGTTGGTCTTGTTGAAGGTCTTATGTTAGTATACTATCGTAGAAATAATCTAGCAGCTCCTAGATTGATGGGGGGAGATAAAGAATGGTTTCCAGCCGCTTTTGTTAAAGAACCATATAAAGGACTGCATCCTTGGGTAGTGGATCTTGATATAACAAGCTCATACCCAAGTCATATTATTATATTAAATATATCAAATGAAACATATTATGGTAGAATTATTGGTTTTAATGAAAACCATGTAGTAGATTATAATGCTGGTATAGGGATTCATAATAAAGACGATGAAACTAGGCCATTTTATGATATAGTAGTTGATCATGCAAGGAATAAAAAATTTCCACCTTTTTATTTATTAAAAGATGGGATGGTTCAATATATCGATGGTCAAAAATTAGATATATTTAATAAATCTATAGAAAAGAAATTGTTATCTATAGCACCATGTGGTAGTATGTTTAAAAATGGGAAAAGAGGTGTTATACCTACAATAGAGAAAATGGTATTTATTAAGCGTAAAGAAGAGAAGAACAAAATGTCACTTCTTTACGAAAAATCGTTATCTATAAAAGATGGGAAATCTAAGAAGAAAATATTAGATAAAGCAAAACAAAAATATGATCTACAATGGGCTTTTAAGATTCTCATTAACTCTATCTATGGTATTATGGCAGTACCATATAGTAGATATTTTAATATTAACATGGCAGAGGCTATAACATCATGTGGTAGGCATACCATTCTTGATGGTCAGAGATATGCTAACAAGCTGTTAAATAATCCTAATGAAGAGTTATTAAATATCATCAATGAGATTAAGATATATGATAAATAATTAACATTTTTTTCTTCTCATGTCACAATGCTTATGAACAGCATTGTGACATTTTTTACATAATGTAATACAATTATCAATATCAGCACTTTCAATAGGGTTGATCTCAATACCTTCGTAGTGATGACAGTGTAATGGCTTGATATCAATATTATCACATGACTGACATTGATAATTATCTCTTTCAAGAACCAATTTCCTAAGTTCTGGCTGTACTTCTCTCGATGTACATATTTTAAAACCTTTTGGATTTTTTCTTTGTCTATATGTCCCACATGATTTTTTACAATTATCAGAACAATAAAGACTTAATTCACCTATTGATAGTCCTTTTATTACACTAACTCTACATGATACCTCTTTATTAGTAGGCTTAAAATATTTACCGCAATATTTACATCTAACCTCAAGAGAAACACCATCATCAGATAATATTGGATCTTCTTCTACTGTTAGCTGATGTGCATATGTTTCATATGATGCAAGTGATGTCCTATATATTTTATGTACCGCCATGTAATGTTTTTTATTGTTATTATAGTAGTCTAATGAGGATTTTTTCAATGTGTTTTTACTGTGATTGTGATATCTATCTCTATTCGCTTTATTTTGACAAATTCTACACTGACCTCTATATTTTCCAGTCATTCTTTTGTTAAAATTATCTATAGATTTTATTTCTTTACATTGAATACATTTCTTGGTTTTTTGTGTATAAATAAATATAGTCATATTTGTTTACTTCCTTATAAGTAAATGTTATGATTAGAACCCATTATCCGCTACCAACGGTTAGTGGGTTTGTTTTTATATAATATTATTTATATAAAGTTATTGATTATTAGAAAATTTTATGGTATTATGGCAGAGGCTATAACATCATGTGTAGACATACCATTCTTAATGGTCAGAGATATGCTAACACCAAGCTCAGTTGATGTCTGGATAAACACATATGTACGGAGGAAGTTATGAAAAAGGAAATTAAAGTTATTGTTTTTGAAGCCGAGTCTTGTGCCTATGACCTGCCGAGTAGCCCGGAAGAGTTTTTGAAATGGTGGTCTGATAAATTTGCCCTTGTGCCTGATGAGTACAAGGCGACCATAAATATAGATTGCAGTACGTCAACCTATTACGATGGCAGTCAGTTTGAGGTGAAAATAAGCTATAAGCGGTTGGAAACCGATGCCGAGGAAGCCGCACGGCTGAATAACGAAGATAACCACCGAAAATTTATTGAGAATCAAGAGCTTTGTCAGTTGGAAAAGCTCAAGGCTAAATACGGTGTTTAACAAGCTGTTAAATAATCCTAATGAAGAGTTATTAAATATCATCAATGAGATAAAACATTATGAATCTGTTAAACAAGTTTAATATTTACACAGGCGGGGTAGAAATTTTTACTATTATATTATCTTTAATGTCTGCTGTAATTGGCGTGTATGTATATTCAAGCAGTGGTGATATATATAAAGCCGCTGGGTGGATGTTAGCATGGTGGAGTTTCTTAGGACATATTGTATATCAGAGAACCATTTTTAAGCTAAGAGATGATTCCTATATGGATATGATATATATGTATGCTCTAGAAAGATACTCAAATATATCAGAGCTATATGAGAAAAATCCATTACATAAAACAGAACTTGCTGATTCTTTTAATCCAGAATCTTTCCATAGTTTTAAAGATTTAAATAAACATATAGATGAGGATATTTCAGAATGAAATATCTAATTATATTATATTTAATTACTATACCTATTGTGTCTTTTATATCATATGGTCTTATGTTCGCATTCTGGCAAGGAGAATACGAGAGTCTTAAAGACAAACAGTATAAATATGATATTTTCGTGTCTTTAGTCATAGCTTTCTGTAGTGGTTTGTGTGGAATAGTTGGTCTTGCACTTGTACTAGTTTTATCAGAGGATGGTAAATATGGGTGGAGACTTAAATGATCAAGACTACATGTGGGATCTTCCTCATAAACAAATACAAGCAAATTCTAATAGGGCATCCAACAGGCATACCAGTTAGAATGTGGAGCATTCCAAAAGGAATTAAAGAGTCCTGTGAGAGCGAATTAAGAGCTGCATGGAGGGAAGTAACAGAAGAAACAGGAATCCTTCGTGATGATATCATAAGAGGTGGTTTTAAGTATAGGAGATCCTTGCTTGGATGCTCTAAATATTCTGACATCCCAAAACAACTAGTTGCCTTTGCATATGAGTTTGATGGTATAATTAAAAAAACACCTGTTTGTGATAGTACATTCTACTGTATGATTACAGAGCAAAGAAGGCCAGAAATTGATAGATGGAGATGGGTACACTACAAGACAGCCTTTAAATATTTAAATGAAACACAACAGGTATTGTTGCTTGAGGGTGTTAATTTGGGGTTATTTGATGGAAAAAAGATATTTTGAAATAATGGGCGATAGAAACCAAATATCCCATAGCGAATACTGCGACTGGTATGATCTTTGGAAAAGAAATAGTAGTGATGAGCACATTGGCAATCATTTTTGTTGCTATTTCTGTATAGATGATGTAATATTAAAAACAACAGAGGATTTTACTATAATTTATAGTAGAATAAATAAGTATTACTTTTTTGGGTGGTCAGATGATTTATGTAGCTGTATTTCTACACTTTTTTAGTGATTTTTATTTACAATCAAGAGAAGTAGCCGAAACTAAATCTAATGATTGGGTGAGTATGGGTATCCATATGGGTATCATATATATCATATTCGCCGTGTTCGCATTTTTTATTGATATGCCTCAGTGGATTGTCGTGCTTTATGTTTTATGTCATGGTATTCAAGATAAGTATCTATGGACATATTTTAAAAAATATGCTTATAAAAGAGAAGATATCGAGGATTATGTAAAATATAATCTCCATACAAAAGATGATAAATTCTGGAATACATTAGCATTAGATCAATGTATCCATATCTGTTTAATGATTTTCTTATTTGGGCCTTATCTATAATGTGGAGAGAAGAGCATGAAGCTAGATGTATAGAGTTTTTTGGTAAACCTTATACTGAGGTACATCAATGGTTGGATGCACTATATGTCAAACTTGGGTATAAACATCGTACAGTAAGACATACACCAGAGGGAATTGAGCAGATAGTACAGATGTTTGGTGAGTCTGCTAGGTGTCCAGCTCTCTTGCATTTATATGATGATTATGAGTATTATAATTATTATAACCAAGATGGAAATATTATAAAATCAGTACGGGATTTATTATATGAAGATTAATGGTATAGAGTTACTACCTGGATGTAAAGTCAAGATTATTAATAGATGGATGATATTCACTGGATGTAAAATCATGGCTGAGATGATGGGTCTTCATAATTATAAAATTGGATATCGTGGATCTAATGGAGAGGTAGGTATTGTTGTTGATGTTAGATCACACTCCGATGACACATATCACACCAATGACACATATCAAGAAATTGTTGGTGTGTCTCTTGAAGATGGACATGATATTGTTATACATGAGAAAGGTCTTGAGATACTACTTATTAATATAGTTCCAGAAAATCTTTTCGATATGGAGATGGTATGAAATTTAAAGTTGGTGATAGGGTAGCTATAAATAATTTAGGGGATGTATCTAATTGGAATGATTATATGATAGCACATGCCAATGGTAAAGTTGGTGTGGTTAAGAGTATTAGGAGGGATAGAGGCTATCTAGTACAAACAGATAATAATATACTAAGAGAGGTCTATAGATCGCCATATGACACTACAGGGTGGTGGTATAGAGAAGACACATTATCACTGTATGATATAGCTCCACCTGAACTTTTCACTATGTAGGATATTATGTACTACTTTACATCTGACGAACACATAGGACACACCGTTTTAGCTCACCGGACGCGGCCCGGGGAGTAGCAGATAAACCAAAAACGGAGCTTCCCGCGTTCCGTGTGGAGCGACTTGTTGGGCAGCGGCAACGATTAACTACTATTTATGAGGACAATTATTATGGGTGAGATGAACAGGCTTCAAAATCCTATTGAGGTTATATGCCCTGGATGTGGTGAATATGTCGAGATTGATGATGTTGATGTTTCTGTGACAATTTGGGGTACTGACGATGGCCGGGGCAAAACAGATGGCGTTTTTGACCATACATGCGGTGAATGTGGGAAGGTTTTTAATTTAATTTGCCATCTTAATATCGGCGTGCAGTACGCCTAGCGGGCCAACGTGGAGTTAACCGGCTCCGCGCTTTTTGCGGTTCCGCGTTTACCCGCTGGTTAGTCTGGCCGACCTTCGAAGAAAAAAAAGTGAATTAAATAAAAGAATATACTTTTTTCTATTGACTCCTTGTTTAATAAGGTATATATTTAAATCATAGAGAGGGGCAATAAGCCCACCACCCAACCCGGAGACTACGAACATGACGAAAGACCAGATTATAAACGAACTCAACAAAACCGATGACTGGAAGAAGATGGGTTTTGAAAGCGTTGCCGATGACGGCAGAAACTCCCTCCTGCGGAGAAAATGCGGCAAAGGTTACATGCTCCTGAACCGGTTTGAAAACTACGCTGACGAGAGAGAAGACGGCGAGAGCGCGGTTTACAGCGATGATGTAGAGGGCTGGAACTCGGGCCGATGAGCGGAGAGATAATGAAAACTAGACCGGATAATATAGGCACTATAGAGAATAAACAAACACAAAGGTAGATATTATGAATAAACTAATACTAATAATCATTCTTGGTGTATTATTATCTGGATGTTCTTCTGATAAGGATATGAGAGAAAAGTTTGGTGACAATAAGCCACATATGGTGTATGATGTAAAAACTGGTGATACATATATTGTTACACATAGTTTCGGGGATAATTATAATGTAGTCCCATTGGATTATTAAAAAGAGGAAAAATAATATGATAAAAAGGAATAGAAATATAGGCGATATGATTGATTATATCGCCTATATTTAGAGAAGATCGATACTGATAGTTTATTTATAATGGTGGAGGCTTTTCTTTTAGATCAAGGAATTACAAAACAGCATTGGGATAAAATACCCGATGTTCATAAAATTGATTTTGTTAAAAGAATATCAAAAATCGTAGAAAAAAATGTAGAAGATGAGGCGTTTGAAAATACTCAGATAGGTACGTATAACTCTATAGTTGAAAGAGATGATTTTTCTATTGGATTTAAACAAGAAATTGTGTGTCGTACTGCACTTTTTATTAAAAAGAAAATGTATGGTTATAATGTAGTTGATGATGATGGAAAGCCATGCGATAAGATAGATGTAAAAGGTCTTGTTATTATTAGGTCTGAATGCCCATCAATATTTCGCAAAGCATTAAAACATCTGCTAGGAATGATCCTTAAAGGACATTCTGACGATGATATACGAAAACATGTAGATGAGTATAAGATTAGTATGGAAGCATCACCAGCAGAAGAATTGAGTGCTAATATAGGTATTAATAATATGAGCAAGTATATTAAGAATGACTGTGCCATAAAAGGAACCCCTTATCATGTCAAGGGTGCTTGTAATTATCATATGCTATTAAAAGAATTTAACATTCAGAACAAATATGAAAGAATAAAAGAAGGGGATAAAGCCAAGGTAGTATATCTTAAAAGAAATCGCTTTGGGATTACAGTGGTTAGTTATTATGATTGGCCTAAAGAATTCACTGAAAATGGGCTACAGTTGGATTATGGAAAACAGATTGAGAAGTTTTTCGTAGGTAAGGTAAAATTTTTATTAGAGCCTCAGAATCGTGAAAAAATACTAACACAAAGCAAATGCTTTGATATTTTCTTTTAAGGAGAAATGAATGAGTAAAATAGATATTACAATTGGCAGAACTATAACCATAAATACTGGAAACTACCAATCAACAAAACCAACAGTTGAATTCACATTAAAAGATGTGGATGTTAAAGATGTTGAAATTATGGCAGCTAGTATATCTTCTATTGTTGAAGATCTTCTAAAAATTGAGACTGTTAAAGCTTCTGGACAAATAAAAGAATTGGAGAAAGAAGGGTATATGGGATATTGTAGGACTATACTCGAAACTGTTGATGATATTGAGAAATCGATTGAATATAATTTAGGAGTTATAAATCAACAATAATTTATAAATATATCTATAACCAAATAATAAACCCATATTTTTAGGTATGGGTTTATGCATAATGAATGGAGTTAATGATGAAAACAATAATATTATTGATCTTAATGATAATTATTCCTAATATTGTATTAGGAGAGGGTGGATGGGAACCTTCAGAAGAACAAAAGTATATTTTAGATACTGCTAAACAGGCCGGTGATGAAATTGGATGGCCAGAAACAATACAAGCTATTCAATTTGTTGAGAGTACATGTGGGATTAATAAATACGGCCCCGCTGATGATAATTTTTCTAATAGATATTTTGGCACTGCACAGATGAAAATCTCAACAGCTAGATATGTTATTAAAAACATACGAAAGGATGATAGAAAATATTCAGATAATAAAATATTCATAAGATTGTTGTTGATGGATGAATGGGCTATAAAACTATCAGCAGACTATTTTGCATATCTATTAGATAAATTTAGAAAATATCCAGATCCTTGGAGATATGCTGTATTGGCATATAATAGAGGGCCTGGAACTGTTATGAAATATGGTCTTGATCATGACCCGTATAATTATGTTGATAAAGTCAATACTGCTATAACTACCATTATTAGACCTTATAATATAATGTATGCTTCTAATTAATAATTATAGCTCCATTTGCAATCTTAACAAGTTGACTACTATACTTCATAATCTTATTACGAGCGATAGAAGTTTGCTTCTTTGATAAGGGTGTTGGAAATCTCAAAACACTCTTATCGTTGTTCCATCTCTGGATCTGTTTTGCATAAGAGCCTAGGAGATGTCCATCAAAGCTATTAAACCCTATGCCATTATGATCAAGAGTAGCCTCACTATCCTGCTCTTGATCTGTTTGGAGATTGAAGATAGCTAGAATGGCTCTATAAACCCATTTATCTTTGGTTTTAAGCCCCTCTTTGATCTCTTCTACAGTCCATGGTATTTCTCGCATTTTAAGTCTCCAAATCTCAGAAGTGTATTTCTCTAGGATGTGCTAATAATTATTTTTAAAATTCTACTTTATCGGCATCTTTAAAGTCAATACCAAATTCTTTAGCCAATTTATGCATACGAGGTCTTATTCTTAAATACCCCTCACTTGTATATCCACTAGAAAGAATACTAAGATTCCGCTCTTTTGCGAATTTAAACAAACCTTCCAGCATGATCTTTGAATACCCTTTGCTTTTATGGTGTTTGTCTACGCATACATATGAGATCCAATTGTTATACTCTGGATTGTAACAGGAGAACGAACCCCCTACTTTGAATTTTGTAAGCCCTATAATATCACCATCCACAATAATACAGAAGAAATAGTTACATGCATTATGATCATGGTTGATAAGATCTCCAAAAAATCTAAAAGAATTTTCTAGCCTCTCTAATTCTGCCCATGGATTGATAAGGTCATAGTTAACAAGATGATCATAAAGCTCACTACCAGTGTATATTTTCAACATGATAATTATCCTATATAGATGTAAGGTTTATTCCATTTACCAATTTTAATACTGATATACCAACCAACATTAAAATAATCGGTCATAATATCAGACTTATCCCAATTGCCAACATTCATGGCGTTTCTAATTTCTTCAAGGAATGTAAGGGCTTTTCCACTATAGATATTATCAAGACGGTAGTGATTGACTTCCCTTTCTTCAGTATTGAAGTTAAGGGTTCCGCCTGTCTTCCTAGCGTAGTTATTAGCTTGGGCAAATGTCGCGTTTGCGAATATCTCACACTTAGCATCTTTGGTTTTCACTGCCGATACTTTGCGGTATGGGAAGAATGATTTTATCCTTTTCATCTTTTCCACTTCCTCTTGCGTCAGTTCCATGTTGTTTCCTTAGGTTAATTTTTATTATAGCTTATCTTAACCCTGTGGTTGATTGTTGTCAAGAAAAATATCAACATATAACTAAAATAATGTAAAAAATTAACAAGACACTAAACGCGAACAGGTCAAATTCGGCGTTAACTATTTCCATCCACCAGACCGGGCCTGGCTAGTTCGGCATTATGTGCTCAATGGGCAGTTATAAGCAATTTTGTTACAGTCCCTTATATCTACCCTGCTCCTAGTGTTATCCCCTGATTACAATACCAGTAGGTATTTAGGGGGGTGCTGGTGAAAGGGTCGTTATGCTCCTGTTGATTATTAGACGAGTAAGGACACTCTCGACAGCTTGTTATCTTAATTTTATATTCAAACGACATATTAAAACCTCCTTATAAAATGAGGGCAGGTATAACCGTCTATTCCCACCACAACTTCACTGCTGTAATCAACGTAATAGTCAGAATCAGTGCCACGCATACGCTGTTCCTGGGAGTTTTTACACTCGGCACTTAACGGACACCAAGTAGCAACACAAAAAATCTTCATTCTATATCCTATTATGTTTTATAATCAATCAACTTCCTCACAAAATTGCGAAACGAAATTGTTGACCTTTGTCTGTAAAGCCACATACTCCTGCTCAACTTCTAATAAGCGTTCTTGGTAATAGTGTAAGGCTTCAACAAATGCATCATCTTTAGTCTTTGCCCTCATAGCAAGATTCATGCTTCTTGTTTCGTCATACAACCAGAAACCCAAACTACCACCGGATTTATATTCACATAAGTCTAACGTTTCACTTTTCAGTTTAATCAAGTTATCAGGTGGTCTACTCATAGTGATACCCCCGATGCATTAATCCAGAAACAAACAACCTCTTCCCCACGTTTCATAGCTTCTTCTTCTGTTTGGTAGTTTCCCAAAATCTTCTTGATGCCTGGGAGATGGCAGGTAAGCTTGAACCTCCCAGTAGTGGTATCATCCCTAGACAACATCATATCATAACATGTGTCTGCTACTGCCCACTTACCAAGTTTAGCTGTTCTACCAGAACCATACTTGTTCTTGCTAACTTCCCAACTAAGTCTCCCGGTACATATTGATTCTGGCATATCATTTCCTTGGCTCATGTAGTTTGGGGTTATTCCCTCTCTGTTATAAATACAATACAACATGAGTTGATACCTGTCAACACAAAAATAAGAAATATGAAAAAATAATTATTTAATTCACAATATAACGATGAAGCTAATACGCGCACAGCTTTAGCTTCATCGTTATGCTTTAAGAAACCCTTTCGCAACTACCCATCCCATATAAAGGGAAGCAGCTCCCCATCCTAATGCCTCTACAAGATTGTGGTCATAAACTCCTAAGATTAAAATTGTAAAGCAAGCGATAAATCCACCTACTCTTATGATGTTCATCAATCCTCCTTTTCCATTGAAGATAATGAATAAACAAAACAATAATAGATCTGATCTCACATCATGTAGATCTGATCTCACATCATGTAGGTCTGATCTCACATCATGTAGGTCTGTTGTTATCTCTTTAAGCGTGTGCTCTAATTCTGACACTCTTTTAATAGCCTGATCGCCTTCGATCACCCTGGATGCCGCCCATTCTGGCTCTCTTTTCACCATCTGTAACAAATTACATTCGGCCCCTTCAGAATCCCTATAAACCATAAATAATTCCTCACATTTTCTGCTATATTTAAAACATTATTACCTTCTTAACCAAAGATTATAACATCCTCTACAGATATTACCTATTGGAGTGCTAACAATGTTATCAACAATATGAATTGAATCACACTTAGCACATTGAACACCGTCTGTAATTACCTCTACTTCCTTTGATGTAGTCCAGGTAAATGGAACTGTTGATGCTTTAGGATGATATTTCAATATTACGAAACACTCCTTACACAGAGAACACTCAGGATCTCCGTCAATATGATCTGTTGGATGATTTCCCATATACACATCAATTTTATCGAAATGGGATAAACACCTCTCACATTGGATATATCCTAAACTCTCGGCCTCTTCAAAATCCTCTGATTTAAGAGGATATGTATTAGATTTGACGCTTTCTTTGGGTCTTTCTGAAATATTATCAAAATATCGATGCTCATCAACAGGGACATCATTGAATCCAATGCTACCTTCCTCGAAATGATATCCTTCATCACCACATACACTACAGAACCATCCATCCCCGCTATCGACAATATCTACACTATTACAAGAAGGGCAATTATCAGGCGGTATGATAAAATTGTTAGGAATATTGGCAATATCTGTAGATCCATGATGCATGAATCCGATTCCATCAGTATCTCCATCAGATAATTCTTCCATCAAATCATCAAGTGATGGATTCATAATGTTACAATATGCATTTCGTGTATTGGTGAGATATCCAAAATTACGTCCGTGATTAGCGTATGTAATTTCTGAGATATTTTCACTACAATGCTTTTTAAATTCTTCAGCATCAAAACCAAAGCTGTATTCAATTTTTACAGATGCTTTGATCATAACCTGATCACCTTCAGGAGTACCCCATCGAAATTGACCGTTGATACCACCATGTGAGATACACAAAGACAGAAGATGGTTTGCATTGATAAACATATCATCAGTACCTGAGAAACCGTTTCCCATACCATGATGTGAGTGCATAACACCAACAATAGGAAGAGATCCCATATTCTCAAGTTCAATTTTATCAACACGGACACTGGTAACACTCTGAACAGGAACAATCAAATCGTTAATATATGTTGTATTGTCCTCTCTCTTTCCAGACAGATATACCAGCCACTCAATGTTAGGATATGCAGACATCAGAGTATCGATTTTTGCTTTTACCAATTGAGTAAAAATAACATCATGTTGTTGTGGAGCTAGAGCATGATATTTAATCTCTTTTGGCTCTGGTGCTTGCCAGTAATCGGGAGCTGGTGGGGTATATACCACACTAGGCGTAAATACTCTACCAAGCAAACCACCTCTTACATTTAGGGGGATATTACAGTCATTTTTAATACATGAATCTGAGTGGATATACATATCTCGTCCTTTATCGATATCCCTCTCTTTAAATTGATCCAAGATACTTTTTACATTTCTATTTTTTATCATCCCTTTATATTTCTGTCTTCGCAATCCCATCATGTCCACCTATAGTATTGATATTATTGTATAACTTATTGTGAACCACCGGCCTCTTCAAAATCATCATCCACGATAGGAAGATCATTATCCACAACAGAATAAATATCGTCTATAATGGGGAGATCGCTGGGTTTTTCTGTTGTCCATGAGTCACCAATAAATGGTTTACTTTCAGGATGTACATGTTTAATAGGTGTAACTGTCCATGGTTCGTTCAGAGATAAAGGAGTTGCTGGAACTTCCCACGCCTTATTTACTGATATACATTCACCACCAGTGTTATATGGTGGTAATTTAAACGCCTTTTCATTATCATTAAGAACAATAGAAAATTCAAATAAATCTTGTTTATCAATAACTGTAGATACAGTCTCTTTATATAGGAACAATTGTCCAAATTTACCATCAACAGCATCATATTTATCTAAGATGAGATTGTAAATCTCATCAGCACTGATTACATATGTCTGTATTTTCTTGCATGTAATATTAACCATGGTTATTCCTCTATTGTATTAATCTGATAATGTATAAAAGTCTTTTAAATTACAACCCATCTCACCAGTTGTATATTTCAGAACTTTCCCAACAGCCAAAGCCGCAATAATAATAGTAGGAACAACCCATGAGGGGGTTATTTGATAACCATCAGGAGTATTACCTGTATCCCATGTGCCAACTCTGCTATTGATGGACATTGATTCTCCATCATATCCAGCTTTCTGGTACTTTACTTTGTATTGATCTGCAAATCCCTGATGTTTCAATTGTGCTTCAAAAACATCGGTACAGTCAACAATCCAATCAATTTCTGCCATATTAACAAAAGATGGAGAGAATTGATATGGGAATGCTTTAATATAGCAATCTGGACGCATCTGCTCAACGAACATCTTGATAGCATCAGCTTTGTTCATACCAATACAATCAGTAGGACAGTCGATACGATTAAGATTATGCTCTTCAAAAATGTCTGTATCAAACACAAACAGATTTTTAATACCAGACATTGCAAGCATTTTGGTTACATGGAATCCAATTCCACCCGCGCCGATACAAACCACGGATTGATCAACATTTAGACCTAATGTTTCTTGACGATTATAAAGCGTTCCACCTAGTGACATATATCCCTCTCTTTGTTAATATTTAATCTATAAAGACAATATACCATATTTTTAGGTATAGTCAAGAAGTTTTTAATGAATAAAAGAACTCAACTATTTTCAGAAATATTATTATTATTAGACAAGATATCCATACCTTACTATAAGGGGTATATTTCGACCCCTTATGTTTTAATCAAGTTGTCCATCCAGAATCAGGTTCTACAGTCATATCAAGACCGGCCCTTTCATCTGCTCTATTACTCGATACAACAGTTGATGCCCCTGGATTTGTTTTGATAACATTTTTTTCAACGGTAGATGCTCTAGGCAAACCATTCGGAGCACTCTGAGCTAAAGACCTTCCATTGATATTATCAAGTACAGCAGATGCTGTTTCACAAACACGTAGGATATCATCAGGTGTCTTTACTATCTCTGCACTATATTTCCATTCACCCCAACAATTGTTGTGATAGTGACTAAAATCCCTATCTCCAATATATGTTTTGACACGAATTGCAAGAATTTTATCTCTCTCAGTTGTAAGTTCAATAATGATAGGTGTAATCATCTTCTTTGCAAAATTTTGATTTAGAGGAATGCCATTCCACCTAGTGGGTTTATATGTGGTGCGATAGATCCATGTAAACACATCAGCCCTACCAGCATAAGTAGGCCCTCCACCCTTAACAACAGAAAGTCCCTTGTATGAGTGAGAGCGTGTAATGTCTGGCATGATATTAGCCTCTGAAAGACGAATATCAAGAGCTTTTTCTTTCTTTTCGTAATCATTACGATATGTGGAGAGTACATTTTCAATACTCATAGCCTTCTCATTAACGAAGCTACGAATTGACTGAAGCTTCTCATTGAATTTTTCAGTCAGTTCTTTACGAATTGCATCTTCTTCAACTATCTGCTCTTCAGCAACCTCAAGCCTTACGCGCTTTCCACCTACGGTGATGATAATACCAGAGGCACGAATATCTGTGAGATCGATACCAGAGATGATTTCATCTACTCCTAGAGACACCTCTTTTTGTAGTTTTTCAACATCTGTTTTTGACGATACCATTTTATTTTCCTTAGTTAGAATTAATATTTGTTTATACTATCTGGGCTATCTTAATCCCATAACTATTAAAAGTCAAGGATTATTTCAATCTTCGATAGAAAATTTCCAATTAACTACCTTACCAAAATGGTACACGATTATATCTGAATCCGAATTGATTTCTTCGATGGAATCTTTAAGAAAATCTTCAACATCTTGTTTATTATCAAATCCAGCACACCACAAGGCACTTAAAAAATCCCCAAAAATAATAGTGACCCATTTATTTTTTAGTTTTGTAATATCACCATATTCATCAAGACGTTCGCAGTCATCAATATCAAGAGAGGGATAATTGTCTAGATACCATGAAAACTTTATCTTTTTATTATCCTCTAATACACACTCTTCACATCCCAGACTTCCATCCTTAAAAGTTAGAGGAAAAGCCCCAATCTCACAATGACACTCAGGGCATATGTTTTTTTGAGATTTTCCCATTATTACTTGCTGTTGTCCACATATTTTTTCCTTAGTTTTAATAATTAATAAAATACAATCATTTCCCCTAATATATAAGAAAAATTATTATCTGTCAAGAGTTATTATTGTAAAAGGCAAAAAAATAAGGGATATAAACCGTTTGGTCTATATCCCTTAAAAGAGGACATCATTTTAAATTAACAAAAGGGTCATCAGTCCTACTTCTACCCTCTTAATCTATCTGTACATTGATAGGACAACCAGCACAGAGTCAACAGCTAATAAAATGACATTTTTGATACACCTAACAAGGGAGATATGATAACCTGAAAGTATCCTTTCATGGGACGAGATTGTACAAATCTCTGGTATTATAACTTGCTAAAAATGGTATATCGGATGTCCTCATGTTCAACAACATAAGTCATTGATTTTACGACATTACATCCCTGCTACATCGTAGGGCTTCAGCTCAATAGCCATGCCAGCTGTAATAGTGGTGGGTGCATCTGCCTGATCAATCTCCGCTCCATTAAGAAATACGCGGAATTTGCCCATATTTGCGGCGACTGCTGCTTCTACAACAGTCGAACCGAAAGATTCGCCCACTGATGAATCAAGTGACTGACGAGAGCCATTTACGGTAATAGTGGTTACATTTGCAACATGGGTAGTTTCAGTGTTCCAAGCCATTTTAAATCTCCTTTTTACAATTTTGATTAACATGTTAGATTATTCTAACACACCTTTAATTAGGGACTATATTAATCCCTCTACTATTTAATAGACACTATACTCTTTATGAATTATAATGTCAACCCCTTTTTTGAGTTTATGTTGTTAAAGTTTTGGATCTATCATCATCCGTGGATTGAGACTAACCTATTTACTTTAACAACATATCCTCTTCATTATGAAAGATACTATACCCTATGTGATATAATATGTCAACATTTATTTTTAATCTATATCATCTTTGCTTAAAATGAAATATTTTTCACTTCCGTCTTCATTAATAAAGGATATAATACCTGCATTCAGTTTTTCTATATAATTAACAGACATGGTGAATTCCTCATATCTATCCCCCAATACCTTAAATGCATTGGAAAATGGTTTAAAATCGAAACACATAATTGTATCTGATAGGTCAGTAGATCCTAGCTCGAATGTCAGACCATTAGAGTAGCTGTTTGTTTTATCAGTTGCTTCAATATATATTTTACCATTCTTAACAACAAAATATATCTTCTTAAATTTACTAGCTATTTTTTGAATTTTATCTAGATTATACATCCACTCATGACTTATCTTTACATCATACACATGTACGCCATCTGTTTTTGGGCCTGAACCGCTAAAAGTTGGTACTAAATTTGGAGAACAGAAATGAATAACACTTTTTTGCCCATCCGCATTTAAAATAATATGATTGTCTTTAATACCAATCTCTACATTCTCACAGTCAGATAATAAATCTAAATGGGTTCGTATTTGGTTACTTGGTTCGTCAAAATAAAATGATGCTTCTCCTTTTACATCTGGGATTAAATCATTATTCATTTTTAAGATAACCACATAATTATCTCCACGCATACCAACTCTTATCCTTTCTTTATCTACAGTAAAGCCAATATTCGATGAGGAATAATTAAGAGTTCCCTTTAACAACAAATTTTTAAAGCTATCAATATTTACGTTCAATATAATTCTCCTTGTTTTATATATTATATATAGAATACTATAAAATAACAGAAATGTAAACCAGTTTATATAAATACTAATAGAAATAACAAAACCCATTGCTACGCTAATAGCTAATGGGTTTCTAACCACAATCTACTTTGAAGGAGTAAATCATGTCTATCCATATTTATACCAAAAAATGCACTAAATGTAATGAAATAAAATCTATTGATGAATTTGGTATATCTAAATCAGCAAAAGATGGTCATAACTTTAATTGTAAACAATGTAGAAAACAGCACTATATTAACAATAGAGAAGATATTATAGAGAAGTCAAGACAATATTATATTGACAACAAAAAAGACGTTTCGTTATATCAAAAACAATATTATATTGACAACAAAAAAGACATTTCTTTATATAAGAAACAATATCGTACCGATAATATTGATTATATAAAGAAAAAAAGTAAACAATATCGTACTGATAATATTGATTATATAAAGAATAAGTGTAAACAATATCACAAATATCATGCATTATACGAAACATATGCTCATCAGCTAACAATGGAAGAAGAGCCAAGATTGGCTGATGATGGCGTAGCACTTGAGGTAAGATGCAAATATTGTGGTAAGTATTTTAAGCCTACTAATATGTCCATATCTAGTAGAATATTATCAATAAATGGAAATTATACAAGTGATAATAGTCTTTATTGCTCTGACAATTGCAAAAAATCTTGTGGAACATATGGTCAAAAAGTATATCCTAAAGGGTTTAAAACTAACACGTCTAGAGAAGTACAACCACAATTAAGAAAATTAGTATTAGAAAGAGACATTTGGATGTGTCAAAAATGTAGTGATATCAATGCCCAATTACACTGTCACCACTTTGAAGGGATAGAAATAAATCCTATTGAAAGTGCTGATATTGATAACTGTATTACATTATGCAAAGCATGTCACAATATAATACACAAGCAAAAAGGCTGTGATATGAGAAGAAATAAATGCAATTAAAACTACTTTAATCGTCTTATAGACAACATGGCCTCTCTCGAAGATACATCATATTTATCCATAAACTCTTGTATTTCTGAATCTTTTTCTATACCAATACCAATTTTTTTAGTCCATTTTAAATATCTCTTCTTACTCGGAACATTCTTTCTAAAATATTTATATATTAACTCATCTGGTAAATTGAATATATATGGGTTTATTTTATTGCAAATACCAATAAGCCCTGGATCATGAGATAACCACATTGCAAGCATAAAACCGCTGCAATGTTTTTTGTTATAGGTATATGCTGTCTTTTCGTTTACTGCATTTAAACAGTCAGATAAATCAGACATTTTGAGATTCCTTTTCTAATTCTTCATAAGAAACTCTCTTATGGTATATACTCTCAACTTCCTTGTATATCACTTGCTTGATAATTCTTTTAATACCTATCTTTAATTCGTCAAGCTGTTCATCATCTTCGAGTCGTATGAATGCAGAATCGACCATCTCTTTAACATTGATCTGCTTACCAGAGTTATATATAGATTTGGCAGTTGCCTCTATACAATCGACAATCATCAACACTGATGATTCAGTAGTTGTTGGCTTTCTGCTTTTATATCTAAACCTATCTTCTAATATACCATTCTTAGTTTTTTCCTTTTGTTTTAGATAAAATGGCATTAAAATTGCATCTCCGTGATGCTCTGATACAATCTCGATAACTTTACGAGTAATATCTGTCATTTGAGTTAGCATTAAAACAGTATCGCTAATATGCCTTGTTATAATCTGATATGATACAAATGGATCTAATTCATCATGAGGATTGACATTCTCTTGATTCTCAGTAAAATATCCTGGATTTACTATCTTACCAATATCATGGAGCATACCAGCAGCAGACATTAAATCTACATCAAGACCCAACTCAAGGGCAACATTTTCACATAATGCAGATACAGCTTGGCAATGTTTATAAGAGCCGGGGGCTTTATCTCTAAATCTGGTCATTATAGAGGTTGATGGTTCTATAATAGCCTTCAGATTTTTTCTTTCTTCATCAGTTAATATATACATCTAATTCCTTTTTCTATTATTCATCCATACTAAATAAATTAGATGGAATGATTTCTTTAGGTTTTTCTTTTTTTTGTTTATCGATATTATACTCAAAAGGACAATATCTTATCTCACCATCTACCCCAACATGCTGATGTGTATAATATCTAGTTCTTCTAGCTTCAGGATTAGATAATATACTGTATAGATCAGATGCATTTATATGGTCTGAACTATCCACACGGTTATATCTTTGAATATGGTCTATATTGTTATATTCCCATACAGTATCAATTACAAGAGGATCATTTCCTATCTCTAATCTAATGGATATGGAATGGATATATTCAAGATTAGGAGGATTGATAGAAAATCTCAATGGGCTATAGAAAGATCTACCTATAATGTGCTGAATTTCATTTCTTAGACATTTCTCAAAATAATATATAAGGGAATTATATTCATGGGTTGTCATATGGGCAGTATGGATATAACCAATTTTAATAGCCCTAAGAATCATATCTTTAAAAGCATGTTTAATATCATATGCTATACTACTAATAAGATTTTTTTCATCTAATGTAGACTTATATCTATAATAATTATCCATTAAAATTAACCTTTACTTTAATTCATTGAACTTTATTTTATACACGTTCCAGATATCAGGCCAAATATCGGTATAGTATACATTTCTAAACAACTCACAATATGTACCAGCATAACGTAGTTGTGATAGATTAACACAAGAATTAATTACGCTGGTACAACGACTTACGATGAATTCGTGATATTCTTCTTCTAGGGTTTTATCCATTATTAAATAACTCCTTGAGACAACATTTTAAAAAACATTTCCATAAAATTAATTTCTTTAATACAGCTTGTATTATCCTTATGTGAATGCTCACCAACCAACAATATAGCACCCACATCATTAGCGAATAAATCATCATCAGCACTATCCATGATTTTATCATAGATGTATTTGTATAATGCAGTATAGTCAATATGATGGCTACGCAATAGTTTTCTTACATTATCTGGATTGCCAGTTAGCATAGCTTTGAGAATATCATCATATACATCGTTTATTGTAGTAATGACAAGATATTCAGGAAGTACGCCATTGATAACGTTCTCCTGTAATGATATAATGGTTTGACGTACATCAGGGTAGCATTTTTTAATCAAATCCACAAGAGTTTCTTTTTTATATCTAATACCTTCAGATTTAAGGATATACTCAAGATGTTTGAATATCTCTTTTCCTGGTGGTGGTAGCATCTCAACCACTCTAAATCTGGACTTGAATTCTGGTGTTATTTTATCACCATAGTTTGCACATACAACAAATCTTGTTGTATTATGCACAGTCTCAATGAAATCTCGCAATGCTGCTTGGGTATCTGGTGTTAGATGATCACAATTATGTGTTGGTATCCCGTTCTCAGTAACAAATGTGTGGTTTCTTTTAACATTTAGATTAATAACCCTACCAGTACCAATATTTGTAATTCTTTTAATTTTTATTGTCTTCATTAACAAAATATTTTAACCTTTTTTTAATATTATTGTCCCAATTTTCAATAATCTCCGTATTGAGATTATCATGAAAGTATATTTCAGATATATAAACATATATATAGTCATTATCTTCACACCACTTCAATGCACTTTTATGTTTTGATATATTAACATCATCCATCTGTCTAATAAATGGTTTTACTTCATACAATATCTTTTTATTAACATCAACAAAATCAACAATATAACTTCTACATTTACCATCTTTAGGTGATATGTAGGGTATTCTGATATTTTCATACAACAAATGTGGATTTAATTGATGAAATGAAAATTCCCATGCACTTCTATATGATATACCACCATGTTTTATAACAATACCATTATAGCAGTTTGATATATTAGGGGTGAAATCACCATTCTTGATCTTATCCCTCATGGATTTTGATACCTTTACAGATAATTCTTTCTTCTTTTCAGGATTATCTCTAAAATATCTCAACATATCTCAACATATTGATTTTATTTTTATCCCCAATTATTTTATTTGTATTTTTTCTTTTTATAACATCTGTGTTATATTTCAACAACCCCGATTCACGTAATTGTTTAACCTTATCAGAAGATAATCTTTTACCATTGCGTTTTAAACTACACGACAAACAAAATCTACTATGACCTTTAGAAAGACTCAAAAATGTTGTATTTTCATTACATATTTCACATTTAGTGTTGTCACCAAAATACTCATGATATATGATTTTTATTATATCTTTGTTACCTAAATGACAACATAAACCGTTTATATTATCAGTAGTATAATCACATACTGGACAATGATACATACCATCAATCAATATATCATCTTTCCATTCATTATATAGTAGTTTCTGTCTTTCGTTATAGTAACGTTTCAGAGTTCTTAATTTTCTTTCGTTCATAACACATTTCTTTATCAGTATTTATGTAAAGTGTGTGTTTTATGTGAAAATATTATATTCTATAAATCACAATGTGATTATTTCATCATTTTCACTCAAATATTGTAATTCTTTTTCTACGATTTCACCATCATTATTTTTCACAAGAAAAGGATGATTCTTTGTTGTCTTTATCTTTCGACCATCTTCTAATTCCAATTCATAAATATCATCAATCTTATCAGTGATTATTGTACAAGTATCATTTTCTAATTGACCTGTTTTCATATTAAAGGATACTATAGGATATTCAGTATCATTTTTCAAATCTCTAAGTTCAATAGATTCCCATTTATTAACATCACCAATTCTCACCTTTTCATGTTCTTCAAGACACTCATTTAAATACATAATATTATACCTACCTTCTAAGGGTGGTACAGAACAAAATGGTTTTATTTTTTCTCTAAAGACATCTATACCCCTTTCATCAGATCCATTCAGCTTACGACAATTAAAGCCAGTCTGTTTCCGTAGAATATTAACCCATGTTCCCTTTCCAATACCAGGACTTCCTATCAACATAATATTTGGAATTTCTTTTAGGGCCTTTATGAGCCTTATCCTTACATCAGGATGTAGTATCATTTCATCAACAGTGGTTGGTTCGTAAGCAAACTCCCATTTTTTACCTTTATCCATTATTTACTCTCCCCTTTAGCTTTCCTGAAGAAATAAAAGACACAACTGTTTTTTCTGGAACATTAAGCTCTTCTCCTGTTTTTGGATTACGTGCTGTTCGTGCTGCTCTGCGAACGAGATTGAAAGATCCAAAGCCAGTGATGGTGACATTATCCCCATCACCAAGACTATCTGATATCATATCGAAAATTATATCAATTACTTCCCTCACCTCTAAGCTATCAACAAGCAGCTCATCACTCACTTTCTTTACAAGTTCTGATTTGTTCATATTCTACCCCTTTTTGATGTTTTATATTTGATAATACAATTTTCTTCACTATATCCTACATTTTGCTTTATGTCAATGTAATAAATTTTCTTGACATCTACATTCTATATGGTATATTATGATATAGTGTAAAAACTTAACAAGGAGATTGGTATGAAAAAGATTATATGTGTTGTATTTATGTCTGTATTTTTGGTATGTGGCACGGCTTCTGCCAAGACGTACATTACCAACAAAGGTCATAATGTTGAAACCATGTTGGTGTGTGAAGACGGTAGACTGTTTATGATAACTATTGCCGAAACGATGATACATGGATCTGTCTCTGTATCAACTGTTCAAGTATTATCTACTTCATTTGAAAGGGGAAATGGCAAGCCATTGAAATGTAAATAATGATAAATAATATACAAGCTGGTAGTATAGTAATATGTGTTAAGGTGCGTGGTGTCCCTAGACATAGATGTGGGTATGGGTGGAGAGCGGGGAGAATATTTACTGTCCATAAAATAGAAATGTGTAATAATGGTAAATGTATTTTATGGGATAAAAAAGGACATGGGGTATATAAAGAATTCGTAGTTATTTATGATATTATACCAGAGGATATGTTCATATTATGAGAAGTATAGAAAAAACGATAGATTTTATAAAAGAAGCACATGCTGGTGTGTTTGATAAAGTCGGAGTACCTTATTGGCTACATCCTTTTGCTGTTTATAGTCTTCTTGGTGTCGATGCAACAGATACAGAGAAACATGCAGCACTTTTACATGATATTGTCGAGGATACTTCATATACTTATGATAATCTTCATGATATGGGATATACAGAAGAGGTTATTGATATCCTTAAACTTGTTACCAGAGATGTAGATGATCATAGACCATATCTTATATGGATAAATGAAATTGTTGACTCTGGGAACATATCGGCCATGAGGGTCAAGAAAGCAGATATAGAGCATAACATGCTTAGAGAAAGAATGGATCTTCTCGATGAAAAAACTCATATAAGATTAGAGAAAAAATATATATCAGGTATTAAGAGAATTATAGAGGGAGTGGAAATATATGTTAAATAGTCGGAGTTGTGACGTTGTTGATATATTGATAGAAATACACCGAGCTAAAATTATTATATCATGCTTTAAATGCACTCATCGGCTATTGTTAGATTGTGATATAGATACCGATAATTATAACTATCGCTGTGAAAAGTGTGGGAGCTTGGAGGGTTTTATAAGTAAAGATGTATATGATCATAGGGTAGGAAAAGAAATTAAATGCAATATAGTACCAGAGGTGTTATTTACAATATAAATTCCCTATGTTATTATTGGTAGATAAACATAAGGAGTTTTAATGACAATAGATCCAAATTATTTAATATCATGCATGTTCAAAACTGCACTAGAAGATAGGCAATATTTAACAACTATAACAACAGTTTTCATACCAGAATACTTTGAAGATGCCACACATTCTGAAATTTTTAAATCTATTAGTGAACACCTTCTAGAATTTAAAGAAGTCCCTCAACGAGACATAGTAATACAATCTGTATCTTCAAGTGTTCGTGAGGATTGTAAAAATTTTTTTACTGAAATGGATTCTATAGATTATGACACTTCTCGTAATTATACATGGCTATTAGAGAATACTAATATATATCTAAAAGACAGGGCAATAAAACGCGCTATTATGGATTCGGCTGATATTATCGATAGTGGTGGTAATGTCAATGAAATCAAGTCTTTAGTAGAGGCAGCTCTATGTAAAGATATTAAAATAAATTTAGGGCTTGATTATTGGGGCAAATTATTTGAACGCCTTAAAGACACATTTTCTGCTACCGATATTAGAATTCCAACATATCTACCCCAACTAGATGAATATTTAAATGGTGGGTTTCCCCCCTATACATTTTCAGCTTTTATTGGGAAGATACATTCTGGAAAATCGAATATAATGGCCAACATCATAACCAGGCAGGTTATGCACGGTCATAACGTTGGAATATGCACTCTTGAGATGTCAGAAAAAGCATTTGCCCAAAGATTCGATTCTATATATTCTATGTTGGATATTAACAGAATGTATACCAATAATCAGATGAAGAGAGATTTATATTCTGCATTAAAAACTTTAAAAAAACAGGAAGGGAGAGGAGATTTATATATTAAAGAATTTCCTACTGGTACAGCATCAACGGCTAATTTTAGAATATGGCTAAGAGAGTTAGCCATGAGAGGAAAAGCCCCTGAAATATTATATTGTGACTATGTTAATCTAATGAAACCTGAATATGGTTCAAAAGATTCAATGTATGGAGATGTTAAGAAAATATCAGAAGAACTAAGAGCAATAGGTTTTGAGTTTAATATTCCTGTTGTTTCTGTATCTCAGCTAAACAGATCAGGATCTTTTCTAACACTAGAAGAAGTTGATATGAATAGTATATCTGAAAGTTCCGGCCTTGGAGCAACAGCAGATTTTGTAGCTATATTAGGATCTGATGAAGATGCCATGGTATATGAAAGTGAAGTTGCTTATAAAATATGTAAAAGTAGATTTGGACATAGTGGTATTATCAATAGATTGTATCTTGATGACAGATCTCTAAAATTGTATGATGTTTCTGAAATGGATTTATGGATAGAAGACTCTAAAAGAAGTGGTGGTAGTACAAATATTTACAATAAAGGATAGTTATGAACATAGATCTTCATGGGTTCTTACAGGAGGATATACAACCTTGTAAGGGTAGAGTATATAGAGGACATGTTTCATGTTATATGAGTGAAAATGGCACATATACCTATAAAGAAACAATGGTTCCTTTAAAACGTATGTCCTGTAGAGGATGTGATAAATGCGGTGCTTTTGATGAAACCCTACAAGAAGATGTATATAGCCAAAAAGCACCTATGATTAACAACATAGAGGATGGTGCTATCTACCAATTGCAGTTTGTGAACTGTGTACCTGATTGGGAAACAGGATTTATAGATGACTTTGATTTAGAGTTTATTAAGATTGTAAAATAATTCTTTACATATATCCTATAATAGTTGTATTATGTATATATCAACGTCTATTATATTAAATAAACAAGATTGGGGCGCACCAAAAAATTTAATACCAGAAGAATTTTTTATTTTATAAAACAATAAGGAGATAAAGATGGCAACGATGGAAAAAGAAGGCATGTTTTTTGTTGTAAATGAAGATTCTACAGATACAGCCCCTCGAAAGATCTACTTTGACCTTGAGGATGTTCTTATGGATGGAGCAGAATATATTGATGTATTCGACAAGGATGGTGATAGAATCTATCTATATATGTTGGATGAAGAAAATAGAGAGTATACAAGACAGGATGTATAAATCATGAGAATTATCGGAAAAACACGTGATTATTATGATAGTGTAAGGGCATTTGGTATTGATCCAAACTGCGTTTATATTAGAAAAAGAGAAGAAGCTGATATCAAAGATATTGATTTTGATTTCAATAGTGTGTTTTATACCGATATCTCATATAATAAAAATAGATTCCCTTTCCTTGGTGATGGTAGGGGTAATGGGGATTTCCACTGGAAAATGTATATAATTGGATTTAGTGGGAGACTGTATCCATGTGTTAAATTAGAGTATGAGCATACAATTTATCACAAAACAGAAAAATTTGTTTCTTATGTATATGATCCAGCAGATATAATTGATTTCCTTACTACTCATAAACTAAAAAAAATCATTAAGATATATCAAGAAACTGGTGGATGGAATAACCTCACAGAGGAAAAAATGAATGGATTCTTTGCTTATGTAAAAGGCAAAGATAAAGAATGTGAAGATCTATTCCACTTAGAGCGTATCCCTACCTTTGTTCTTAATATTCTAGATAAGAAACTAGTATGGAATGAAATTCTAGAAGACTTTCAATTCTATAAGGTTGTAGATACATTTACGGCATTTCAAGAGCTTTCAGGGTATATCAGTGGTGTTCTTGGTGGACAGTCTCCAAAAACAGTAGATATCAGCAATGAAGTTATGATTCATAAAAGGGGGTTTAATGATATGAGCTTTAAGAAAACCCCTGGAACTAAAAGAGGGAGAAATAAAAATGTTTAAAAATATAGCTATTATTTTAGGTGTATTGTGTTTGTGGACTATTATTTTATGTATATTGTGTATGTTGACTGGTACTGCCATGGCTAGTACCGTTATGCTTGGTAAGGATGAATTTGTATCTGAAGTATTCTGTAAAGAAGGTCTTAAATTTATGATTACTGTTGTTAATATTCATAATGAAAAATCAGCACAGAGATCATTTACAGTGACTCAGATGTTTGAGTATGATTCTACATTGGGGAGTACGCCAATGCAATGCCCTCAAATAGGATATCGTGTACATAGAAAATATATGGATACTAACTAATTGTGGGTATATTAACCAATATACTTATGATAATAGGGTTGTGGTATATACCCTAAATGTGGATCTAGTCACCAGCTTGGGTGTATCATGACTATATATGCTATAAATATTTTAAATGCAGTTTTTATAGGAGACAATATATAAATAGTATTGAATAAAAGGTTATTGCTACCAATAGCAATATATGGAGATATTTTATTTTGAATCGCCGTGATAATAAAACCACAATTCAATATTATTGTGCAAAATGCAGAGCTAAAGAAGATCTACTTACCGTAGAACAGAAAAATGACCATAATGAAGTAGTTGGAATGATTGTTTTATGTCATAACTGTACAGATAGTGTAAAGGGGAAGAGAATAGAGATTAGCTTTGTTGGTAAGGATGACTTTCTTGAAGAGATAATGGATAACATCTTTGATGAAGCAGGGTTGGATATTAACAAGTATAATGCATGGAATTAAATTATATGGAAAAATGATAAATGCTAAGAGACTATCTTAATGATAATATAATAAATGAGAAATCATTGTCTAGATTGTATAGAAAATTTGAAGAATTTCCTTCTGGTGCTATAACTGCGTTTAGAGGTGAATTCTCATCTAAAGAGAATAAAGCAAGAAATAAAATCTTAATATCCAAACTTTTGACATTAGGATATGACGTTGTTAGTGTAAAAGGAACCTATATAGAAGACTTTGGCAGTGAATCAGAACATGAAGTTAGTGAAAACAGTTTTATTGTAACTGATAGAAAAGGAACAATCGATACCCTAGAAAAAAATCTTAGTAAACTAGGCCATCTATTTGATCAAGATTCTGTTTTAATAATACCTCCTGGGAGCAGTCCATATTTACTAGGCACATCAAAACGCCCTAATGCATGGCCTAATTTTGGCAAAAAAGAATCTCTTGGTGGATTTAAAGGAGGTAAGGGTAAACAATTTTTTTCTAGGGTTAAAGGACGCAAGTTTACATTTGAAGAAATAGAAATAATCCAGCAACCAACTACTATAAATGGTAGATGGGGGTTGCATATCTTGTCAGAGAAAAGATGGCAAGACATAGTAGATATAGTTTGAGGTGGTTGTAGTGTTTAAAGGTTATTGGGTGTCACCTAAAGGAGAAGTTTTAGATTTAGGTTCAAAGACACATATACAAGTAGTGATAGAAAATCCTAAAAAATTCGGTGAAACAGCAGAGAGTATTCAAAGAGATTATGATGCTCGTGATGAGAAAATGAATTGGGAAGGAGAGGCACGTAACGAGATTATGATACGCATTATAAAACGTGGATGGGCTAGGATTAGAGAGCGTTCCAATCAATGGACTGTACAGGTTGATAAACTAACTCCAAAAATGAATGATGTGTTATGGATGTGGGCTAATACCATATCAAAAACAGTGCATGACAAATATGCCCCTGTTCTTATATATGATTTAGGTAGTATGAAATCAAAAGGAAAATCAATAGACTTTATAGATCTATCTAGTGGTAAAAGTGTATCGGAAAATGTTAATTATAACACAAAACATTTTAAAATTGTTAATGATGTTAATGCGTTAAGCGATATAACATACCCTCCTGAGTTTGATTATCATAGTATAGATTCATCCATCAACAAATATCTAAAATAAATGTTGACTTATTATTGATATCCTCGTATATTATCTCTATAAGATTAACGTAAAGCTAAAAGGATATCTAATGAAAGATATGACCAATGAGGCAGATGGTGAGTGGGTGTGGAGCGTAAATATACTAAATCTCGTACATGGCGGCTGTTTTCAAAAACAGGTTATTGCCCAGTCTGAAATAGAAGCTATGGATTTTATGAGAGAAGTAATATTTGATGGTGGTATATCTCATGAAGTATCTGTTCTTAGTGCTATTCGTCACACTCAATGGAATTAAACATAACGGTACTAACCCTCTTTAAGAAATCATCTGGTCTATTACCAGTGCCGCGCATCCATGCTTCTCTACCCTCTTTTTTATTCCAATTAACATAGGGTGTGTGGCGTTTCTTTTTAATAACAGTCATATTACTATCGTCAGTGTTTACCAAAATATGTTCTATCTCTGACCACTTTTTAATATATAAATCAATGATTGTATCTTTATGAACATTTACACGTGTATCATGAAATATCATATGTCCACCGACCTTTAGTAGATCCCATGTCAGTTCCATAAACTCCTGTCTAAGATTGGATATACCATCATTAAATATCATGTCATATTTGGTATTATAATTTCTTCTTTTCCAATCGTCATATATCACAAAAGACACATCTTTAGTAATACCTAATATATTTAGATTATCTTTAGTAAGATTAATCCATTCAATAGACGTATCAACACTGGTTATGTTTCCTTTTGTGGATTGTGCCATAACCTGAGTAGACCCACCAACACCAAATTCTAGTATGTTTTTGGATCGTGTGCTAAATTCAACAAGAACTTTAACATCTTGCTTTGATAAGTCACCTATATATCTAACCATTAGTTATCTCCTTTACCCATTCTCTCATCCGTGGTTTGGGCGCATAACCTATTAATAATTTCATCATTATGACATCAGCAAAGTTGGACTCTATCCCTACGCTTGAACTATTAGTGTTTAGTATATAAGGACAATTAAACATTTTAATAATATCTAATATTGATGTTGCTATTCCTGTACCTACATCTAAAGTATGCATAGTTGATGGGGGTACATCCATTAAATCTATCATAACATTTAATAGATCATTTAGATGTAAAAAGTCTCTACCTTGAGATCCATTTCCATTAGCAACTAGTGCTTTTCCTTCTCTATATGCCTTTACAAATTGGGCCATTACTGAACTTTTTTTCTCAGCATAGTTATCACCGCCATATATGTTAGAAAATCTCAAAACATATCCAGAATTCATTTCGTTTAGCAAAGTCTCTGATTCATGTTTACACCACGCATAATGACTAGATTCTGGATTCTTAGCAGCTTGTGAAGAAGAAAACATAACAGGACATCCAATTTCTGAAGCAGCTTCAGAAATGACTTCTGTAGTTTTTACGTTATCATATGTAGCTTGTTCTTTATGTTCTTCACATGCTAATATCGATGGGAGAGCAGCAAGATGAACAATCCAATCTGGTTTGAATTTTACAATGAGTTCTTTAACTCCAATAGAATTAATATTATCACCAGTTATTTTATCTATGCCCATAACATCATGATTCAAACTTCTCAATGCCTTACATAGGTTATTTCCTATATATCCAGAACTCCCCGTTATTATTATTCTCATTTAGCCTCTAATATTTTTCTTAACCTACTAACATTATCAGTGCAAAGATATGGCACTAATCTTTTAATCTCTTTATCTGTTTTATCCCACCATTTTAATCTAAGTAAATACTCGATATCTTCATCAGAGAATCTTTTTTTAATTAATTTAGCAGGGTTTCCGCCAACAATAGAATATGCCTCTACATCTTTTGTCACAACGGCACCGGCTGCTATAATAGCCCCACTTTCAATCGTCACGCCGCCCATTATAATAGCACTCTGTCCTATCCAAACATCATGACCAACCACTATAGTATTATATATAACAGGATGTCCCTCTATAATCTTAGACCCACCATTCCAATAATCTAATACAGATAAAGGATATGTAGTTATCCAGTCTGTCTTATGACCCCATGTTATAAATTGTATACCACCGGCAAGTGAACAGAAATTACCTATTTGTATTTTCCCTCTACCAACTTTTTGTATGGGGCCATAGGTATGTCTACCTACACAATTTGCAAATTTAGGATGTGTCTCTCTTGTAGTTTTAAATTCTCCCATTTAACCACTCATCTATATATAATTCTTCCTTGAGATTTAACCACTCTTTTCTATTTTTATCCAGTTCTTTATAATGAAGCTCATCAATTGTTAGTTTATAATTATCCAACAATTCTATTTCATGTTTGGTATCTATCACACCTACCCCATGATCTGTGTTCACAACAAACATATGGTATGGGTATTTTTGACTTGTTAATACAAAAGCTTTCCAGCAATCGCCATTCCAAGTTCCTTTAGCTCTCTCTATAGGAACTGCCTGGTGTGCCTTATCAATTGGGTTGCAATCGTGTAACACCACCACACCACCATCATTCAAGCATTTAAGAGAATTTTCTATATCTTTCAACACCTGTTGATGATAATGAAGACCATCTATAAAGACTATATCATACCTGTTGTTGTTTTGTCTGAAAAAATCATCAGATGTCATATAAACAAGTCTTTCATCTTTCCATACAGGATTTGGTTCTATTCCTGTCATATTCAGACACTTAACTTCTTTAAAACATTTACCTTTTTTTATACCTATTTCTAAGTAATCTACATATTTTCTTTTTTTAATTATTTTGTTTATAATCTGTGCTCTGTTCATTTATCTCTCTTTTGGATATAGATCTGGAAATTTTTTATAACGCGCTCTTACTTCTGACCTATCGCCATAGAAATCATAGTAATAAAGAACTTTATCAATACGTGCTTCACTTTTAAGGACTGTTGCCATAACTCTACCCCATTTACCATCCTTCGCCCTTCCTGTGACCATAAATGGATGTTTTACAGCTATACTCCTTTTAACGCACATTATATGGTTTGTCATTCTATCATATCCATATGGTTGCTTGCAGTTAACAAGGTCTTTCCCGTACTTAACCTTTTTAGGATCTTTACCATTTATTGTAATCTCTACATCAAACACCACGCTATCTACAGTTCTATCTCCAATACCTGCTAAGATATAATCAATATAATCAGATGTTATTCTGTCATCATCATCGACATGAACCACATAATCTCCCTGTGCCATATTAACTAATGTATTTCTCTTAACACCAACATCCATTAGCCCATTATCCCCTAGATATAGAATTTCTACTGGCTTTCCAGTAGCTTGTTTATCCAACTCTTTAATAATGCTAGGTAGTTGGTGTAGCCTGGATGGTAGTGTGCATACTAAAACTGATAATTTTATATTAGACATTATACTCCTTGTAGTGTTGTACCTTTTACTGCTTTTTCTAGATACATTGTAAATGGATGATTTTTCTTTATATCTCTATAGCATTCTACAGCAAATTCTTCTCTTCTTTTATTTTTATTCAACCAATAGCTAGAAACAACATCTAAATCATCAAAAACTACAAAATGCTTATCTGGCTCATATATACCATAACTACTATGGGTGTTTACCAAAGTAAAAACTTTATTACACATAGAAAATAAAGCCCTTAATTGGGGTAGCTCATAGAATTCACCCCTACTTAGAATCAAATGTATCTTTGATCTTAATATAATATCATCTCTCACCGCGCCAAACCCACCTTTAACAGTTATAATATTTTTATAATTGTTATGATAGTAGATCTTGTCATTATTTTTACCACCAATCAAAGGCCCTATATGGACAACATTCATTGTTTTTGCAGGACGGATTTTAGACATAGACTCAAATGCTGATGACCATCCTATAGGGCAATATACAGCAGATGCCCCATATAATGGTCTATTGATAAACATATCAAGAACTAGATCAAACTGTGATGTCTTTTCTTTCCATATTTTAGGTGATGATGAATATTCCTGTTGTTCTGTATTAAAAAAAACATTAAATACATTATTATCAAGAACGTTTCTATTTTTTATTACGCCTATATATACATTAACATCTATACCCTTATTATCTATTAAGGGAACTATATTATTCTTTGGAAAGTATGTATATATCTTATTGACAGTGTGGCCTAATTCAGAGATAGATAATGTAAAAGCCTTTATTAATTCTATAAATGTTTTACTCTTACCACACATTATAATATTTATTTTCATTTATTCCTGAAAATCATCGAATATTCAGAATACCATCCAGTACCTATCTCTTTTCTATAGATATCAGAAAATATTTTAGTCTCTTCTTCTTCATATGTATAACCTCTGGATGTGAATAGATCTATCCAGTATTCCTTAGGCTGTGGGTTAACATGAGAATGCCCTCCCTCGCTAGGATTTGCTGTAATAAACAATACATCTCCATGAGCACAGATATTATTAATAGTAATATCGATATATTCTTTTTCTATATGCTCTAATACTTCAACTGAAATAACAAGGTCAAACTTTTTCCCAACATAAAAAGGCTGTCTTATGTCTTGAATAATATATTCATCGACATTGGTTTTTAGGTACTGTTCAAAATGAACCGTTCCCTCGACACCATATGTGGTGCATCCGAGCTTTCTCCAACTATTGGTATGTACACCATTAGCAGCACCTATATCCATCACAGAGGTAGGCTTAAAGTGGTTATAGAGCAATTGTATTTTCTTATCCGAATCTTGATATCTCCATTCCTTGCTTACAATATTGTTAACATATTGTTTAGAGTAGAGTTCTGAGAGGTTATTCATATATTTTCCTAATTAAATCATATAGTTGTTTTGCCCGTATCTGGACTGTATGTCTTTCTTGAATTAACTCAAGACCTCTAGTTGCAATATTCTCTAACCGCTGTTTGTCTTTTAGTTGTAATGTAATAAATTTTTGTATATCCATATCCATACTTATTTCTAGCATGTTTATATCTGGTACAAACCCCAAATCATTCATCTCATCTGTATAGTCGCAACATAATACTGATCTACATGCAGGTATTTCAAATATTTTCATCACGGGATATTTATAAATACTATTACAAGCAAACGATATAAGTGAAGAACTAAGCAATTTAGCATAGTCACGTCCTATAGGCCATTTATTATCAGCCATGCCTTCTACTGGTCGATCAATTCTTTGGTAATGTCCACTAGATTTCATTTCATTATATACTTTTTCTCTTAAAGGATATATAGATCCGGCTATACTACCAGTTGTTAATGAATATATACTTCTAGGCTCTTGATAGTCTTTAAAAAATGTCACATCTACTGCATGTGGCGACCAAATTATCCTATCTCTATTGATAGTAGGATGGTTATCGTAAAAAGCATCCCTATATCTCACTATAAAATAATCAAATTTATGAAAAATTGAATTCGCTGTCCTCACAATGTTCATACATTGATTATGTTGGTCTTCTATGAGTGTAAACTTAGGAATAGTTACTAAATTCCAATCTTCCCCCATAAAAGCAAACAAAGCATCAGTAATAACTACATCATAATTGTTGTTTATATTGCTTATGTCCAGCTCTTTTATGTAACTATTAGGGTTTTTAAAAAATTCTTGTTGATATTTCCTGCCATGAATACCTACTTGTTTTTCATAGATATCCATATCACACAAGGTTGCTAATTCTTTCTGTAGTGGCGTAAACAGATTGAACGCAACCCTATGACCTCTATTAACAGTTACAAATAATACTCTCATAGATTGTTTTCTATATTAATCAACCTATCTTTTAGAGTTATTATATTGTTTTTCTTATCAAACAACTCGCCCTGTGCCATATATTCTTGTAAATCTTGAGTATCAGCCCATGCCTTTCTTATGGCATAAGCAATATGTTTATCATCCTGAAATGTATATCCAAGATCCCCCATTTGCTCTCTAGCTGCACCTACACTTCTAACAATTGGTACACATCCAGCATTCATGGCCTCATAGATAGACAATGAACAGCTCTCTATACGAGATGGAAATAAAAGATATTTTGAATTATTCAAGATGCTGGCCATCTGCTTTCTGTCTTGATTTATAACAATAGGAATATCCAAACTTCTTAGATATTTAACACTGGCTTGATCATTCATATTACATATAGCAATCAAAAGGCTCTGTCTTGCTTTTTTTAACCTATGAACAGTATCAACAAAAACATCAATGCCTTTTTCTTTCGCCCCATTTATTCTTGCAATATGAACAAACTCTATTCGTCTATTTGCCTGTGGATTGCCACCATGTGCTCTAAATAATGAGTAGTCATGTGGTGGTATAACAACATTCATATCCAACTCGTACTTACTGGCAGTGGTATTAGAATTAGTCCATCTCTCAATGATAGATGGATGATCTTTTACATCCCCATCTGATATACACCAGTTAATAGATTTGCGATCACTAAAGGATGGTTGTACATTGCCTCTAAAAAACATTACATCCTTCTCTTCATTGGGAAGGGGGCCGTTGATAATAAAATCATACCCATTTATGTTTTTATATCCATTAAAATATAGTTGGGATTGTAAATCTCTGAAGTGGCTTAATTTCTCATTAACCCTAGTCCACATTTTTACATCCCATCCCAATTCTTTAATTGTATCCATATAGGATAACAATGTTCTAATACTACCACCTATTTTATTAATCTTAGGCGTATAAAAAATTATTCTCATCTTCCCCATGTAAAACCCCATTTGTTTTTAAAATACTTTTTTCCCTGGTTAGCAGGTATTATGTTGTGCCTAACTTTATTGTATGATGGTGTGTTCTTACCCTTATCATTTAGTGGTTTTAAATAATTAAGACATAAAACTCCTAATTTCCATCCAGCATAATGAATTTGGAGCGTCAAATCAAAATCTGCCCATCCAATCACATAATTTTGATCGTACTTACATTTATCAAATATCTCTCTTCTCCACATAGCTGTGGCAGATCCAAGACACGTTACATCGTGAAACCCCTGATTAAAACCGAGAACTTTCAATCGAGGTTTTGGTTTTTCTTCTAAAACTATTTTACTATAGCTTGGATCACACCATAAAGATACTACCCCATATTCAGGCTTGTCTTCTAGCATACTGGCAAGGGCTTGGAATGAATATTTAGGGAAGAACATATCATCATCGGTGGTTAATATATAAGGAGAGTCAAACTGCTTTAAAGCACGATCTATAGCCTCTCCCCTTGGAGCACCAGTACCCCTATTGATTGAATGCCATTCTACATCAGCTGCATGAAACTGAACAATAAGCTTCTCAATCTCTTTTTTCTTCTCTGCTGGTATGATATTACATTCTTGAATAGTTAAACATAAATTCATTGGTATCTTATGTTTAAGAAGATCTTGAAGCACTAAAATTAAATTCTCCCATCTATTCCACGATAACATAACAACGGTAAAATATGGCTTCTTCTCAGTATCATATTTAACTAGAGGTTTTAGCTGGATATATTGGGAAGACTTTTTTTGAAATTTATGTAGGCTTATACCATCATTTATTTTTACTCTCATACCACATCACATTTTTTTATTTTTACATTATCTATTAGCCATTTTTTATTATTTATGGCTATAATTTTAAGACTATAATTTCGGGATAAGTTTAGTTTCAATCTAATACTCTTCTGCCTTAGTGATATAGAATCAGAGCTATGAGACACACCCATTTTACTAGCCGCACTATATTGATTTTCACCTTGTGATAGCCAATACAGCCATTCTATTTGTCGTGGCTGTAATGTATTTAATATATTATAATTATCCATTAAAATATAATCTTAGGCATGACGTTCTTTCTCAGAATGGGTATTATTGTTTTATCATTTTCTATCGTAGATAATACCTTTTTCATTGTATATTCTATTTCTTGTTCTATTGTTCTTGTGGGTCTATACCCAAGATCGGCAAGTTTTTTAGTAATATAGTTGTAGTAGTGTGTTCCTGTATGTTCAGGTCTAGGAGATGTTATGTGTCTTTTCTGTACATCAAGACCCATATTATTACCAGCTTTTACCACCATATCAGATATATCATTAATAGAAGACCACGAACTAAGCTGGTTCCATGTAAGATATTCCCCTTTTTTAGCGGGGTTTTTTATACCTATCATAAATGCCTGTATGGAGTCATTTAAAGATAAAAATCCCCTCTGATGAAGACCCTCTCCATATATAGTAAGTGGTTCTCCTATACATGCCTGGACAATAAATCTATGTATAACTGTTCCTTGCGACTCATCTGAATCTATTCTGGTGTTTATGCCTGTTATATCTATATCATCTGTATATGATCCAAACACAACTGCTTGCATAACATCAGTACAGCTAAGATTCCATATCTTAGAAATATAGTTCATCATATATGTAGATGATATTTTACTTAAATGGTATAGGGAGTTTGGGTGTCTAGGAAACATAAAATTTTTAGATGTCAATCCATCGACCTCTATAGAGATGGAATTTTCGTCTATAGGTATTCCAATCTGATGATCAAATTCTCCCGTACTCCCGGCAGATATTTTACTAGCATTAGTAGCATATTTTTTCATGCACCATAATATATTATTAGTTCCACAAATATTATTTCTTAATACTTCATCAGACTGCTCTTGGTTTTTCATACTATAAGGAGCAGATGGATTATGGGCAAGATTTATAATATGATCTATTTTATTATGTTTAAAAAGATACTCTAAACTATTATAATCTTTACTTATATCAAAAACATGACTTTCAAAATTACCAAGTCCTTTAAATAATACAACTTTTTCTTTTTCATCTGGTGTGTTTATAGCGGAAACAGAATCACACTTTTCTACATTTAATCTTCTGCTAAAATTATCAACACCTATTACATTATATTCTTCAAGTAATAATCTCTGTGTTAATGCTGTACCTATATAACCAGAATATCCAAGTAATAGCACATTTTTATCTTTATTCACCATCTAATCTCCTACATATTATGTTATTATTCTATAATATCATCTACATCTTCTTTTGTAAACACATCCTTTTTGTAATCTCCATAAGGAAGTTTATCTTTCAGCCTTGTGCCGTTTGCTTTGTGTGGTTTACATAGAAGACAGCCAGCTCTACGGTTTTTACACCTTCCGCGCTTATGATTCACATTTCCTCCTTTTCATGTCACAATTATTTTGCTTATGTACTGCTTTATGACATTTTTTACATAATGCAACACAATTGTCAACATCTGCACTTTCAATAGGGTTAATCTCCACACCTTCATAGTGATGACAGTGTAGATTATTATCACTATTACATTTTTGACATATCCAATTGTCGCGCTCTAATACAAGCTTTCTTAAAGCAGGTTGTACTTCTCTGGTATATTTATTTGCTCTATGGCCTTTAGGGTATTTTCTCTGGCCATATATTTCACATGATTTCTTACATCCATTTGAGCAATAAAATCTATTCTCACCTGATACAGATCCTTTAACTCCATTTATTCTATTACAAGCATTTAATCGTGTAGGTCTATGCCATTTATTACAATAAGTACATCTTACCTCTAGTATATCGTTTTCTACACACCTTACTTCTTCAAAAAATAATTTATCTGAATATGTATTAAAGGATGATGTCAAACCACCGCCTTTCCAACATGGACTGTCTTTGCCAATAAATCTTCCTTTATGTGATTCACTTAATTTTTTACGTGTTTCATCACTTCTTTTTATAGGGCATTTGGTACATCTACGTCCAGATTGTATACTTTGCCATGTAGTTTCATAAATATGACTTTTACCGCATTGAACCAGTAACTTACTTTTACTATTTTTATATTCACCAGAAATAAACTTATAATCAAATTGTTGTAAATAATCTTTAATGTAATCTAATGACATTCTTAATGAATCATGATAACATACTATACATCTATTACCATATTTTATATTATCCCATGTAGTTTCATAAATATGACTTTTATCGCATTGTATTTTTAGTTTACTTTTACTATTTTTATATTCGCCATAAATAAACTTATAATCAAATTGTTGTAAATAATTTATTATATATTCCAACATTACTAATGAATCATGTTTATTTTTTATATGTTTATGACTTAAACTTCTATTATTTTTTCTACATTCAGGACATCTTCCACCTTGTTGAAAGTTGTTCCACTTTACTTTATAATTATGCCCTTCAGTACATTCAATAGTTAATTTGCTATGTGCATCAAGATATTCATCAGATATGAGTTTATATTCAAATGATTCTATATAATCTTTAATGGTTTCATATGATAAAGTTAATCTTTTAGAAGTTCTGCTATTTGAACATTTTCTGCATCTCCTACCCTGTTGAAAATTGCTCCAATTGGTTTTAAAGATATGATCATTAGGACATTGAATTTCTAATTTAACATTATATTTATATTCTTTACTTTTTAGAACATATCCATAAGACAACATAAAATTTCTAATTTTTTCTATTGTTATTCTTTTTCTTGACATTTGATTTCACTCCTTATATAAATAGATATGAGAAGGGACATCAGGTATCACTCCACCTGTTGAATAGTAGTTGCTGCTAATATTCTAACCTTCTATTCTTATTTATATAATAATATCAATCAGAACCTTGCGGCTTTACATTCTCCCCTCTTGCCTTTGCCGCTTTATAGTCGTTCCAATATTGAGAGCTTTGTCCTGTCCAGTCACAACAATCCCGCTGATTATTATAGACCAATTTATAATGAGTGCAATTTGTGATATGAACCATGGGACTACCACATTCAGGGCAATTATAGGCTTCTTCATATTTTTTCAACACATCATCTTCTTCTTTATCGCAGTTATTACATTTCATGCTATATAATGGCACAGTTTATTTCTCCTGTTGTAAATGCTTGTTCATTTTTTTGATGATTTTATCATCATCTTCACCAGTTGCAGGATTCTTAGGGACATTCTCGTTGTCCTTCCTTAACTCATTACCTTTCTGTTCAGGCTCTCTAAGTGCTTCTTTTTCAGGAACCCATTTATGATCCCGATTGGTTAATTTTACACGCTTCCAAATATCATCTTTAATAGGACTATTTGGTTTGTTAAAAGAGTCGAGGGTATTTGAGTAATTTGCTTTATCCTGCATACCCTTAGTTCCAATAAATATATCCCATTTCCAATCAGTTTCATCGACAAATAAGTTAGGATATGCACCAGTTAATCTATTAGGCACACTTTCTTTATTATATTTATGACCAAATATAATATTACCGCTAGGGAAATCATCATCCCCAACTATGCCATTACCAAATGCATCATATCCCCCGGTAACAGTTGCCTCTTCTAACTTCTTTTTCTTTGTCATTATAAAACCTCTATTTTATCACACTAATGCATTTTTCCCTTTTCATGTTACAATAATCTTGTTTATGAACTTCTTTATGACACTTTTTACATAATGTAACACAATTATCAATATCAGCACTTTCAATTGGGTTGATTTCTATGCCTTCAAAGTGATGACAGTGTAGTTCTTTTGATGAGTCACACTTCTGACATATCCAATTGTCTCTTTCTAATACAAGCTTTCTTAAAGCTGGTTGTACTTCTCTTGAGTATTTATTTATTTTATATCCTTTAGGATTTATATGTTGACCATAAATATCACAATTAGATCTACAATCATCAGAACAGTAAAGGTGTAACTCTCCTCTATTTTCTACATTCAAAGCTTTAGTTCTTCCTTGTACTTGTGTATTAGTAGGCTTAAAATACTTACCACAATATTTACATCTTGCTTCAAGCGACATACCATCATCGGCTAATCTAGGTTCTTCTTCTACTGTTAGCTGATGTGCATATGTTTCATATGATGCAAATGATGTCCTATATATTTTTGATTTTTTATTAATAATATCTTTATTGGTACTATAATACAGCCTCTTTTGTTTTTTTATAATAACACTATTATTTTTCCTACGTGTCTTAGCTGTTTTACTAACAGAAATTTTATTATTTTTATAATATTTCTTAGATTTTTCAATAATAATATCTTTATTATTTTTATAGTATTCTTTAGCTCTTTTACTGATACTATCTTTATTGTAAATATAACTCTGTTTGGTACATATTATACATTGATATCTATAACCATCTTTATTAGAAATACATTTATAAAATTCAGAAATGTTTTTAATTTCTTTACACTTAGAACACTTCTTTACATCTGATATCATTATCAGTCTATACTTAGTATTGGTGTATTACAGTTGCGACACACAAAGATACCCATAGGTATTAGCTGTGCTTGCCCTGTTGGGTTATTTGGATCTAACGCCGATATCTTTTTCAAAGCCACTGCTTGATCAAAGAACTGTCCGGTGCATTTTTCACATGTAACGTCTGATGCTGCTGTAAGTGCTTCTTTATTAATTTTTGGTTGGTTCACAATTTATCTCCTATTCTATTATTTATACTAATTTGTTAAGCGTATCATCTAATTCGTTAAACATAATTTCTGCTAGATTAAAAGCTTCTTCTAATGATGTATCGCATGGTTTTTTATAGTTTAGCTGGGTTGTGACATGAACAATCCATTTATATGATTGTTTCTCTCTACCAACAAATACCTCAATGCCATCCTTTCTAGCACGATAAACTATATTATCACCCCACGAATTATCATCTTCGTCCAATCTTGTAAAGATTAGTGTGTTAATTTTACGCTCTTCTTCATTCTGCATAACACGTGGAATCTCCACTTCTACATTTTCACTCATTATATCTCCTTTTCTATACATTTTTTCTTGGGTATGGTTGCTGTTATAACTCTGAATTGAATTTATCAGCCTGGTCGCCATCTAAAGACCTAGCCATAAAGAATAATAAATCGCTGAACATTTTATCATCCCGCTCATCATTTTTAATCGGCAGGTGGTATCCGTGATCTTCCATTAAATTAATAAAATTTGCCTTTTGTACATGGCTAAAACTAATATGTTTCTTCATATATCCACCTCACAGTTAGGTTATAACAATCGCATAAACGCAGACGTGGTAAACGCCTGCGGCCCTATCGGGAATTAACTTCACTGGCCACGCTGGTTATGCGAGGCTGTTATAAATAACTTTATAACAGCCTCGCATAAATATTTATCATTAAGCCAGTCTTGCTCTTCAATTACTAATAGCTCTATTCCTTTATCCTTACATTGAATATTTTTTTGATGATCTCTATAATCAACCCCTTCTAATGAGTGCCAATATCTACCATTAAATTCTATAGCTTTATTCAAAGAAGGTATCCATATATCTAATTCTAAATAATGTCCTGTTTTGGGGTTGATAATTTGTGTTCTATCATTATTTATAACATCTTCAATAGTTAGTGTTTTAACGTACTCAAATACTTCTTTTTCTGGTTTTGATATAGACAATGATTTATAACATTCACGACATCCATATCCATTTAAATGCCCATTGGGTTGTTGTTCAAATACACTATGGATAGGACATATAATTTTTACTTTTATATGAGTGGATATATAATTAACCAAGGAGTAGTTGTATTTGTCACCATGAATAAATTTAGCTTTTTCTATGAAATCTAATGTTGTTAATCTCTGTCCATAGGTATTTTTTAATACACCACACTCAGGACATCCATGTCCATTAAGATGCTCATGAGGTGTTTGTTCAAATATACCATGTATAGGGCATGTAATTTTTACTTTGGTTCTTGAATTATAATAGTCAACATGTGAATAGTCATATTTATCATGAATATTTTCTGCTTTTTGTATAAACTCACTTATTGTTAATATTCTTTTCTGTATACCTCTAGTAATGCCACATTTCTTACATCCATGCCCTTTAAGATGATCATGAGGTGTTTGTTCAAATATACCATGTATAGGGCATGTAATTTTTACTTTTAAAAATATAGACTTATATTCTGTTAATAGATAATTATAATAATTATCATGACAAAATTTAGATCTATTTACAAAATCGTCTGTTGTTAATTTAGACATTATATTATTTCTTGGGTATGGTTGCAGGGGGGCAAGTACGATAAACGCCACCACCTTTTATATCCCATCCCACCACGCTCATTATTTTATTACTCAGAGCACCACACTTTGGACATACAGAATCTACCTTCTCTCTATCGCTTGTTATTTCTTCTGATATATCGTCACATAACATACATTTAAATTCAAAAATTGGCACGTTTACAACTCCTTGTTTTTTTATAATTAAAGTTTCTTTTGAAAATATCCTATAGATCCTACTAGTGATTTGGCATTGTTGTCATCATTATATATGATCATATTTTTATTATCAAATCCAAAAGTACCTTCAGATTTATAGATGCCAGGACTCTCCCCCCAACTAAATACAGGAATATTTTGTATATTACATATAATAGTCCAATAAGAGCATGGGGTTATAACAAATTTAGCACCATGTATATATCCATATATTAGCTCATAAACTCGTTCTACATAATCAGATCTTTTCATTATAACATTTTTTTCTGCTAAATGTGTCTTACAATCTCCTATCACTAAGACATTATACTCATTAATCAATAGATTGTAAATGTTGTTACTAGTTTCTTCGCTAATGGATTCATCTGCTATGAATACTACATAATCCTTATCCTTTTCTTTTATATCTGTACGTGGTACACGGATAGGATAGAATTTTTTCTGAATTGTAGAGTATATAGGAGCAGTTTTTATATATGGCAGACTATACAGCTCTATAGGATATCCTTTATATTTTATATCGGTTTTTATTTTTTGTTTAAAATCTTTTGATGTTTGTATAAACTGACTTGATATTACGTCATCATGAACATATCCGTTTTGTTTACAATCATCTCTAGTCCATTTTTCATTTATTGAGATATAATTTCTATCATCAATCCAATCATATAAGAATCTTCTATTTGAGTGACTAGATATGAATATATCATCATATTCCATAATCTGTGATAGATACCTAGCATATGGCATAAAGCTCATTATCTCTTGTTCAAAAGATCCTATAAAGGGGCCAACGGCAAGGATATTACTCATATTATAAAGACTCTCCGTATTCCAATATAATTAAATTACCACTCCATTTATTTAATTTATTAGTATAGTAATTATAATCGTCTTTACTTATGACCATTACTTCTGTACATGATAATATATCATCAAGAATGACATTAAAAACAAAAATCCTTTCAAACTCTGATAGTTTTGTAGTGTCTAAAAGAACTTTATTATTTTTCTTATAAAAGCTTACCAGTTTATTTATCTCTGTATTTAATACATAATATTTTTTATTTGTATGTTTTAAATAGCTATTATAAAAAGAAATATTATCACTAACAATAAATCTATTAGTGTCTTTAAAAGTTTTTATAACCCATTCCATCTTAGCAGATGTTGGATCTGAAAAGTCCAACTTAACCAAATGTATCTTATGTTTATATGACTTATTATTAATGTAGTCTGTATCGGTGACACAAACTACATCCAACCCAACTATAGTAATTTTCATACTAATCTCCTTATAAAATTCTAAATGTATTTATATAGAAAATTAAAAGAAAATTAATATATTTTAAGATAATTTATATATGGTGGAGATATAAAAATGTGAGTGAGAATGATCAAGAACAAATTGATATATATTTTCAATACCTTTCTTGACTTTTAGATCATTTAGGTCTTTAATATCTTTATATGGCATGAGAAAATATTTAACTCTCTTCCCATATTTAGAATCTTTTATCATCTTCATTATTGTGGTGTATCCAGACTTATCTATATCTGGGTTATCAAACGCCACAATAACATCTTTATCAGTATGGTCTAATAATATCTCTAATAAGTCATCTGATATTACAGCTCCTAATGATGTAGTACCCTGGTTATAATCTACCATATACGCATCTATAGATCCTTCTGTAACTATAATAGACATATCCACATTGAACTTATCTATATTGAGAATAATATGTCCTTTCTCGACATATGGATTTAGATATTTATTCTCTATACTATCAGATATGGCGCGTCCTTGAAAATAAACAAGTTTTCCTTTGATATAAATAGGAATTATTATTCTACCTTGATATCTACCGCTAATAGCTACAAAACACTCTATAGGTATTTTACGCTCTTTGATAAATGATAACAGTGCTTTATGGAAACGTTCTTCAATTCTAGAATTAGGAATGGAAGACACCTTCAAACAGTCTTTATCTATATCAAGGTCAAGAATTTCTACTGTCTTTGTATCATCTGCTTGCAATGTCTCTTTACTACTGGACATCTTTTTCTTAACGATTCTACTATCATAGACAGGTTCAATCAATTCCTTCTTTGCTTGGAGATATGAAATACCAGTAATATCAGAATACAAAGAGAATATATTAATTCCTTGTACATCACAACCACCATTCCAACAATAACACATCCATGTATCGTGATATTGGGATATCTTCAATCTTCGTATATTTCTACTTTTTTTGCTGTCTCCACATACAGGACATTTACATTTAAAATATCCATTGGTATTAATAAAATCAACACCTAATTTAGACAACATAGAAGAAACTTCATATTCTGTTAACATTTTTACCTTATTTTATATAAATACATATAGAAACAAAACAGACTTATTAACTACTGATTATAGTTAATAAGTCCCAATCAAACTATTTACTTTAAAGGAGTAAACACCATGACTACAACTATTTATACCAAAAAATGTCCCAAATGTAAAGAAATCAAATCAATTAATGAGTTCAACAAACAAAACTCAAGAAAAGATGGACATCAATCCACATGTATTTTATGTAACAAACAATATCGTATTGATAATAAAGAATATTTTAAACAATATAACAATTCCAATAAAGAATATTTTAAACAAAAACATAAAGAATATTATAATTCCAATAAAGAATATTGTATACAATACCACAAAGAATATATGAATTCTTTTGCACTATATAAAACATATACACATCAACTAACCATTGAAGAAGAACCAAGATTAGCTGATGATGGTGTATCACTTGAAGTTAAATGTAAGTATTGTGGAAGGTATCATAAACCTACTAATAGTAATATAGGACATAGAATAAGATCCATCAGTGGAATTACAAAAGGAGAAAAATCTCTTTATTGTTCAACCAACTGTAAGAAATCCTGTGGAACCTATAATAGAAGTAAATACCCCAAAGGGTTCAAAACCAATACATCCAGAGAAGTACAACCAGAACTAAGAAAGTTGGTGTTGGAGAGAGATGATTGGAAATGTCAAACATGTGGAAAAATAGATGTTCAATTGCATTGTCATCACTATGAAGGTATTGAAATAAACCCCACTGAGAGTGCTGATATGGATAATTGTATCACTCTATGTAATAAGTGTCATAATAAACTACACAAAGATTGTGATATGAGAAGAAAGAAGTGTTAACGCATGATAATACCGCTACCGCCAGATTTAATGGATACATTCTCACCATACTGGTTACATAAGTCAATTACTTTATTAAAATCAATCATTTATTCCATTTTAAATAATTCTTCTGGTAATATTGATAAAGGCAACATTGAACCTTCCTCAATCCATTTATTTAGTGTTGATGAGTAATACTGCACATTATCTACATTATCTACATAATCTACATATTTTGTATCGCATGTTATTTCTCTCCAAAGAAATGAAACTCTACCAGTAGAACTAAATTCTACTACTTTCATATGGTATTTATGTCCTTCCCACTCCTTTGGTTCAAGCAAATATTCATGACCAATTTGTAATTTCATAATTCTCCCATCAATTATGATACTGTTTCAATGCTAACTAAAATTTAATTATATCCTTACAGTCCTTTCTATACTATACATTGGATCAAAATAACCATAAGCCCAATAAGCCAGATATGATTTACAATCCCCGCAAAAATACTCTCTCTCACTTATATAACCTGACTCAATAACAACACTTTTAGATTGTATATTGAGACTTTTACAATGAAAGCATTTTAGAGGTTCGCCAGCTGATGTATAATTAATCTGGACATCGTTCATATCCGACACACTCAAACATAGCGGGCTCGAAAGTCTTAGCTTTTTGAACATACTCGTTATCAAAATTATCATCATCACAATATGCTTTGTCACCGTCAATCACAAATGCAGTGCATGAGTAGCACGTAGGATTAGAGTTTTCTGTATTTTGTATCATTTTGTAGCTCCCTTCTTACATCATTTGGTAATAGATATAGAAAATCAACTATATCATCATGTTGTGCTCTATGAAGTCCAAAACAACACATCATAGCGCATATTGCATCAAATGGGGATTCTGCAATTTTTGTTCGTATAATCTCCTTATACAATTTTCTCATACCTGATTTTAGCGTCTGAGAAACCCCTTGTCTTGTAATACCTAACTCTCTGGCTATATCACTGCCAGACATATAATTACCCATAGATCAACCATATTTATATACTATCTATAACATAATTATAGATTATCATTAGGCTGAATGCCTTTTGATTTTAAATTTTCTACATATTTATTTATTTTATCCTTCTGGCTGGCTTGTAACAAAAACAGTATTAACCAACTTACAAATATAAAATAATGCTGCGTAACAAGAGGAAGAAATACTGTTATGGCCCAAAAAAAGTTATCAAGAAAATCTGTCATCTTGCCATTATTATATACTACATCGGCTGTCCTTTTAGCGAATGCATCAAAATTTCCACTCAATACCACAATAAATCCACTAATACCAACTACAATAGAATACGTGGCATATACTATAAAAACTGGAAAAAAGTTGAAATAAAGAGCCACAATAGAAATGATACTCATTATTACATTATAAACTATCAGAGCAATCATAATAACCTACAGTAAATATAAATTGTACTTTCATCATAATCATACACTACATCAATAACAATGAATTTGCTATCACTATAGTATACAATCTCCCCTTTCCTTGGTATATGAAGTAAATTGGTAATTTCAAATCTCTTCACACCATGTGCTGTCATAATCATACGTTTCATGATTATAATTTCTCCATATATAAAAGACCCAAAACAAATAATTATCCGTTAAGACATCTTCTTACTATTAATTACTCCTGATGCAAAAATCCCATAATATCATAATTAAAATTTATTCTAACTCAATTAGGATATTATACCATAAAAATAAAAAAGGTCAAGAAATTTATAACCTGACCTTTAATATATTATCTTAGATTAAAATCCTAACCGCATTTCGAGTAACCACACTGTTTATCACAAGACATACATCCTTCTTTTCTAATTAGCATACCATCCTCACACTCAGGACATTTTACATCTTTATCATATTTGTATTGCTTAATATAGCTCTTCAGGACTCTGGTAATAACTGCACAGAAGTCTGTGATATCACCGCTAGACTTACTAAGCTGCTTAACAACAAACTCATGAGGAACACCATGTCTTAGAGATAGGCTAACCAGTCTAGTCATAGCCCTCTGCTCAGTGGTCATCAATGTATGGGCAATGTCTTTATACTCAATTTCACTATTTCTAATTTTTACACTAAGGGAATATGACCCCTTTTTCCTCTTAGAGATAACCCCTTCTTTACACGTTTTTGGAATATATAAATCATCTGCTTCACCAGCAAAGATTTCATATGGTATTTCTTTATACATACCTACTATAACCAACCAAGGCTTTCCTTTGATATTGCAGTGGTGTATCTCACAATCAAGATCTAATGGTCTTTTTGGAGCACACATAAATGCAATTTCTTCTGGCCTTTCTGAGCACGGCCCATTTCCACCTTTTTTTGACAGTACAGATCCGATAATATCATTGGGTCTATATGCTGTACATCCCTTTATACCAAGAGAATGTGCTTTTGTAAATACTTCTTTATATCTATCATACTCATAATCTACTGGAATATTAATGGTTTTTGATGCTGATGTACATATATGCCTCTGAATAACAGCAAGCATATTCAAATGATCATCTACATTTAAATCATCTGTTGTTTCAAAGAAGTCCGGTTTTTCTGGATTGTTAAGCTCTGTAAACTGCTTATATTTTAACCATGAATATGTCTCAATAGACTCTGAGATTGTTTCTTCACTGGTGGTTTTTACTTTTCTATCATACTCTAACAAAAAGATAGGCTCTATACCGCTCGAAACATTATTCATAATGAGAGATATAGTTCCAGTAGGGGCGATTGATAGAAGTCGGCTGTTGCGTATTCCATATTTAAGAATATCTTGTTTTATATCTTCTGGAAGAGTCTTTATAAAACCACCCTCTATAAATTGTTTCTTTTTTTCTGGTGTGAATGTGTCCCATAATGGAAAAGGCCCTAATTGCCTTGCTAGTTCTATACTAGCTCTATATGCTGCATCTCTAATTGCAACCATAATATCAGCAACTAGTTCTCTACCCGCTGGTGATGAATATTTTATAGTCATCATTGCAAGCATATCTCCAAGACCAGTAACACCCAATCCTATCTGTCTTTTTGATGCAGCACTAATTGCTTGTCTTTCTAATGGATAATAATTAACATCAAGCATCCTATCAAGCATTATAATCATTTTTGTAGTGATATGCTTTAATAAATCAAAATCAATATGAGCGTTGTTAGTAAATATATTTTGTACATATTGTGTAAGGTTAAGAGATCCTAAATTACATGAACCATCTGCTGGTAGGGCCTGTTCTGAACATGGATTACATGCGAGTATATATTCTTCCATCCACAATGTATTGTTTTTATTGATAGTATCTTCAAATAGAATTCCAGGCTCCGCGAAATCATAACTAGACTTCATGATTTTATCCCATAAATCTCTAGCCTTTATAGTATCATGAACAATTACAGTATATCCTTTATCTTCCCATAAGTTAATATTCCCATCCCACTCATCATCATACTTTGGATGTGTGGTGTCTGGAAATTTCAAATCCCACATGGTGTCATCTCTAACAGCATTCATAAATAAATCAGAAATATAAACGCTTAAATTGAAATTCTTATAGGGTTTATACTCATCTGGTAGACCATCACCTTTACGCTTACATGTGATAAACTCCATGACATCTGGATGCCACACACCCAGAACGGCTATTTGAGCACCCCTACGATTACCACCAGCCTCAATTGTAGCACAGGTGGTGTTGAATATATTCATAAATGATAGTACACCAGTTGATCTAGCACCGCTAGAGTTAATAATATATTTTTTAGGTCTTAAAATGCTAAAACTATATCCAACACCACCGCCAGCTTTCATGGTCATAGCCGAATTTTTAGCAGTGTCCATGATAGCTTCCATAGAATCACTTTTAAAATTTAAAACAAAGCAATTTGATAAAGTTTGTTTTGTTCTTCCTGTACCTAAAGAATACATAGGTCTACCAGCCAGCATACCATAATGTCCTATAAATACGTTGCTTAAATCACTATACATATCTTCTCTAGTATTCATATCTAAAATACTAAAATAAGGTTGTATTTCTTCTTTGGTAGTAAGACCGTCAAATAGCCCTCTTACTGGTCTATTATAAAAATCTATCTCTTCCTCTCCGTTATATCGGTATTTCAAATTCCAAATATTTTTACTTATCGCTGTCTCTATCAATTTTAATATCCTTATATTTGTCCATATCTTAGTTGATATGATCTGTCTTTATTTTTTGTACAACGGAACATCACCATATTTCTATGATTATCCACTACATGAGCTACAACCTCATATCTACCCCCACATATTACTACCCAATCTATCTTTCAATGTAATCATTTTATATGCCTAGTTCCCTCACCAAGGCCGCCACGATTAGTATTGCCTAATGTCTCAACTTCTTCAAATTCTAGAACTGGCTGTTTTTCTACTAATCTAAACTGACAAATACGCTCATTAAATGGTATGAACACATCCCTCATTGCAATAGCAGGGAACATCCATATATCATCATCACCCATATATGATTGATCTATCACACCCATATGGTTAGCCTGGATCACACCATATTTCTTAAACAAGCTGCTACGAGGAACAACATGGGCCTCATAACCAGATGGCAGTTCCATAGACACACCAAGGCTCACTATAACAAATTCACCCTTGGTCATTATAACATCTTCTGCTACTCTTAGATCGTGCCAATCACCGATATTTATATCTTGAATACGGGTAAGATCTTTATTATGATATTTAATTCTTATTTTCATTTATCACCCAAATTTTGGTTTAAGGTATGTATCTAGGTTAAGAAACTCAGGTTCTGACATGCCATTTTGTACATCATGGAGGTATACCAACCCACGCCAATATCTATCATTTTCTGTTGTCCATTCCATCTCATAGTCAAAATAACATCCAGCTACAAGACCCATAATCTTACGACCATCTACTGTATATTCTTCAGCAAATCCACGTAGATGTGAATGACCAACTACACATGATGAGAATTTCTTGATTAAAAGAGATCTGGCATGGTTTACACCGCCTATTGGCAGTCCCATAACACCAGAAGTAAAGTAGTGTGAGAATGCGATACCTTCTACGATAGCAGGTTCTAGAAATTTCTTAACATCCCACCCATATTCAGCATATTTTAGGTCTTCTACCTTTAAAGTTCCGTATAGAGAAGGTGATGCCGCTGCTGCTCTGATTATTCTTGCATAATCATGATTGCCAGCACACATAATCATCTTTGGTTTGTAAGTTTTTTTCTTCCATTGAATATGTGTATTATTATATTTTTCAATTGGTTTATTAAATAATGCCAATGCTTTATGAGCTGATGCAATGTCATCACAGTATCTTTTACCCTCTGCTGATACTCTACCAACATCATACTTACTCAAACTTCCCATCTCTGCAAAATCACCCAAACATACAATATATTCTGGTTGTCTCTCTAATGCGAATCTTCCGGCTATCTCAAACCTTGACTGATCTGTTCCCGGTTGATCATGTGGATCTGCAATCACTAATATCTCTACATTTTCATCACTCACTTATTATCTCCTATTTAACATCTTTTCTTTTTCATATTACAGCCATCTTGTTTATGTACTTCTTTATGACACTTTTTACATAATGTAATACAATTGTCTATATCAGCACTTTCAATTGGGTTTATTTCGATACCCTCAAAGTGATGACAGTGTAAATTTTCTATATTATTACACTTCTGACATGTCCAGTTGTCTCTTTCTAAAACTAATTTTCTTAGTTGTGCCTGTACTTCTCTTTTATAATTATTAGTCTTATATCCTTTTGGATTTATTCTTTGTCTAAAAATATCACAACTTCCTTTACATTCATCAGAACAATAAAATCTATTCTCCCCGGTATGATATCCTGTGATAGATAGTATCCTATTACTAACACTTACTCTATTAGGAATATACCATTTATTACAATATGTACATCTTACCTCTAATATATTTTCATCATCAGCACATCTTCTTGTTTTCTCAAATGGCTCTAACTGATGTGAATATACATTATACGATGGTATATTATTACTATGATATCCGTTCTTCCAATTAGGATTTTTTAAACCATATCTTCCAAGCATAGGGTGTTTATTATTGCTATGCCATTCTATACTACTCTTTGATATCTTTTCTAGTGTTTCTTCTGTGTGTTTCTTCCCATACATGTGATGATTAATACCTGACATTTTTTCTAAAGATTCTTTTGAATGTGTTTTACCATAAAATGTATTTTTTTCACCCATGCTATTTATTTTTGATATACAAGATCTAGAACAGCATTTATTATTACCTAATCTTTTTGCTGTAAAATATGGATCGCCACAATATTCACACTCATTCTTTAATTCGTATGTTACATTATTATATCTAAAATTTCCAGATGGTGTAATATAAAATTTATCTATATTATCCCAGGTTATTTTCATCAATACAGCTCATATAATCTATTTTCAACATTTGTTAAATTTTCAAGATACTCAGGCCAATGATGCTCTTTAAAAAATTTGTAAATATTTTCTGGATGCGGTGTTTCGTATTTCTCACGCGCCGTGATAATATTTTCTTTAATAGGCTCTGGAATACGCCTGAAATCCATAAGATTGCGGTTAAATTCATACCTCTCTTCTAGTTTTTTATCCTTCAGCCATCTCTTCCATCCATAAGCTATGGTTTTATCTAAAGCTTTTTCCCCATATCCTGGTTTTCTTTTACCTATAGGATGGTCTAATGGTGTGATTATATTGAATATGTCATCTTTGCTCTGTCCTATAAGACTCTGCTCTACAAGAAACATTTCTGTATTTGGATGTAACAGATTCGTCCTTGTCATAGGACTGTATATACTTACCCTATCTGGAATATATAATTGTATGAAATCTTTATCTGAAGATATAATTTGTGATTTTTCGGGGTTGTTTAAAACAAGAACTCCAATAATATCATCAGCTTCACACTTATCTATAGCTAATATTTTAAATGGAAAGTGTTTTTTAAATTCTTCTTGTAGTTCTGCATATTTTTCGAAGAATAAGGGCCAATCAAAAGGTTTTCCTGTGGCTCTTTTGTTAGACCTTGACTCTTTATATCTAGACCATACATCTTTACGCCATGACACCTTTGCATCTACAGCCAAGATTATCTCATTACAATTGGTAACATGATTGAGAGCTTTATAGATATTAGAGAATACCAGATAGCTCCAATGCTCCCAATCTATATAATAATCATCATTTAAACCAACTTGATATACATCCTGACTAAAGGCACATCTGATTGCTAGGTTGTTTGCATCTATATATATTGTTGTTTTCATATGTTACACTATACATGTATGTAGTAGATATGTAAACCTCTACTCAGACCAATTCTTGAACATTTTACCAAATTGTCTCTGGTTATCTATACATAATATAATATCACTAATAAAATTCGTCAGTGGAAGCACAACTATACTTTTTGTTTTGTATTGTTGTCATTATTTACATTTATTCCTTCTCATGTTACAATCATCTTGTTTATGAACAGCATTGTGACATTTTTTACAAAGAGTAATACAATTGTCTATATCAGCACTCTCAACAGGATTTATTTCTATGCCTTCGTAGTGATGACAGTGTAAATCTTTATCACTGCTACATTTTTGGCATGTCCAATTATCTCTTTCTAATACTAATTTTCTTAGTTGTGGCTGTACTTCTCTTGAGTGTTTATTTATTTTATGTCCTTTGGGATATTTACTCTGTGCATACAAATCACAGTTAGATTTACATCCATCGGAACAATAAAATCTGCTTTCTCCTTTTATTTTTCCATATATAGCTTTTAATCGTGTCTGGACATGACTTAATTTTGGGATATACCATTTGTTGCAATAAGTGCATCTTATCTCAAGGATATTTTTATCATAAGATGATCTTCTAATATCTTCATATAATTCTAATTGTTGAACATAGGTTTGATATATAGGTATATTGTTAATATTATATCTTTCAATAAATATACCCAAACACATAGGACACCCAGACGATCTAAGATGTAGTTTGGGTGTCTGTTCAAATACACCATGAACCAAACATATAATTTTAACTTTAATATGAGCTGTTATATATTCAACTAATGAGTAATCATACCTATCACCATGTATAATAATAGATTCTTTTATAAATATATCCGTTGTTTTTGTTCTTATATCTATACCACATTTCAAGCACCCACCGTTAAGATGTCTTCTAGGTGTTTGTTCAAATATACCATGAACAGGGCATATTATTTTTATATTATTGTATGATTTAATATAATCGACCAACATGTAGTTATATTTATTATTGTGTTTAACGGATGCTTGTTTTATGAAATCTTCTGTTGTTTTGGTGTTTTTTTATTAGAAGAGATTTGTCCACATTTATGACAACCATTACCACTGTAATGTTTAACAGGGGTTTGTTTAAATATACCATGTATAGAACATACAATATTCACATGTTTTCTAAACCCATTATATGTAGATACACTATAATCATATCTATCGCCATGCACTTCTTTGGATCTTTTAATAAATTCTTCTGTTGTTATTACCGTCATTATATACCTCTTGATAGGTATTTGAAAGAGATAGGATAAGATTAAAGGTTCTTATCCTAGTATGATTAACAATCATCTAAAGGAGCAACCTTATAGTCTCTCTATACTTATTTATAAGAAATTTTTCATTATTCTGACCAATTTTTAAATAAAGTTCCTAGTTGTTTTTTTTCATTAATACATGATATAAGTTCTAATAGAAAATTCTTTATAGGTAGTATATTTAGATTTTTTGGTTTGAATTGTTCATTTTTGTCTTTATCTTTAATACACATTGTATCTGTAACATATATATCCTCACCATTTAGATTAGAATATGCAGGTGATGAGAATATACCATGACTGAACACAGTCTTTACATTATTAGCACCATTATCTCTCAACACTTTTATTGCTGATAAAATTGTATTTCCAGTATCTATTATGTCATCAACAAGTATTATATTCTTACCCTCAACATCACCAATGATCTGTATGGAATCAACAACATTTGCTCTTGTTCTAATTTTATTCATAAAACACATATCAACGGCCCCACACATATCTTTCAGCTTTGATGTCCTTTTTATCGCACCCGCATCAGGAGCACAAAATGAGAAAGTTTCTATATTTGGTATGTGTCGTTTTAGATGGTATGATAAGAATGATGTGAGTGGTATATGGTCAAATTGACATTTATTACCCATAAATCCCTGTATCTGATCTGCATGAAGGTCAAAGCATACAACCCTATCAGGATTGACAGCATTGAGCATATCACATACTACACGGCCTGATATAGGACATCCACTATTCGATACTCGATCCTGTCTTGCATAAGGGAACATGGGTATTATGACATTTACTTCTTGAGCACCACTTCTTTTAGCAGCATCTATTGTTATGATAAGTTCCATCAAGTGGGTGTTAGGTAACTCAAACCCCTGTAGTATGGTAATTTTTTTATTTCTTACTGAGTCTTTTATACGAACATTAACCTCGCCATCGGCAAAAAGGCTATTTTCATGATCGATGGTGGATGATAAGCCATAGTGTTTTGCACCATTACATACAATTAATACAGAATCCATGCTTCTCCTTTACATTTGGAATAATTCTTCTGGTACTACGCTTCTGTTAGGTGGGGGAAAATTATCATAGAATGTTTTTAGAGTAAATCCAATATCCATATTTACATCCCCAATATTATTAATCCAATCTTCTTCGATCTTATGATTTTTGTATGTCTCATAATGACCGTTGTTGTAATTTATCAACTCTCTAAGAAATGAATTATCTAAACTAGTGGGGGTTGATGAGTAATAACCATTAGGTATGATAGGAATACTTATATGAGAACAAAATTCATCAAAATAAACAGTATCATATAACTCTGGCACCAGACCCATATATGATGAAGAGAATCTAATATGTTTAAACTCATGCCATGGAAGGGCATGAGAGAATCTTTTCTTTATAGCATCAGTGTGACTATAGCCCATACCTATGATAGCAACATATTTACGTGCATCATTTTGAAGCCGTTCTATAACATGTTCTATGAGTCTTGTGGTCTTGCCTGTTTGTCTTGCACTTAGTTCTAAATACATATTTATATCCTTTTGTCTTAAAATTTAACACTATCGCCCACATTTTAAATCATTATACCCGCAACCTACTTGTTTGTGAACCTTCTTATGACATTTTTTACATAATGTAATACAGTTATCAATATCTGCACTTTCAATAGGGTTGTTTACAACAGGGTCAATATGATGGCAGTGTAATTGGATATTGATATCACTACACTTCTGACATTTCCAATTATCACGCTCTAATACTATCTTTCTTAGTTGCGGTTGAACTTCTCTTGTGTATTTATTGGGTTTATGACCTTTTATTTGTGTTTGTTGATTAAATATTTCACAGCTACCTTTACATCCATTAGAACAATAAAATCTATTCTCTCCTGTAGTCTGTCCAATAATAGATTGTATCCTACTTCTAACAGATGTTCTTTTTGGTATATACCATTTATTACAATATGTACATCTTACTTCTAATATGTTTTCATCTATTGATGATCTTCTAACTTCTTCATATGTATCCAACTGTTTATAATATGTATTATATAATGGAATGTTACGAGTAACCACACCGCCTTTCCAATGGCTATTTTTATTACCAGTATATGCACATTTTTTACATCTATGACCATTTTTAAAATTAAAAGCCATAATGTTATTGATATGTCCAAAAGGACATATCATTTTTGCATATCTTCTCTTGTTTTTAGAATATAGGCCCAATACTTTATAACCATCAATAGATAATAAATTTATCATTTCTTTATCTTCTATATTCTTTTTACAATCTAAAGAGCATATTAGACTATCTCTTTTTTGTCTCCTATAATATAACTCACCACATACACTACAATTATCTTCAAATTCTATAATTATACCATCTTTTGTTGATATATTGCCATTTCTGGTAATATGAAAACTATCTAGCTGGTCATAGGTAGTTATTTTTCTTGACATATATTATATTTTAGACAATGAATGCCTAACTATAATTTGTGATCATTTTATTCTACGAGTGAACTTCTGACCTCTGGCATCTGTATTTCTAATATAGAAAGGTCTATTGTACCTACTAGCTCTCATATACTCAGCTGCTGGTGTTCCAGTCTTAAACCTGATTCTTTTTCTGCCATGCATCATGTTCTGATTAAAAGCCTCTGAGTCTACATCAAAAACCGGATATACCTCAGTCCCTACTTTAACCTGTGCATCTGCTTTAACTTCTGGAACATCAGTTTCAAATTTGTTATCTACTGGTGCGTCTACTGCTTGCTCTTTATCCAATGCCGCAATAGTCTCATGACTTCTACCTTGTGTAAATTCTCCTGCCATTTTTATTCCTCAAATTGTTGTTGTTTTTTAACTACTTCTTCCACCATTCTATCCACTTTTTCACTACTTACGGTAAATCCAGTCTTTTCTTTTTCCTTCATGATAAGTCTAACCACCTCTCTTATCATATCCTTCATTTTATATTTGTATAAAGTATCTTCTTTTAGATCTGGTGTTCCATTTATACCTATAACATATTGTGTTTTGCTCTCTTCATAGAATACTTTTTTTATTCTTTTATAGTCTACTCTTCTTTCAGTGTCCATACGTACATAAGCTTGCATCAAATGTGCTTTAAGACCTCCCAATTTGATCTTCTCCATAATGAATTTCCAATCTTCATTATCGATTATCATCTCATCTTCATGAAGAATATTATCCAGTAAAAAAGACATAACCAAATAAACAAATTCATCTCTATCGATAGTAATTTTGCTCATAAAATAATCCTTATCGTGGTATCATTACTACCTTCTATTTTATCAATAAATCTTTTTATATATAGTCTCATTTTTGGGCTTTGTCTGTAAAATCTCTGTAACAACCAAGTTGATAGATTTCTATCATTTATAATACCTATAAAATCATCGAACTCATTTAAAGATTTAATATTAATGCTTGGTAGTAGTGTGTGAATTTGATCATTAAATATAATATCTCTTGAGCTATCCCATTTTCCATTCTTTATATTCAACTCTCTATCTTCATATAATAGAATGGCCTCCGAATTTCCAGACTCTTTAATACTTTTAAAAATACCTTTTTTATAATCAAGCTCATTTGTAATGATAGACTTTATATATAACATCACAAATATGTTTAATTCTTCTAAATCAAGGGTTAAATGCATAATAAATCCCTCATTATTGATGGGGTTACTCGTTCAAAAAATTCTTTCATTTCATATAGATATAATTGTGGTAAATTATCTTCTTTACCCCAAGTCATTGATATACATCTAATATCTTTTAGGATATCTTTATATATATCACTATCTACCCCTAACCACTGTGTTGATAGTCCTTTCTTCTTATAAATCAACATTGGACGTTTATCGGACATATCAGCATCACGAACACATTGCTCCCAGAATGCTTTAATATGGTCGGCCTTATTATATTTGAAGAACAAATCTAATGATGTGTTAGGATACCCATTTTTTAATTCAACACTATATAATGTCGTAAACCACTCACCTTCTGGTCTAACTGCTATAATATCACCTGACATATTCATATCACCATGAATAGTAAGCATTGCACCACTTGATGGTGTTCTGTAATATACATATGGTTTTTCAGTACCAGTTAACCATTTTGTTAATAGGCGACTTATTTCACGCTCGTAGGCACCTCCTTTTGAACTTTTACTCATCTTTTATACCATCCAATTTATATGACCCCTTATAGAATTTACCATTATTCTTATATCTATTACAAAAATAACCATAATTAATGTTATTTTCTTTACACCATAATGACAAAACTTTTACAATTTCTTTTGTACCATTGATATGAGTCACCATGTACTTTTTTTTACTTCTACTCTCTAATTCTTCTTTTGTATATTCATGACCAAACATTGGGTTGTTTTCCCCTCTATTAGCATCTCTAAATTTTTGTATAGTGTCTTCTGAAAATACCCTGCCCTTTAAAGTGTTGCTTATTTTAGTTTTAACATCTTCTGGAACTATCCTACCCTTTAAAGTGTTGCTTATTTTAGTTTTTGTTTCTGTAGTATGTTTCATTCCTTTAAATGGATGTTTTCCTTTAGGATGACCCATCGTCATTATTGACTTTTTACTATGCTTGTGACCATAAAAAGAATTTTTATCCCCTATTTGGTTTTGTTTCATTTTATCTCTGGTTCTTTTTGTAGGACATATACACCCTTCACCACCTTGTGTCATATTATAGCCATGACCTATATCACAATATGTATTATATTCTTTTATATATTCAATTTCTTTTTTAAGAAGTTCTGAATGTAAAGTACCAGTAAATAACACATCCCATTTGAAATTATATTCACCATACTTTCTAATTGCCTTACAGAATAATGTATTAACACCTCTTCTAGCGGCGGTATAGTGCTCTCTTTTTCTAATTTTTACTTTTTCTCTGACGGTCTTACCAATATATCTTTTACCATTTACTATATTTGTTACCATATATACAAACATATCAACCTCCTTATCTAACATGTCGTGCTATATAGTATTTATAAAAAATTATCCCTCATACCAGACATGTCCTCTGGTTTTTATTATTTTTCCATCTATCTCTATATTTCCACTACCTATAGATCCTGTTTTAGTAATACCACATAAATTACTCCATTTTCTAGAAGAAACTCTTTTTGATAAATCTGACACTTCTGATGGAATATAATCACGATATGGTATTGGTTTTATTGTAAAAGCTTTAGTAAATTCAATAAATTTATTCTTAATATTTTTAAAATATGCTTTAATAATTTTCTTATAGTTTTTTATTTTAAAAGATTGTTCTCTTTTTTTATGAAATATCAATCTACATTTTTCTGTGCATCCTTCTCTTGCTTTCCATAATTCATGAGCCTCAACCTCTTTTTTACACACAACACATATATTATCTTTCATATCTCATCATCCTTATCTTGTAATTTATTTTTACACCCAACACATCCATTTTGTTAATAGGCGACTAATATCTCTTTCAAACTCTCCACCTTTAGAACTTTTCCCCATTTTATATTTCCTTATATTTTTTATTTCTTTATATTTTCTACTCTTATTTATACGAGATCTCCAAATTTATTTTTAACAACATAATAAAAAAAGCCCAACCCCCTATAATAAAGGGATTGGGCTTAATCGTAAATGTTGTTAAATCTTCTTACACACCTTTCAGAATATCTTTAACAAAATCTTCATATACTCTTTGATGTTTTAAAATATAATCCTCCGAACCTTGGGCTGATACACTCTCAGCTGAAGCTTTAGCAATAAATGATACATCATAAGTAGGAACCCCTAAATAAGTATGTTTAAGCAACTTTAACCACATTGCCCAATCAAGTAACCTCTTATACTTATCATCGGTTACAAATCCTCCCACCTCATCTAATACAGGTATTTTAATCATGGAGTTACTACTGATATAATTACACTGCAACAATTTCTTAACATCAAATGCAGCGGCATTAAATTCTACATTAACAGCACCCTCATATTTAAAAGAACAATACGTATATCCTACACCCGCTCTTGTTCTTTCAAGATTTTGATACATCTTATCTATCATACATCTAGATGCGTCTATATCATTATCAATTTTGATTATATATTTTAGAGTTTTAAAGTCTGTACTAAACACTCTTTTTACATAATCATAACAGTCTTGGGTATTCTTAGCCACATTACCCTCACCCTCCCAAGCAATCCACAACATAGGAGTAGTATTACGTTTTATAGATATTTTGGTTTTCTTAGATATCTTATCTATTACACGCACACCATCTACATCTCTAGAATATAAGGGTGTTATGACAAGCACTAATGGTCTTTCATTACTTCTAACCACTTGATATGGCAACTCTATAATATCAGATTTCATATTTTATTAAAATGTTTAAAAATTCTTTCCATGACATATTTAGATGTCATTTCAGTATGGTATTTCTTTATATTTCTAAGTATTCCATATACCATACCAAAACTAGCACTATCGGAAAGGTTTACACAATGCTTAATATCCTCTATTTCATTTTGTATTACTAGACCCTGAAAAATAGCATGATACCATCTATGCTCTTTTGGTAGTATAGGAATAACTCCTTCTTTGATACAATCAACAAAAATTGGATCAATAAAACCAGACGAGTAATCGTCTGGTGTTCCTAATAGAAGAAACAATTTATATTCATCTATTTTTAAATTACCTATTTCTATATCTCTCTTCACTAGGCTTGTATCATCAAACCATTCATTTGTATATTTTTTTGATTGTGTATATAGCTTGTTATATATAGATCCCTTATACCCAACATCATATTTTTTATTTTTATCAAAGACCCAATCAACATCGTCAACACTATCGGGGGCATCAACCCAGCATGGTTGATAATGAAATCCCTTACGTGTAAAAATTCTAGGCTCCCAAAAATCTACATTATGTTTAGATAGATATCTAAACTCATCAGATGTTATAGAACAGTATCTATCAAAGATGACGATCTTTTTACCTGATTTTATAAAATTCTCAATAATTTCAGTCTGCTGTATTAATAAATCTACATTATTGGATTTTGTATCAACCCAATCAACAAATAAACCAATACACTCATCAATGTAAAATTGGCCCAATATATTTGAATTAACCAAACCAATTTGACCAATAGTTTTATCTACATTTTGTAAAATTATTGTCATTATATCGCCATATGTTCTTTCTTCATATGATTTTCAAGAGTCTTTAAGAGTTTATAGGGTTTTTTACACCAAGGACATTCAAAATTTCCTTCACTCTCTATATCAATAATAGCATCTCTTTCTTTAACAATAGTTTTTGTTATTACTTGAGGTTTTACAGCAATGATAGCATGTGGAGTGACAGCATTAATATCCCATGTACCACCACGCTCTTCAATCCTAATTTTCTCAGGAATTTGTGATCTTAGATAGTCTTCTGCATCATTCCAACTCATAGCAATGATATTCACAGAGTGTTGATTATCATTTCTTCCTTCACTACGAATAAACTTCATTTTATATACTTTAGCATCTTCTTTTAACATTTTAATATCTCCTTATATTTTTTCTTTTAACATCTTCATTAAAAAATGAAGATCATCAATCTTTTTATCCATATTAGACACAAAAGAATTATACTCATCAAGAACATCACTCATTTCATTAACAAGTCTATTATAGTAAGCGTTTTTCTCACATTGCTCACATCGTTGCAACACACCATCTTTTTTCACAAGTGTCACTTTGTGATATTTACAAATACAATCCTCAGACACCACCCCAATAAAATCACAGCTTAGAACACACCTCATTTTATTCAGTATCCTTAAAATTATTGTTATCTTGCTCGACTAACTCTCTTGCTAGATTTAATACTTCATTATTCACATTAGAATATCCAGTGGTTTTTAGAATGACTTCCAACTCGTTCAAAATAGATTTTGATATGGCATCATTGGTAATAACAGCATCTGTAGCTTTAACAATACCTTGTCCTAATCTCTCGCCTTGGTATGAATACCAAGCACCAGATTGTTGAATAATACCGCAAGTCAACGCCATATCCATAATACCAGCAAATTTATTTATACCATCTTTATAGTTAATCTGGATTTTTGCCTCTTGAAATGGTGGATAGAATCTATTTTTTAGTGTACACGCACTGATTTCACTACCTACAATATCACCCTTTTCTTTTATTGTCTTACCTGCTGGATTTGCATAGATAGAGGTTTTTTTCATTGAGATAATAATATCAGCGGCTAATTTTACATACTTACCACCACCAATATCTTCAGCTGCTCCATATGAGTCAGGCTTTCCATACCAATGACCAGAAAACATACCCATACCATTCTGTGATTTTACTACAGATACAAACATTTTCAACATTCTTTTGATCTTTCTGGCAAGACCACCCTGATCTGCTTTGGCCTCATGATCACCAGATGTGGTATCTCTAATTATCTTTGTTGATTCAAGACCACCAAGAGAGTCCAAAATAAGAAATATATCTTGGTCTTTATTATCTATAAAATCACCAAGAAGGGTTGTTATTTCTTCAACGTAAATTGTATAGATATGTAGCATGTTGTCAGGATCAACACCCCATCTTTCACAAAACTCTTTACTAAAAGCTCCCTCTGTATCAAATATAATCGGTTTATATCCTTTTCTCTGAGCATCAGCGGCTGCAATAGCCATCAATGATGATTTAAATACGCCCTCTGGTGCAACTAGACATGTTACAGATTTCTCAGGAAGTCCTTTGAACAAAGATCCTGTTAAAATTCTATTTACATCATATGATGGGCCATCTAAAAACTTTGAAACATTTGCTATATTAGATTCACTTAGAACCTCGATATGTACACCCTTTGCTGCTTTTTGCAATCTTGCTTTTAATTCATTTATATCCATAAATTCTCCTTATTTACATTTTTCCCTTTGCATATTACATCCATCTTGTTTATGTACTTCTTTATGACACTTTTTACATAATGTTATACAATTGTCTATATCAGCACTCTCAACAGGATTTATTTCTATGCCTTCAAAGTGATGACAATGAAGGTCTTTTGTTGATCCACACTTCTGACATGTCCAATTGTCTCTCTCAAGAACCAATTTTCTTAAAGCTGGTTGTGATTCTCTAGAAGTATAGCGTTTAAAACCTTCTTGATATATTTGTTTATTAAAACTAGGACATATTTTCTTACAATCATCAGAACAATATATATTTCTACTACAAAAACCAGTATTTATAGATCTTATTTTATTTCTTGCTTCTAATATAGTAGGAATAAACCAACTATCACAATTAGACAAATGACATTTAACTTCTAATATATTACAGTCATCATTATTTCTTCTACATTCCACACCATATGGCTCTAATTGATATGCAAATGTATCATAAGTAGGTATATTTCTATTATAATAACCTCCTTTCCAAAGATTGCTTATAGATCCCTTCAATTTATTACTAACACTATCCTTCAGCCTCTTTGATTTGGTTGAGCATAGAAAACAACAACATCTCTCCCTACCTCTATCATATCCATATTTCCTAGCAAAATATTCATTTTTACACACTTCACATATCATCAGATAATATTTAACATTTTTTCTTTTAAATAATCCATTATAAATAATAAAATCATCTATATTATCCCAGGTTATTTTCATAGCTCTTAGTATAATAGATTATATAGCCTGTCTGTTAAATTAGACAATCTTCCTGTCAGTACATCAATATCATCTGGGCTTTCAGTAAGCACCCTACATAGAGTGTATTCATTAGGATCTGCTGGGGTCGGTTCACACCCTGTTGTTGATACTACTGTATCACTTCCATCTACTGAATCTACAAAATCATGTAGGTTCCCTATAACACTACGTAGACGTGATATTGAACTTAATAATCTTACATGTTTACTAGGCTCTCTTTCTTTCTGAATACATTCTCTTACTATTACACCGCCTGTCATAATTATTCTCCTTAATTATATATTTTACTACTATTTTATCGTTATGTAAATCAACGCATTAAATGATTAACAAATTCTATAGCAGTTTTTTTCAAATCATCTTTAGATCCATTATTATCTATACAATAATTATATGGATAATTATTTACATTATCATCAGATTTATTACCATATGAAGCCATATCGCCTTTTTTAATTATAATTGTGATAGCACTTGGATATAAATTTACAAATTTTGAAATTTCCTCTGGCTCTCTTATATGTACAAAAACAACATCAGCACCACATTTATCTAGATGGTTAGATACATATCTCAAAGGGCCATTATATATGGTCGAGAGGGCTTTTAGATCAGATAGGAACTTACGCCCCTTCTCATCCTTAACACCATCCCAACCCAATAATTTACCATATCCTTTTACTTCATCAACAGTAGATATATTAGACGATCTAAATTTATATTCTTTTGCCATATACCTCATGGCATATAGACAGAAGGTGTCTTTTCCGACACCTCCCTGTCCGTTTACTACTATAATATGCTTCATCTATATCTCCATGCCAAATAATTCTGATGGTATGTATTCTCTATTTCATCACCAGTATCACATACAAAATCTAGGGATGATATAGTGTAATCATACAATTATCGTATATACCAGTTATTTTTACTCTTCATCTCTGCTATACAGAGCATCAGCTATTACACTTACGCGCTCCAACCAACGAGTGTCATCTTTATTATATTCCAGTTCGTCATAAAAATCATTGATCTCATGATCACGAATACCATAAGGATTTGTCTTATCATATGAAACTTCAGCATGTTGCAGTTCATGTCTGATAATGCGAATTTTATCAGCATCATTAACAGCCTCAAAAGTAGCTTTATCGAGATGAAGGAAATAATCAACACCTTCTGGTATGTCATTCTTAGCTGACAGATGACGTGTAAAGTCATTTGACTTCTGTAGTCTTCCTAGCACATATCTTCCACCAGCGGTGCGTTTTTTTGTATCAAATACCATTTCAATAACTGCATTGCTGAGATGGGTAAAGCTCTTACCAATGATGTCTTGCATCATGGTATAGTATTGGGATGGCACATCTTCAAATCTGGTTGACATTTTTAATTCTCCTTTAAATTTTTGCTATACTCTGTTGTAACGTTATCAATACATACATACCACTATAATAGCTAGTCTATTTCTTCATATGATCCTCTCTTAAAATCCCCTGGCATCCACCCCTCCTCATTAAAATAATATTCATTAGGTTTTTCTAACAAAGCATTATAACATTCTGGATGCATATAATCGCTGGTGAACCCATCACCAACATAAACACGGTGTCTTGCCTTTTCACCCGTATCAATCAATTCTGAACACCAACAACATTGATGTGGCTTCCTAGTCTTCTGGACTTCTTTATTTGTTATCTCTTGATATGTCATGGTTATTTCATTTTTGCTGGATTTGACCCTAAAGGGTTTTTTGTTGGTCTTGGATGTCTATGCTGCTTTGTACAGCTACCCACAAAATTATAATCTAGGATACATGGTTTTCCTAGCCATAGGAATCCTCGTCCTCTATCTAAATGAGTACACTTCCCATATTTTGTAAAAAACAAACAATCTCTTTTTGGTATATTCATTTTATCTCCTTAACACATAATAAAACACCCCACTTAAAATGTAAACATAAGTGGGGTGTTTTTTAAAAATAAATATTTTATTGGTTATTAAGAATCTCTTTTCTTCCAGTGTCGCTTTTTTATTTGTTCCCATTCAACAGCATCGACATACTTTATCTTATATATTTTATCAAGACCGTTACTATCAATAACACGCCTAATTTCTGTATATGATTTTAATTGATATGAATATTTAAGTTTAGTGTCTAACGTTTATTTGCCATCATTAAAATCCTTGATAACATTTAGAGGTATTTTCGACATTAAAATATAGAGATAGCCACCTGTAGGAATATTTAAAGTATAATCGTCAATAGCCCACTCAGCTTCAATATAGTAATAGCTACCTTTTGTACCCTTTGGTTGCTGTAGGTAATGTCCTACTTTATAACTATCAGTTGTAAATACTAAACTTCTCATTTTAAATATCCTTATAGATAATAGGTATGTGCTGGATAGATATATAAATTTTTAGATATAACTATGCAACAAAATTTGTACTTCAGTTGTAACGTATTTATTTACTACTTGGGGTTTTTCTATCCGGTATGATCGAATGAATGTGACGATGACACTATATAGGTGTCCATTGTATTTTTCATCATTTCTACTCCCTTTAAAGGTTTCCTACCATCCGTAAGATGGTCTAAGAGAATTGCTCTCTTATGCGAAATAACTTTAAGTTAAAGAACAATATCTTTAACTCTCCATCATTTATATGTTGCACTACTATACTACATTTTATATACAGATGTCAACTACTTATTTAACTGTAATGGTTTCTGTCATAAACTCCAGCAGATCCATCCTTACTATCTGGTTCAGGCCAATCGTAAATTGGATATTTTCCCCAATCTTCAACAATATCAGCCATCATACGATCAAATGAATTTGCTGAGATAACAATCTTATGGTTTGAATCTATAACTACATACTTCCCATCAAGAACACCAGCAAAGTATTCTTTTTTAGATGCATGAGGTTTTTCAAGTTTCTCATCTGACTTTTCAGCACATGAAAATATTTCTTTATCTTTTTTACTACCTGTATACTCCCAAAAGAATACAGACCCGTCATTTGACAATACAAAGTTTTTATTTGTCTTATCTGATAATGAATATAGATAGGATACATCCTTTTCATCTGGTGATAAAAATGAAGTAAAAACATTTACTTTATAATCACAATTGGTGGATGGTTTTGGTGGTTTTGTACTTTCTTTTAAAAAATTATTAAATTTCATATAAATTCCTTTGATTGTTATATTTATTTATATAAAATAATAATTTTTTAAAAGAAAACAACTTTATTTTACTACATACCTATGACCACGGATACGCATTTCAGTTACCCGGTTAACATTAACATTACGATAGTCATTAATATTAACATCAAACATTGTCATATAATCAGGAATATGAGCAACGGTATTAACACCACCTTTGGTATATTTCCATACTTGAAGTCTACCGTTAAGTGTACGGATGGTTTTGTCTTTCTTCTCAAAAACAACAGTGAACATCGTACCAGTGGCTGTCTTAATAATAGCTTTTACATCTTCACGGTTAATATTGATAGTGGGGATTCTTTTAGTTTTCATACCGTTCACCTTTTATTGTTAATTAGAAAGGACTGTCATTTCCCATTTTATTTTCTTGGCGTAATCCACATTTTTTACAGATAAATTCTCCTTGTCTCTGTTCTAATATGATTGAAATTGATTTACGTAGTTCTTCTCTTAGCTCGTCTTCAGACATCATATCGATTTGATCTGGCTCATATTCATCATATAGCAAACCATCATACACCTCATGCTGTAAAGGGAAATCATCATCAGAATAGTAGTCAACTCTTTCAACACCCATATTTACCTGCCTATTGTTGTGTTTCTCTCTTTGTTATATATGTACTATACATACTATTCAAACCATTGTCAAGAAAAAAGAATGGTTATTTCATAATAATTTTAGAATATTCGCCAAGGATAGCAATACCATCCTCAAGGTTGTCAACAACATGATCACAACAACACCTAATCAGATCCCATGATTTTTGCTGTTTCTCATCGACAAGAATTATGATTTTCCCTGCATTATAAGCAGCTCCAATCTCAGCACACATAGCGAAACCCAAAGGATTTGTTTTTTCAAAATAAGCAAATACCAGATCTGCTTTGGCTACATGATCCATATCCCATTTTGTATATTCAACAGGATTTTCAAGACCATGTGACCTTGGATCGAAGTAGGTGTGTTCGGCATATGATAGAATTACTTTATCCTGCCAGTCTGTTTTCATACCACCAGCTAGGTAGATATTTAAATATTTACTACCAGTTGTATAATCCCATCCACCTACATAATAGCTAGTTACAAGATGATCAATATCCCATGATTTAGAGATATTCCATTTTCTTTTTACAGTCTCAAACCAAACTACAGATCCACCTATAGCTACAGGATGCCAAGCATACCAATCATGCCATTCTGTAATATCTATCTCTTTTCTAATCCATCTCATAAAATACCTTTAGTGTTCACATTTTAAATAATTCTTCTGGAACAATACCCATACATACTAAGGTTCTACCATCTACCATTATTGTATTTTTAGTATCATAATGTTTGTATTCTTCATGGTTATGTCCTACGAATATGCCATTTTTTATTCTAAAATAATACGTATCTTGATTAATACATTTAAGATGTGATAACATTCTATCATCACCCTTAAATTTTCTTTTTAACTCATCTATTAATTTTCCATCATTATACACATATATTTTATATTCGCCTTTATCAAAATTATACATAGGTAACACCACTAACTGGGAAAGTGTGCACAGAAAAAGTATATTTTATAATGTCCTTTTTAATATCTATCACATAACACACATTTTAATAATTAATAAAATCTATATATACTCTACTAATCAATAAAGGTCAAGAGAAAAATTATATAAATACTAATAGAGACAACAAAACCCATTGCTATTATCAGTAGCTAATGGGTTTCTAACCACAATCTACTTGAAAGGAGTAAGTCGTGTCTATCCCTATTTATATCAAAAAATGTCCTAAATGTAATGAAATAAAATCTTTTGATGAATTTAATAGTAATAAGAGATATTTTGATGGAATTTCATATACTTGCAAACAATGCCAAAAACAGTATAGAGATGATAACAAAGAAAATATTAACGATAGTAATAAGAAATATTATTATAATAATCAAGAAAAAATTAATCTATACCATAGACAGTATAGAACAGATAACAAAGAAAATATTAACGATAGTAATAAAAAATATAGAGCAAATAACAAAGATATTATTTCTGAGAAAAAGAAATACCATCTAAAAACAGACGCGCTATATCAATTATATAATAACAGGCTAACAGTAGAAGAAGAACCTAGATTAGCTGATGATGGTGTATCACTTGAAGTAAGATGTAAATATTGTGGTAAATATTTTAAGCCCAAAACAGGAGAAGTTAGATTGAGAATTCAAGCTATTGATGGTACAAAAACAGGGGAATCAAATCTTTATTGTTCTACCAGTTGTAAAAAATCATGCGGAACTTATAATAAATACAAACACTTAGAAGGCATCAAACCGGATACTTCACGTGAAGTAGGCCCTCAGTTGAGAAAATTGGTTCTTGAAAGAGATAATTGGAAATGTCAAAAATGTAATTCAACATCAGACCTTCATTGCCATCACTTTGAAGGCATTGAGATAAATAAAATAGAAAGTGCCGATGTTGATAATTGTATTACATTATGCAAAAAATGTCACAATGCTATTCATAAGCATTGTGACATGAGAAGAAAAAAATGTAAATAATGTAATATTTATTCATATATAATATCGTCTATATATAGCATTTTATCACTTCCTTTACATCCTAGTATCACATAAGGTGTACTTTCTGCTGTGCTCTTCCCCATAAAGAACATAGCACACCAGTTGCCGCACAGCTTATTTTCTTTAAAAGGACATAATGAATTCATCCATAGCTGCTTTTTGTTTGATACAGACTCTAACGCTCTTTTGTTAGTTGTGAATATACGCATTATACTCCCCTCTTATCATCAATCTCATCGGTCATAGATGTCATAGCAGACGCATATAAGGTACTCTTATCAACACCTGAACGATAGGCTGATACTGTGTTATTCATAGCATCAAATGACTTAGCAATACCCCTTGAAGACCCGGCAAAATTCATTGCATATTGACTACCTATACCAATATTAGTAGCGGCAAGAGTAGCATCTTGATTTGCAGCAAGAAAAACAAAACCCCAATCTGAATCTTTCTGAACATCTTCAATCATTTTCTTAATTGCGCTTTGTGTGAATTCACGACTTGCATTTTCACCACCATCAGTAAGAATTGCAATAATAACATTATCTGGTTTCTCACTATCTTTCATGGTTTTGATACGCTCTTGTGTTGATACAATAGATTTACCAACAGCATCATATAATGCAGTACCTCCGCGAGGTACAAAAGTAGTCTTATCAAGTTCTTTAACTTCGTTGATAGGTCTACTTTCATAAGGAGATGAATACTCAGTATCAAAAAGTACAAGGGTAAAATTTGCTTCTCCTTCTTCTTTCTTTTGTCCGTTTAAGAAAGTGTTAAACCCGCCAATAGCATCATTTACAATATCATACATAGATCCACTACGGTCTACGATTGCAATAATTTCACATTTTTTGTTTTTCATTTGTTTTTCCTTAATTTCACATTTTTTGTTTTTCATTTGTTTCTCCTTTTATTCTATCGATAACTCTAAATGGCTATAGCCATCTTCTTTTACCACTTTAATAACACTATCAAACTCTAAATCTCCAACTTCAGGACGATGACTGATTATATAAACAGCAAGATTGTCTTCTTGCTGTTTAATAGAAACAATATCTACTAACTGTTGAATACCATAAGAGTCAATACTACTATCCAAAATCTCATCTAATATCAATATGTTAGTTGATGCTGTTGATAACGCTTTTGCAATATCATGACATGCAAATTTAATAGCTAAATCTATACTCTTTGATTCACCTCCTGAAAGGTTAGCAAAGCTGCAATCTTCCATACCAATACCACGAATTTCAGCCTCTAACCATCCATCCAGAAGCAAGTAAAATGAATGACCTGTTTCTGATAAATAGTGGTTTGTTTGCTTGTTTAGTATTGGTAAGATGCTGCTAATGGCGTATTGCTTTACATGCTCATCCTTTAGAGAATCTTTTATAAATGTTAGATAGTCTTTAAGGGTGTTTGATTTATTATATGAGTCCTCAATCTTAGTTATTTCTTTATAAATTTCTTCTAGCGATTTATTAATGGTATCTAATCTTGTTTGAAATCTTTTTTTATTATCTTTATGAATTTCAAGCTTTTCCACTACAATATCTATTATAGTATTTTTCTTTTCTATATCATGTAAAGCTTTTATATAGTCCTCAATTTTATTTCCAAGATCTGCTATATCAGCCCGTATTTTAGCTTGAGTTATATCAATAGCTTCTATCTTATCATCTAACTCCTTTATTTCAATATCAATATTAATTAATCTTTTATCTATAATCTCTAAATCTTTCTCTTTACCATCAAGATCCATACTATCAATAATCAATCTAAGTTTGTCAAGAAGGATTTTTTTATCTTCAATGTTTTTCTTATCATCTAGAAGAATCTTTTGATTCTCTTTATTGGTAGCAACACATTCTATTAGTTGTATCCCTTTTGTATCACAAAAATCTCTACGCTTTTTTAGTTCTTTCTTCTTTACATCAGTATCATCTTTAATTGCTGTGTAGTCCACGTCATGTCCACATGTAGGACATGAAGATTTTCCTATCAAATCATCTACAGATGGTAAATTTGATAGGTCTGCGCGTATCTGAGCAAGAGTATTAGAGTTTTCTACTCTATATTGTTCTAACTCATCTGATCGGGTATCGATATATTTTAGTTCCTTATTAAGGTTAGATAATATATCCTCAAAGTTAATCTTCTCTAATTCAGCTACATTCTTTTCTGCATTTTTAACCTTATAACGCTTTTCTGTTAGATCCCCAATACTTTGTTTTCTATCTTGAAGACTTTTTCTTTCTGCATATAGCTCTGTTCTCTTTGTCTTATGGGTATCTTTTTCAATATCTATTGAGTTAGCCTGATTTATAAGGATGTCTTTGTCTTTGATTAATTGGTCGCTATCATAATCAAATACGGATACCTTCTTTAAGGCATCTAATTCAACGTGTAAGAGGTTTATATCATTCTGAAGACCTGTTGTATTGATAGAATCAAATTCTTCTTTAGCATCTATTAATTGACGGTCAAATGAGTCTTTATATTCCCTTTTATGTTTAAGATCATTTTCCAAGACAATTAGAGTATCATTAAGTCCTCGTAATTTAACATTGATAACTTTTCCTAATTTAGAATAGGATTCCAAATTAAACAATCTCTCAAGGAATGCTCTCTTCTGGTCTTTCTTTGTACTAAGAAGCGAAATAGAGTTATTAGGGTTACTATGAACAATACCAGAGAAGGTTTTAAAATCCATACCAATATAGGTTTCTTCTATCTCTTTTTGAAAATCAACTACACTGGCTGTTGTTTCTAGTTTATTACCATTAACCCACACATCAAAAATATTGGGCTTCATTCCACGATGAATGATAATTTCATCACCAGTTATGGCTATAAAATTAATCTTAACTTCACACTCTTTCTTATTTTTCCAGTTTATGATTCTAGATTTGTTTAGGTCTTTAATAGTGTTTCCAAAAAGACCATAAGATATAGGTTCAAGACAACTAGTTTTACCACTACCATTTGATCTTTTCTTGTCAGTATCCTCGCCTATAACCAGATGAATTCCAGATGTAACATCAAAGCGAGTCCACTGATTGCCATACGATAGAAAATTACGGAATTCTGTACTTAAAATTTTTAACATTTATTATTTAAACTCACAAAATAGTTCTGGATCTGTAATATCCTCAATATCTTTATCACCATACATTTCAAAGGCTGTATTGAAAATGTCATTAACACCCCAATAACTAAATTTTACTATATTGATGTTTCCAATAAATATAATTAAATTGGAAGTATCAGCATCTGATTCTAATTCATCTTGTAGCTGTTTTACAGCCCCTTCGTAAGTATACGATACATACTGTTTTATATTTTCCCATTCAAAATTTGCTTTTCTACCATCAGAATGTAATATACCACCTAATTTAAAATGAAAGGCATATACTTTAGGTGATACTTCAATATTTGGTATTACACGGTCTTTAATCATTACTAAATTTCCTTCCATAGATTTTCAATCATCTTCATGACTGTTTTATGTTTTATATTCTCTGGAACTTCAGATAGTCCAACATATTCCATATGAAGGTCTTTGTTACTTTTGAATACAATTTCTTTGTCCTTTTCTTCTACAGTTACATTTGTAAATCCGGCCTCTATTTGAAATTTGGTAAATAGCTGATATGGATTATATTGTTTGGCATTCTCTATAATTTTTGATGTTTCTATTGTTCCTAAGTCTTTAGTAAAAAATATTCTAACTATGTTTCCAGTGATGTCTTCTTTATTAAAAGTATCTTCATGACGTAGGGTGATATATTTAGGTAAATCTATCAAGGGGGAAAATTCTAGATCTCCATTTTCATCATCAAATATATGAAATCCTCTCTCACCTACATCACTAAATGTCATGTGATATGGACTTCCTAGATAATGAACATTACCTGATTCCATTTTGGTATGAAAGTGACCTGAAAGGACTTTCTTAAACCCTGATAAAGCACCTAGAGATAGAGTACCTTCCATACCGGGTATAAAACCCCCAATTTCAAAGTGTCCTATACAATAGGGAACAGTAGGATCTTCTAGTATGGCTTTGTCGAAAATCCAAGGAACAAAAAGTATATTGTTTATAACGGTAGGTTCATAAATGATTTTTATGTTGTGGAATTTGGATAGAACTTCAAGGGACGAAGGTTCAACGTTATGCTTGTAGTAGAGGTCGTGGTTTCCAGCTAGTATGATGACTTCATCAAATACTTCACTTACCATTTCACCTATCTTCTGTGATATTGTTAGAGTGTTGATATTGATATGTTTTCTATCATCATGCCAATCGCCTAAATGGATTAGTCGGTTGATATTGTTTTCTTTTGCATGTCTGCATACAGCTTCAAATGCTCTTATGCTTACGTCATGCCAAAAATGGCTCCCTTTTTTTAAACCCAAGTGAGTGTCTGTCATACATAAATTTTTCATACTATAATTGTAATATATATCATAATAGATGTAAACTAACTATTTCAAATACTACTAGAAATAACAAAACCCACTGCTACGCTAATAGCTAATGGGTTTCTAACCACAATCTACTTTGAAGGAGTAAATCATGTCTATCCATATTTATACCAAAATATGAGAAGAAAAAAATGCTAAATTCTTTATGTTAATTTATCTCTATGTATTTACATTATAATTTGTATATATTAAATTATTTTAATATTCTATGTTTACAAACCTTACTCTCACAGGTATAATAAAACCTGTTAAGGGGGGAAATATAATATTTGAATTTTAGAAGCAACAGATTCAAATTTGAATTAGAAATTTGAATTAGAAATTTTATTATTAATATCTTCAAGTTGGAAAGAAAATAATTCATACATTTCTTCCATATCTAAACTAGTCATATAATTTCCATTCTCTTTCTTCCATCTAACAGAAATATTATAAATCCATCTATACATACTTTCATGCATTTCATTATTAAAATCAATATTTGATTTGTGAATACTATCCTTCTCTGATTCAATAATATCATTCCACTCATTAATAGCATCATCCTTGCTTATCTCTGAATAAGTCATACAGTCACATTCATGACATAAAATTATCCATGTTCCTTCTTCTTTAAATATATCAAGATTATCAGGATGATTCTTACATACACATCTCAAAGGCTCTAATTCATTTTCTTTTTTCATATACGTATTTATATTTTAAACATCTCCTCTGGTATTGTATATAAATAAGCAAGATTGTAAATATGATCATCATTGATTTCTTGACCATTATCTAGTCCTCTACAAAAAAACATTTCACAGTCTTCTTGGATATAAAGCCAGTTTGGTACTGTTCAACACTCGTTATATATATAATCAAAATCTAATACATTTTTAATACCTGTTACCCATGTATAGTGTTTATCAATCCAATATCTTTGAAGAGTTTTAAAATGATCTTCATTGTCTATATGATACTTCCATCCAGTATAATACATTTTATAGTCTTCTAAACCTCTCTATGCTTGTTATAACCTTATTTATACGTAATCTACCAACGGGATTTGCAGAATGACATCTAATTTCAGAATGTATGATATTACCATTAACAATAGAATTTTCCAACCAGTTGGCAACATCATAACCAGTTTTTATTTCACCAAGGTCATGATCTAATGTAATAAGATCATAACTATTCTCCATAAGATATTGGATAGCTTCAGCATAATTTATAGCCACATCCCACTCTACAACTTCATTAATATACTTCAAAAAATATGAGTCTATAAGATTCATATTATCTGGTGTTCTTATATCATCAACTAATAATATTTTCATAACATTTTATATTTTCTTCTAAGTCTATAGGATTTGCAACACTCTGATATTGTTGCAAAATCTTTTGGTTTTGATAATCTACCAATCCAAGAACGAGTGATAGTGATCTTCATCCCCGGCGACTCAGGGTGATATAACTCTATATCTCGTAATAAAGAAATTTGTCTGATGAATAGAAATATCCTTAATAATATTTTCATATATTTAATAATCATAATATAAACATTTCATCTGGTATAGTACGATATATCTCTATATTTTCAGGATACACACCACATTCGATGTCCACACCATCCCATTTAACTTTGATATTTCTTACTGTTGGCTGTTCTGTAATAATCCTTTTTTTATTAATAAGGTTTCTAGAAAATTTACCAGTATATTTTACTATATCTCCAATTTTAAACATAGTTTTATTCATAATCCCTCACAATAGTGTCAAATTCATCCACACCTATACAATTTCCCACAGGATTTCCAATAGGGATACCTAAGTTCGACTTCTCAAGAAACCTAACAGTTAAAGGTTTTCCAATCATAGCATCGGCATTCTTTAAAAGTGTCTCTTTATTCTCTACAGTGCCTTTTGGTCTGCAATTAAAGGTATGATTTCCGGCCTTACATATCCATATTACAAGATGTCTGATTGTTCCAAAATCGTCATATTCTTCTGATGTATATCCAACAATATCAAACTCTTCATCTTGAAAATCTTTATCCTTCATAAGGTCTTTACCACGATTATCAAATCCATAAACACCATTTGGTGTTCTTGTGATAAGACCCTCGAAGCCCTGACTGATTATATCTGCACGAAACCTGTCAAGCTCTTCCTGTGTTTCAATCCAATATGTAGGAACCATCTTAACAATAGGATGATTTTTAGGAATAACCTTTTTCATTATTTCAAGACGATCTTTAAAAGCAACACCTACCATAGGAATATCATAAACCCAATATTCAAGAGTCTCTAAACCACCACGCTCTTTCTTACTCATACCGCTAATATCTTGAAGAGGCACACCATGTAGATATACTTCACCATCATGATTTGTATGATTTCCAAAAACCTCATCACATGCTGCTTTAATATGAGCAAGTGTGGGTAGATCTTTACCTCCACGACTGGTTAACATGTCATTTGGTTTGTAATTATATTCAGGAAGTCCAGCACGAATACTAAAAGCTCTAATACCATTAAGCTTTCCTTGTGCAAAACAAGGAAGTACCTGCTTTTTAGCAGTAAGAGCCAGCATAGGATATATAAATTCAGGTGGGTTGTCTACATCATCAACGCTAAGAACATAATTATGCTCATACTTATCCTGCCAGCTATTACCAGCATCGAATAAAGCCTTCTGAAGAGGACTCATCTCATTAGCACGTCCTATATTAGTGCCGATACGAGTCCATGATGTTTTTTTGGTAATTTTACCACCTAGAATACCACTCTCGATACTAATAGAGGCAATATCATCTACAGCCTCTACATATATACGCCAAGTTCGTGTTTTTCCTTTACTATCTTTAATATATAGCTCTGGAAAAACACCACTTGTTTTAATTGATTCAATTACACTAATATCTAACATTTTATCTCCTGTTTAATTAAAACATCATAACATATAACAGAATAAAATACAAGGGATATTACACGCTATAGGTTATAATATTTTATATGTATCTAACCAATAGCCATTCATAATTAACCCATCCTAAACATATCTTCTGGTATATTGTAATAAGGTCTGGCACAATCTATCCATACTCCAATATTATAATCATTGATATTTCGATGGGGTATTACACATATAAATTTATCACCAACTTTATATTTGTGCATGATATATCTCCTTTATAACCTTCATGGTATTTCGCCCTATCACATTTTAAACATATCTTCTGGTATATAATCCACAATCTCCAAATCATCTAGACAGTATGAATTTGTATATCCATTATCCCATAACACCTTGTTGGTAAAATCATTAGCAATATAAGGAATAATAGTTCCTGTAATCCTACCATACTTGCTATCCCATAACACCTTGTTGGTAAAATCATTAGCAATATAAGGAATAATAGTTCCTGTAATCCTACCATACTTGCCATCCCATAGAGGATTGGTTTCGGTGTCCTTCCAGTGGTTAGAGATGTATTTTACTCTATCACCAACTTTATAATTGTGCATGATATATCTCCTTTTTTAGCTATTATAATATATTTTAAGATATAGTCAATGGATATTTACATCTCGACTATTATGTGTTAATGTGGTTAATTATATATTGTACATAAGACTAATTTAACAGGATAAAAAATATGATAGATGATTTTCGTGGTAAATATTTCTACCTATCCAACTTTTCACCTTGCCCATTCACCGATAATTTTGGTGTCAGATGGACAACCTCTGAGCACTATTATCAGGCTCATAAATGTCTTAATAAAAAGGACATAATACTGATACATACCGCCAAGACTCCTGGTGATGCCAAGAAAATAGGACGATTTGTAAAACAAAGCCTTGCTTTCCAAGATAAGAAATTTGAGATTATGTGGATTGCCTTACAGTATAAATTTGTTCAGAACCCAGAGATAAGAAATAGACTTCTTGATACTGGTAGAGAGATATTGATAGAGGGCAATAAACATCATGATAATATCTGGGGAGATTGTAGGTGCTCTCAATGTGAACATATAAAAGGCGAAAATCACCTAGGTATACAGCTAATGCAATTAAGAGAAATATTTCAAAAAGGAGGGTTATAATGGTTAAGTATGTATATAATGAACCATCAGAATACAATGGAAATTGTACTGTAGTACGTACAGAAGATGAAGTTTTAGCATACATGAAAAATATGTATATGCAACGACATTCTCATACCCCCAATTCCCTCTAATGATATTCTTATATATGAATATATAATAGTCCATTGGGCATGGAAGATAGAAGATGAAATATACTTTAGAGAAGAAAATATATACGAATGTGGTAAGAAACCATGAAAATTAAAAGATTTAACATAATAACCCTATTTAATATTGTTAAAATCGAATCAGATGATGATGGTAGATATGTAAAGTATGAAGATATTAAGCATCTTATTAAAAATACATTAATACCAAAACCACCTCTTATTCGTGTAATTGGGGATTTTGATATATTTAGATGTGAAAAATGTGGATCTGGTATTAAATCAACATTCTTTGGTAAAAACTAGGATGTAGACAATCAGAATGTGATGATTATTGGAAGAAACCATGAAACTTGATATTATATATGCAAAAGTAGATGAAAAGTGGAGAAATGGTGGGTTTTTTAAGGGTATAGAGGAATGCCATTGCGCTATATGTAATGAGCCTACTAAATGGATTGAACCTACATGGGATGTATTTATTTGTTCTTCTGAGTGCTACACAGACTTATGGAAGAAATATAAGGAAAGTATAAATGACATTAGATAGTAAAGTATTTACAGATATACAAAAAAATGAAATACTCAAACAATTACAGCTTGAGTATGATGTGTTCCCACTAGTAACAACCAATGAATTCAAGATAAGGGATCAAATTGAAAAGAACCCATATTATCAAGAGCAATTCAGGCTTCTATACCTTGCTGAGAAGAGTAGGTTGATGGAGCTTGAGATAGTGAGAGATGCCTATATAGGCCAGCTCTATGATGATCTAAAACATAAGAATGATGTGATACTTTCAAAAGTAGAAATAGAGAGGTTCTATATTCCAAAAGATAGTAGAGTCATCAAGCTTAGAAAGCTAGAGTTGGAGATAGAGATACGTATGCAATTTTTTGAAGCTGTATGGGAAGCCTTCAAAACTCAAGGCTGGCAGCTAAAATTATGGGTAGATATTAATAAATAACGAACATTATCTAAAAGAGCTTTCTATGATAGTTGCAAAAGGAGATATATGAAGTATAATATAGATATAGATATAGATGTTGATATTGAGAATAGAACAATAGAGTGTCTTGAGAAGACAACATGGAAAGAGTTATATTCTAAAATTAGAGATATATGGTGTCATGATACAGAACTTATAAAATATCCATTTCCAATAAATTGGAAATATTGTAATGAAACCAGAAAAAATGTCGAGTTTGTAGTTGTAGGCAGTTGGACTATAATAAATGATGTTAATCTTACAGATAAAATAATAGAGGTGAATTTTGAATAATAGTTTAAATTTTGGTATTGATTTTGATGGTACATACACTGAAGATCCAGATTTATGGTTGGAATTCTTTGAGATAGTGCATAGATTAGGTCATAAATCCTATATAGTGACCCTAAAAAATGAATTACTCGAAGGTGAATACCTCCACGATTGTATAGGAGAGAGTGTAGATGGGATACTATTTACAAGTAGACATGGAAAAGAAAAATATATAAAAGATAAATATAATATAGATATAGATATATGGATAGATAAGGATTGTCGTTATATACTTGAAGATCATCCAGGGTTAGAATCTATGATGAAAAAAGTTAGGGATATATCAAATGAATAAACAAGATCGTAGAGAATATGAAGAAAGTATAAAAGACGATGTGATTGACTTCTGGAAAGAGGTTGCTGGTGTAAAAAAACCTGAGTTTCCGGTTGGAGATACCAAAGCTTGGAGAGAAGGCCAAAAGAAGAAAAAAGGTCGTATATATGATGACGAAGACTAAGATGAATAAAGATATACAAGTTGGTGATATAGCAACACATAAGGTAAATGGTATGGTTGTTGATATCATACAGATTGATGCAAGTGTTAAATGGTATAGAGAAAGGTCATCTGGTGCTATTGCATCCATCGATCTAGAAAATAAAAAACAATGGAGTGTTACTTGAAGCTTATAATTGCAGGATCGAGAGATGTCACAGATTATCAAATACTTATTGATGCTATATCTCATTTTGAGATAATTGGTATTAGGGAGATCGTTAGTGGAACTGCTAATGGTGCTGATAAGCTAGGTGAAAGGTACGCTGAAGAAAATAACATAATTATTAAGCGTTTTCCTGCTGATTGGGGTAATATAACCAGATCTGGTGCTACAGTACGTATAAATAGCAGTGGTATTAAATATGATGCCGCTGCCGGATATATAAGAAATAAACAGATGGCTACTTATGGAGATGCCCTTCTCGCCCTTCACAAAAATGGTAGTAGAGGAACAAAAAATATGATTCAACTAGCTAAAGAAAAAGGATTGCCTGTATGGGTATATAAAGTTGATTGAGTAACTAATATAAATCGTCTGGACTATGGAATGTTTTTATAAATAATCATATAAGGAGATAAATATATGATTATTTATAAAGCAACAAATACAGTCGATGGTAAGTGTTATATAGGACAAACCAAAAATACATTAAAATTTAGAAAGAGACAACATATCATATCTAAAATCAACACTTATTTTTCCAAGGCAATAAACAAATATGGTAAAGAAAATTTCATATGGGAAGTGTTATGTGAATGTAAATCCAAAGAAGAGCTTGATGAAATGGAATTTCACTATATTAAACAGTATAATTCATTCGGCGTTTGTGGATATAATCTAGCATGGGGTGGCTCTGGTGGGGGAATGACAGGACACCATCATACCAAAGAGACAAAACAAAAGATAAGTGATGCAACCAAAGGTGATAGTAATCCTTTCTATGGTAAAACACATAGTGATGAAATTAAAAAAATATTAAGTGAGAAGATGTCAGGTAGTAATCATATAAAATCAAGAACTTATAAAGTCATTACACCAACAGGTGAGGTCATTATAGTTAGTGGTATTAGGAAATGGTGTAGAGAACATAAATCCAAACTTTTACATCAACTGATGATAAAGGTGGCAAAAAATATACAAACACACCACAAAGGATATAAATGTGAATATATAAATGAGTAATAAAGAAAATGTAAATATAGTTCTACATGATAATTTAAACATACGTATAGATACTACTGATTATGAATATTTAAATAAAGTTAAAGAACATTATACAGAATATGTGGACGGTTATATGTTCACATCAAAATATAAATCTGGTCAGTGGAATGGGAAAAAATCTCTTTTTAATCCTAACGTTCGTAGATTATCTTATGGACTTTTACTAGATCTTGTTAAGTTTACTAAAAAGGAATTTCCTCATTTAGAAATCAACATTGAAAATGATGTTAAGAAGATGTTTGAGGGTATTAAACCAGACCCAACATGGAATCTTAAACACTATCCAAGGGCATATCAAGAAGATTGTATATTAGCAGCACTATCCTATTCTAAAGGATGTATAGTATCATGTACTGCATCTGGAAAGAGTCTTATTATAGCATATATCATTAAAGAACTACTAAAGGAAGAGATTAATAATGCTATTATAATTGTACCTACGATAGGATTAACTACCCAATTTTATAATGATCTATTAGACTATGGTATATACCCAGAATTATTGGGATGTGTTAATAGTAAATTAAAAGAATTTGATAAGAGGATTGTTATATCAACATGGCAATCCTTAAAGAATAAAAAAGAGATGGTAGGTACATTCGATTGTGTCATTGTCGATGAGGTTCATAGTTGTGCCGCAAAGATATTACATGAAGTATTACAACATGCAACTAAAGCTAGATGGAGATTAGGATTTACTGGTACTATGCCAAAATGTAGACTTGATGAATTAATGGTCAAGTCATATATAGGGCCTGTTCTTAAAAATGTAACATCGAAAGATCTTGCTGATGATGGTTTTATATCGCACTGTAATATAAATATGTTGCATGTAAACTATCTTGACAAGATAAAGGGTGATTATAATCAAGTAAGAGAGAAGATAGGGGAAAGTAAATACAGGCTTGGACTTATAAAACATCTATGTGGTATAACAGATCATACAATCCTTCTTCTTGTTGATAAAATAAAAGAGGGTGAGGATTTGGAGGAAGCCCTCAGAGATAAATTTCCAAACCGTCAAGTTGTTTTTATATCGGGAAGAGATAAAGCAGAGCTTAGAGAAAAATGGAGATTGTTGGGTGATTTAAGGGATGATGTAATAATTATAGCTACTTACCAAGTCTTTAGTGTTGGCATCAACATGCCTTCTCTTAGATCTCTAGTCTTTGCTAGTCCAAGCAAAAGCTATATACGTGTAATTCAATCAATCGGCAGAACACTTAGACTTCATGAGGATAAAGAAGGTGTTGGGGCTATTATATGGGATATTGTTGATAACACCAAATTTTTAAAGAAGCACGGTGAGATCAGGCATAGACATTATACATTTGAGAAACATACTATAAATGAATATAAGCTGTTAGAATCAAATGCAAATTTTGAAATGGAGTTATGTCAAGAAAACTAACAACATATAGATTTATCGCTGATTGTAGATTAATACATGGTGATAGGTATGATTACTCATTAGTTGAATATATAACATCTCATATTAAAGTTAAAATTATATGTTTAATACATGGTGTATTTGAACAATCTCCATATCATCATAAAAGAGGAATAAATTGTCCTAAATGTTCTGGAAAATATAGAACAACAAAAGATTTTATAGATAGTAGTGTAGATGTACATGGTGATAGATATGATTACTCATTAGTTGAATATACAGACTGTCTTACCAAAGTTAAAATTATATGTCCTATACATGGAGTTTTTGAACAAAAAGCTATAAGTCATCTAAGAGGGATGGGTTGTTATAAATGTGGTGTTGGTGATGGTAAATGTTATAAAAAGAATAATATACCATTATATAACTCTCAATATTACTCACTTCAACCATACGGTATTCAATGCAGACGGTCAGTTATAGATGAAAATATTCTTGAGGTTAGATGCTGGTATTGTAATAAATGGTTTATCCCATCGAGATCTACAGTACAATCAAAGATACAATCAATAAAAGGGAACCTTAATGGAGAGAGCAACCTTTATTGTTCTTATGGATGTAAGAACGCATGTGGAACATATTATCAAAAAGTATATTCAAAAGATGATAATAGATATGATAAAAAATCAACATCAAGAGAAGTACAACCACAACTTAGAAAGCTTGTATTAGAAAGAGACAATTGGGTATGTCAAAAATGTGATTCATCAAAAGAATTACACTGTCATCACTTTGAAGGTATTGAGATCAATCCTGTTGAGAGTGCTGATGTTGATAATTGTGTTACACTATGCAAAAAATGCCATAAAGCAGTACATAAACAAGATGGCTGTAATATGAAAAGGGAAAGATGTTAAATGTAGAAACAAATGTAGATGATGAATATACAATACAAGAAGAACTATTTAGGATGGATTAATGGCCTGGACAAATGAAGAATATATATGGGATGTGAGCGAATTGAGTAGATTAGAAATTCCTGCCTATTATGATATAGATGGATTACCTATTATAGATACAAGAGGGTTTCATGCTAATCCAGACCCAAGATATAGTAGATTAGAAATTCCTGCCTATTATGATATAGATGGATTACCTATTATAGATACAAGAGGGTTTCATGCTAATCCAGACCATCGATATACTCATATACAAGGATCAATAACATATTGTGATTTTAGACAAGTAATAAGAGATGGTGGTTGGTCAGAAGATCCTCAAAGGTCATCTCTTACATATTTTGATGGTGAAGAAATGATTCTTTCAAAGACAATGTATAAGAAAAACATTGACATCTTACCTGACCATCTATTTGATATGGAGAAATAAAATATGTCAGATACCAATTCATTTACACTTACTTTTTGCGAGGTTCTTAGAGGAGATCCAGATGCGTATTACTCTGTATATGATTCAGAGGGGTTTGAAACTGAATCGACCAGACTTATACAGGAAGGCCAAATAGATGGTGCTTACTATATTCCAGTATTTGTAGATAAGACTGTTAAAGATATAGTTATAGTTATAAAGGCAATAGGGCTTGGAATAGCACAATATACCAGATATGATAATAATGTAATAGATGTATTGTCTATTCATATAGATGCTAACAGATCGATGTATTATGAAACGAATGGCCTACGTAGATATTATATAAAAACTCATGAGAGTAGATATGTCTTACCAGATGAATTATTTAGATTATAAAAAAACATTGACATTATATTCAAAATGGTTTATATTATTAATATCAAAACGGGAGAACGGCTTCTAAGTCAAGTACCCTAAAATGGATGAACAGTAAGGGCAATACCTACACAAAGGACATAAGACCCTGAAGGTTTGATAACCATCCATATGTTTTTTGTTTTATTGTATGGTTTCTTCACACCAAGAGGTATTAATGCTTCCCTAAAAAGGTGATTTAGACAGTCTAATTATCGACTGTACCTAAATCACCTTTTTTGTTGACTTTTTCTAAATAGATCAACTGTAGTATTGCAATTAATTTCAAACGAGAGAACAGAATGTCAAAAGTAGTTAACTTAAACAAAGAGCCTTATGATATCTATATTGGAAGGGGATCAATTTGGGGTAATCCATTTCATATAGGCCCTGATGGTACAAGAGCGGAGGTTATTAAGAAGTATAACGAATATATACGTAATAACAAAGAGCTGATGTCTCAAATCCATGAGCTAGAGGGAAAGAGACTTGGATGCTATTGTTCTCCTAAAGCATGTCATGGTGATGTATTGGTACAGATATTAAAAGAACAAAAATCAAATCCTTTTTTTGATTTCTCTTAACCTATAACAAATCATAATTTTTATCTATATTTCCAATATCCAAGGCTGTGATGGTCTTACCATTCTTATCCCATTTAGGCCCATGTTCCATTATAGATTTGTATATAATCTTTGCCTTACTCTCTAAAACCCCATCGGTAATCATAGCATCATAAAACATCTTATGTACCTTTTCCCATGGCTCTGTTCTACTCACACAATATACATCATGGATAACACTTGCACGTCTGTACATACCAATAAATGGAGATCCAACTAAACTCCATAAAAGTTTAGGTATACTAGCACCATCTATTCTAGAGTCTTTCGTAGCAATCCATGTTTTACCATGTCCATCTATAAATCTCACATCTTCAAGAAGAATCATAGCACGTGGATCTTTTGCATCCCACTCTACTTTAATTGTGTTGATAAATGCTGGTTTAGTCATTATTTTTTACTTACCGTCTACCATATGGTTTTGGATTCCAATTTACTTTCATATCTTTTGCCATTCCCAAGGCCGCCTTCTCTGCTTGTTCAAAAGTGCTAAACCAACTAGATTTAAAAGTATATTTTGGATCTTCAATAACCATACCACTCTGTGATATACCAACTTCTGCTCTCCATCCATTATTTTCAGCTGTAATAACATCTATAGCTAGAAAAACTTGCTTTCCAATAACTATAAAGTTTTTAAGATAGTCATCTGGATTTGTCCTTGCTTCATTTATATCTACACTATTTAAATATTTTTCTACTAAATCTTTCATTATTTCTTCTTTTTTAGTTTTCTTTTCTTAGCTTTATTTGGTGGGGTTTCTACTTTAGATTCCTGGTCTGGATTTTCAGGTACTATATCCTCACCAGGATTTAAGTCATCATGTACTTTTAACTTGTCTTCCTGCTCTCTTGATTTCTTACGATCTGTCTTCCATTGGATATAATCAAAATTCTCTGACTCTGGCTTCTCATTATTCTTTTTTTCAGGCTCTGGTGCTTGATCAAAATCACTGCCCTCAATAACGTCACCTACTTCACTTCTAACGGTTTTTTCCATTTTAGGTAGGAAGACACCATATATATCGTAAATGTCCGTGTAATCGTATTCTAGTGTCTCATTTACAGCCATTTCGATATAATCATCAATATTCATATCTAATTGAAATTGAATTGTATGATCAGTATCAAAAAGCATAGGTCTTTGAATGTTAAGTTTCTCTAGATATTTACGCCATTCAAATGCTTTGTCAAGGATTACTCCAAGAGCAACATATAATGGGTTCTTTTTCTCATCCAAGAGATTATTTATTATTTGATCTTTTTGCTGGCTTATGGAGTTATTCAAGAAGGTTTGTACAATACCACTGACATATATTTCAATAGAGTGTTCGCTTTCTTTTGGTGTAAATCTTACATTATCCGCAGGATATAAAACCATTGACAGAATCATAGCAAATTTAGCATCATCCACATCCCAATTATATTGGTCTAGGATCTTAACCAATTCTGGCATAATCTTTCGTATAGTTAATCTACTTTTTGGAATCATGTTTATTATGTTAGTATTTTAAAATTATTGGTCTTACCACTAGTGGTGAATTTAAACTCAAGACCACGTGCATCTGCTATATCAGTAAGGGATAGTGTTAGATCATCCGTCTTTCCATCACTGCTATATGATAAAACTACATCATTGCTGCTAGACTTCACATGTACATCTATACTATTGAATATAAAATCTCCATTTTTCTTCTTATTGATTATATCATTAATTTCTCGTTTTTCTTTTGGAGATATACTTTCATTAAGTCTTGAGTGTATAAGGTCTATTTCTTCCAGTATAGATGTTATCTTGTCTAGTGAACTCATATTATTTATCCAGATATTTATAGTAGTAATCTATGATGCCTTTTACAGTATTTTCATAGCCTTTAAGACTTCCTGATTTAACAGCATCTTTTGATATCTTGCTACTGCCAGCATTTAATTATATATCATTTCTTTTAGCTTACCATACGATCTTTAAGCTCATGATTTCCGAAAGGTCTAGTAGAACCATCAGAGAATTGAACCATTTGGGTATTTGAACCAATCTTTACTATACATCCGGCCTCACCAGTATCGATAATAGTTACATTCTGACCCTTACGGAATTGTGCCTCTGATATAAAATTCTTTAGTTTCATAGTAGCTATATTCCTTTTTGTTAAATTATAAACCCTTTATACTTATTTATAATAAAAGGGTTTATAATTTGGCTTTATGTGTTATTTATTTTGATACTTTTTAGGAATATATTTATCATATTCACCATTTTCTGCATTTTCCTCAAACTCATCTCTAAACATTTTTGCTGCTTCGATACGAGTTTCTTTTGTAAAGATGGTATTCCAGTCGTTAGGATTTGCATGGTCTTTTGCATACTTCTTTGCACCAGCATCCATCAAGTACATCCATAGCTTCACAGACATCTCAGAATCATATTTACCTTGTGCTTTCTTAGTCATAAGGTTCTTCTGAATAGTAACTGTTTGTTGTCTGTAAAGTGTACTATCATTAGAAATATACAGTTCTAACTCTTTTGCAGCTGCTTTATCAGCAGCGGCCTCACTAACCAAATATTTATCTACTAAATCTTTCATTTTATTTCTCCATGTCATTAAAGACTTTCATTATAAGTGTATTTATATCTTTTTGATTTTTAATACCATTTCTGAGAACAATATCAGTAACCGTACTGATTATTTCTCCAATCTGTTTCCCTTGTTTTATACCAGTTAATTTCATAACCTGTTTACCATCGATAACTTTAACAGTAGTCCCAGAGATCTTATCACCCCATTTATTAGCAATAGAAATCATATTATCAATGGTGCTGTCAAATGTTTTTTTGTCAAAAAGGTTAGTCCTGCAACTGTCATCACAGTAACTTACTTGAACTAAGATATTCCAGTTTTCATCTTTAACCAGTTTTATAATTTTCGATGGCTTCATATCAATGCCATTAAACAGACTCATGTGATTTACCATAGAAAACAAGATAGAATCATACTCTTTATTTGATAACTTCAGCCTCTTAGCTATAATATCAATAAGGTCTTTACCCTCTTTAGCATGTCCATGGTAAGAATGAGAATCTTTATCAGAATCCCATTTATATGTAGATTGCTTGCCAATGTCATGAAACAACACACCCAAATTAACAAGAGGATCTATCAATTTATTCATTCTAAGAGCTGCAATGGTATGATCGAATACAGTACCTCCCCCATTCTCATATGCTTCAGGATGGTGCCTCTCAGTCTCTTTGAACTGCTTTAATTTAGTAATCTCTGGAAGGATGATATCAAGAATGCCAACTTCATCCAACATCAAAATGCTATCTGCAAATTTATTACCTTCTTGGGATGCCATCTTAATAAGCTCATCTTTAACTCTCTCAATAGAGATGTTCTTGATAAGGTCTTTGTTTTTCTTGATAGAATCTTTAGTTTCAACATCAATGTCAAACCCCAACTTGCCAGAAAAACGTACAGCCCTCATCATTCTGAGGTGGTCTTCTTGGAATCTATCATTAGGATTACCAACAGTTTTGATTACCTTATCGAAAACAGCTCTCTTACCGTTGAAATGATCTATAATATTACCATCAGCATCTACAGCCATTGCATTGATGGTTAAATCCCTACGTGCAGCATCTGATTTAAAATCTTTAACTATTTTGATAGTATCAGGGTGTCTACCGTTTGAATAATCACTCTCATTTCTAAATTGAGCTATCTCATAAGTATTACCGCCTTGATTAACAGCAACAATACCAAATGTTTTGGATTTGCCGATATCATATGTCTTGAACATCTTCTCAAGAACATCCATAGGACAATTGGTAGATATATCTATATCATGAGGTTTATCACCAAGGATGAGATCACGAACAGCACCGCCAACAATAAAAGCATCATATCCTTTAGAGTTAATTTTTCTAAGGATATCCACACCATTCTTAATCATGAGATCAGATTTGATATAATCAGCCCATCTTTTCTTGATATCTACATCTGAGGATTCATTTATATACTGTATAAATTTCATTTACTATACCTATTTGTTTGAATTAATCTTTAATATATTATAAAACTTTTCCAGGATCTAGTCAAGAAAATATCACATTTCAAACAGCTCTTTTGGAATATAGTCAATTATATTATTAATAAATTCGTTAAATTTATTTCTTTGTTTTTCTTTAACATCATTAGCAGCATTAGCAGCATCATTAGCAGCATAAGCAGCATAAGCAGCAGCATTAGCAGCATCATTAGCAGCATAAGCAGCATAAGCAGCAGCATTAGCAGCATAAGCAGCATAAGCATCAGCATTAGCAGCATCATTAGCAGCATAAGCAGCATAAGCAGCAGCATTAGCAACTGCTAAAGCATCGTGTTTAGCTTTTTTTCTTAAATCTTCATTACCTGTTTTAAGATATTCAACAACAATATCGGGAGCATCCCATAAGTGTAAGACTTGTAAGGCGCACCATCTAGCAAAGTCTCTTAAAAAATAATTAATATTATATTGTTCGCCATTACTACAATAAATAATATAACTTTTGTGAGATAAAAAAGCATCATATGGTGTGTTGTGAAAATTTTTGTTGTCGAATGAATATTGCATTGTACTAGATCCTTATTTGTATATATAGTTAAGAAAATCTAACATCTTTCCCTTTTCATATTACATCCATCTTGTTTATGTACTGCTTTATGGCATTTTTTGCATAGTGTAACACAATTATCAACATCAGCACTCTCAACAGGATTGATCTCAATACCTTCAAAGTGATGACAGTGTAGTGGGTAATCATCGGTAGAATTACCACATTTCTGACATGTCCAATTATCTCTTTCCAATACAAGCTTTCTTAAAGCCGGTTGTACTTCTCTTGATGTATCTGGTTTGAAACCTTTAGGGTATTTACTTCTATTGTATATAGAACATGAATTTTTGCAATTATCTGAACAATATAAATTGTTTTCTCCCTCTCCCTTCCCGTCAATACTATTAATTCGATGTATTATTTGTAAATTTTTAGGTTTAAAATATTTACCACAATATTTGCATCTAACTTCAAGTGACACGCCATCATCAGCTAATCTAGGCTCTTCATCTATTGTTAATTGATGAGCATATGTTTCGTATGAAGCATGAGAAGAGTAGTATAACTTTTTATACTTTGATAATCTTTTCTTGTTATCTATACTATACTGTTTCTTTTTTTCATGTATCTGTTTTTTATTTCTGATATGATATTGTTTTTTATATAAACCTATACATTCTTTACAAATATTTCTATAACCATCTTTACATGTGTTCGCTCTTCCATACTCTTTAATATCCTTAAATTCTTTACATATTTGGCATTGTTTACTACCTAGTGTATTTAGTTCTATATAATTTCTTTTTTGTTTTCTACATACATCACACCAAGAGTCATAATAACCATTTTTCTTTTTATAGAATTCACCAACATCCTTAATTTCTTTACATTTGGTACATTGTTTATTAAAAATTTTAGTCTTTTCTATCATGTACCAAACCATTTATCAAAACAATCTGCTTTTACTGGTTTTTCGACTTCTTCAATATTGTGCTCTAACATATATGATTTTCTATCCAATTTATATATAATACTACCAGCATTCGCAACACTATATATCTCACCTTTTGCCATTTTTTCCATAATTTGTTTGTGTTGCATAGGTTTCCGGTGAAAAACCTCTCCGGTAGTCATGTTTACATTCATAAATCCAGCTCCTTTATGGCTCACAAATTCAAATCCTAATGTAACTAAAGAGCCGCCATCATTATGATCAGCATCAACTATAAAAACAATATCATTGACATCTCTTTCTTTTTTATTATATGTTATTGTCGGATTATTAACCAAGAAGTGCTTCAGCAATTTACTTGCACCACCTATTACTTGACAAAATAATTTAGTACCTACCCTAATAACCTCAACATCATATAGATTTTTTCCATAGAAAGGATGTCCGAATGTATAGACCATCATTAATGTTCCTTTCTCAATACCGTTCTTATCTTTCTTCAGATACAGCCCTAGATTTTTTGTTGCACTGCGATATCCATAAAAACAATTTGTCACTAAAAAAGGTCTTAGTTCTTTATTAGGAACCTCTCTAATCTCACAATCTCTAGCATATATTCTATGTTCAATCTGACCTACAGATGTTTTTATATAAGATTGTAACACATTCCATTTTCGTCTATAATCTTTTACTTCATTCCCGTTGATATCAGTAATTGTTTTAGTCTCTTCGACCTCCCAGTCTTTTATCCAAATAGTCCTAATACCCTTTTCTCTATTGGCTAGTGTAATATCGATAAAATAGTTGTGTGGGATACCAACAATACCAAATCTTTTGGTATAGTCCATTTTATGATTTTCTGTATCTACATATCTTAATTCAAGCTCACCATCTTTTAGATAGAAAATTCTCTCATTGACATCATCCTGTCTGAATGATATACTATTAGTATTTAGAAAATTTACGATTTCGTTTAAATTATTTAGATGTCTTTGGTTAGTTATTTTGTTATTCATTTGATCTCCTATTGAAATATTATTTTAATAATAATATATTATTGTTTTTTTGTCAACTTTTATAAATATATTTAGACAAAAACAAAACCTACCAATTATTAGAGTAATTGGTAGGTTTCTAAACAACAGACTACTTTAAAGGATTAAGTCATGTCTAATAGTATTTATACCCCAAACACAAAACAATGTAGTAAATGTAAAGAAATAAAATCTATTGGCGAATTTAACAAAAAAAAATCATCTAAAGATGGGCATAACATATGGTGTAGCTCATGTACTAAAGAATATAAAAATCAATATTATATCAACAATAAGGAATATATCATAAAGAAAAATAGTAAATATATAGGATTAAATATTGATAGATTAAGAGAGTATAAGAGAAAATATAGACAAGATAATGCAGAAAAGATCAGCAAATATATGAAAGATTATTACCATAAAAATTACGAAAAGAATATTGATAAAACAAGGGAATATAAGAGAAAATATAGAAAAGATTATGCATCTTATATGACATATAAAGACCAACTAACAACAGAAGAAGATCCTAGATTGGCAGATGATGGCGCGTCCCTTGAAGTTAGGTGTAAATACTGTGGTGATTACTTTAAACCTACTAATATTGATGTTACATCAAGAATAAGTGTTGTTGTTGGGAAAGCCGGTGGTGGTAATAATCTATATTGTTCTACAGGCTGTAAGAAATCATGCGGAACTTTTGGTCAAAAAGCATACCCCAAAGGTCATAAAATTAACACCTCAAGGGAAGTACAACCTGTTTTAAGAAAGCTTGTACTTGAGAGAGATAATTGGACATGTCAAATGTGTCATAAAACAAAAGAACAATCGCCACTACACTGTCATCACACAGAAGGTATAGAGATCAATCCAATAGAATCAGCAGATATGGATATATGTATTACATTATGTAAAGAGTGTCATAAAGAAATACATAAAAGAAAAGATTGTAATATGAGAAGAAAATCATGTGATACTTAATATTGTTTTCATACTCCACTAATAATATAATATTCAATACCAATAGCAGCTCTAAACAATTTATTATAATACAAACAGATTTTTATTTATAACCGGGCGGTATTTTACCAATTAGCATTTTGGTGTGTTGATCTCCACCTATATTACGAGAATAGAAATAATAATCAATAGGATGAATCTCTCTTTTAATTATTTTCATTGCTATTTCAACAGGAACTCTATATTTTTTAATAATTTCTGGATGTGTTCTTGCCAGCCATCCAAGTAGAGGATCGCTTATCTCAGCATAAGATCGGGTAAATTCTATAGCTACAATTTCTTTCAGTCTTTTTTACCATCTGTATCATGTGTTCCACCGATAGCAACTAGTTTACGTTCACCATCTACAAACTTATACATAACAACTGCAACCAATCTCCCATCTACAAATCCTAACTTCCAGAATGGAATTGATCTGACCATATCTTCAGGTGATGAGAATCCACTACCTTTAACACCACCAATAGAGGCGTATGCATCTTGTAGCAATGCATATACATCATCTTTATATCTCTGCTTTAGATCCGTATCATTAGATAGGAGATTGATATACTTCTCTACTAGATATTTATTTACCGTTTTGTTAATATCCATATAACATCCTTTAGTAAATACAAGATACCCACAAAGACTTAGTGATTATATCTAAATCATCATCGGTAATTTTGTATATATGACCATTATCTTTTTTAACAATCTCTGCATGACCATCAAAAATCTTTTCAGCTTTTCTATAATCTAGAACATCATCGTTAACACCCAAGAACAAATATGTGGGAACAACCTTTCTTTTATTTATAACAAACTCTTTCATTTTCTGAATATCTTCTATGGTAAGAGTCCATTTTTCACCAGTATGGAAGTTGGTGTTTTCACCAACAAAAACTTTTAAGTCATCGACATCAACCAAGGGGTTAATCAATACTTTATTATATCCATATTTATCAGCAAAATAATCTGCAAAGAAGCCACCAGTAGATGAGCCGATAATAGTTATCATCTCTTCGTCTTTAAACTGAATGAAGTAGTCATTCAAATATTCTTCCCAATTAGCAGGATTGTTAGGCAGGTTAGGGGTATAGACCAGATCCCCAAATTTCTTTTTTAATACCTTTGCATTATCTGCTTCAGTAGAACTATTAAGACCATGTATATAAATTATTTTATTCATTTCGTTTCTCATATATCTACTATAACATTTTTACAGGGTATGTCAAGGAAATTTCATTTTATTCTCTCAGCAACTTTAAAGAAATTAGATCCATCTTCTTTAAGTTTTATATTATCGTTTTTATGTAGCTTCCAGGCTTCTTTAATTCTTAGACTGCCAGTGTTGGCTATGCTTGCACCTAGATCAATAATCTCTAACTTTTGGGCCGATGTCATTATCTTGTTTAACTTCTTACCAGCTTGCGCCCAATATGCATATTCACCCCAAAGCACTTTTTTCATTTGGTTCTCTGTTAGGTGCTTCTCTGCCATGTTATAAAGCCAATATGGTAATTTTTTACTTACCATTTCCCCCACTGCATCTTCATCCGGCTGTATGTCTCTTAATTCTCTGCCATCAATAACAAATATATAAGCATATTCTTCCCCATTTTTAATAAAACTATCAGGAAGTTTACTACCAACCATATCTGCACCTACAGCATACATTGTAGCATATGATAAGTCAGATGTTAGATATGTCTTACCTTCAACAGGTGTTAATTGGCCTTTTTTATTTACAAGATCAGGCGGTTGGATACCATTTTTCAAGATACCTTGTGCTGCTTTATCGGTACTTGTGCCGTGGTAATATACTTTAGCAATATCCTGTGCTCTCGGCATTGCCATTTCTATGATATATTGTTTAAATTTCATAATGTTATCTCAACTTAATAGGTCTTTCTGTCTTGTTTAATTTTGGTGTTGGTGTTCTGAATGTAACAGATACAGAACCACCTAGCTTTCTGGGCCTCTCAGATCTCATGAACACCTTACCACTTTTATCAATTGCTATAGATCCTATTTTACCATCATCATGTACAGATATTCTTATATTGTAATTTCTTCCTAACTTCTCAGCATAGAAATTATTGCTAACAAATATCTTCTCTAACTCTATGATATCTTTACCTTTAACAGCATCTGTTATCTTATCTTGAATGGCATCTGTTTTTGGCTTTAAGAATACTGTCTGAGGTAGACCAATTCTTTTAAATATGTCTTTTATCCTATTGATAACACTTTTTTCATCATAGTTATCATCAATACCATCCCATGGCACAATATTTGTTAGCTCAGTGGAACTAAAAAGCCATTTGGTATTAGCAACCTTGATATTTACATCCATACTACTAATAATTCTTGTCCAGCCATCACCAATAGGTTTTATATCCCAACCTCTACCATTAACACCATTTTTCTCATACTGAAGGCCAATAAGATCACAAGCACCCATAAAAACCTTCTCAAAGGCTTTACCACCAGTGCCAGCATCTTCCATCTCTGTGAGATATTGTTTAAATTTCATTTCAAACTCTTCATATATGTTTTAACCTCATTAGATATATCAGCTTTGTCAATCAGACCAACCTTTGTTAATGAATATAGTTCCGCAAAATACTCAGTAATGTTAATCTTTGAGTATTCAGATGGGAATTGTTTTTGGTTGTAAAAAACATGTATTTTTGAATCACTTCCTCCAAGCTTCTTGTGCCAATATCTATGCCCCAACTCATGGACTATTATCATCTCAAGAACTTGTTCTGAGTCTTTAGCATAGTCAAATGAATTATAGGGTACTGGAATATCTCCCCTTCTTATCTTGTCTTCTAAATGGATAATAATTGATGATGTTTTACTATAACCACCTCTGCCTGTCTTTACATCTTTTGGTGATTTCGCTTTGCTCTGAAACTTTTCCCATTTTTTAAGATTTTCTTTTGCATTTGCCAAACGGTCTTGTAGATTGGTAACCTTAACACCTCTAGGTGATGATAATTTTTTCATTGCTGTTAAATTTAACTGTACAGAGTCCATAGATGGGGAATACACGGCTAGATTGCCTTGCTCTCCTGACTTATAAGATAGATTGTCTAGAGGCGTATGAAGGTGTTTTTTGAGGTATTTTAGAAGGGTTGGTAATATACCTATTGGCTTCTTTAATGTGAGAAATAGATATGTATATGCTTTGGCTATAGACCTATCTTCTAGTTTTTTAAAAGCTTCTGGTGCTCCACCATTATCAAAGAAGTCTTCTTTTAAGTATTGTTTAAATTTCATTTATAAAATTCCTTATAATATTACTTTAAAGCTGATAGTCTTGGTAGGTCAGAAACACCAAATTTTTTATTTATTTTTTCAACCTCTTCATCAGATAATATTTTAAGCACTTTCATAGCACCACTAATCAGCCACGATCCTGTCATATTAGAATTTGTTTTATATTTGTAATAACCACCTGTTGGTATTTGATCTGATATCTGAGCTGTCCGTGATATAATTTTTCCATCTTTTGTTTTCTGTGCTCTTTTATTAGCTTCTTCCTGCCAATCAACATCAGCAGGAACCAATACTTCAGCCCAAACTTGATTGTCTGGCCTATATGCTGGCTTAATAGATCCTTTAATCAATCCACCAATATGTGTAGCCATAGGCATATCACCAGAATGAAACCCAGGTCTAAATGCCAGTGGGCCTAGTTTGGATTTGACCTTTCCTTTATCTGTCATTGGCCCTACTTCTGCTTCCACCCATTTACCTACAGGAATAGGAGTATTAGCATCAACATATAATGGATAAATTTTATTGCCTTTTGTACGAAATAGCTTATATGCCTTTACAGTATTTTTAGGTATTATCTCTGCTGGTAGTGTGACATTTTCATTACAATCTAAAAAATAATCACCATTATAATACTCTGTTAATAAATCTTCTATCAAATATTGTTTAAATTTCATGCTTTACCTTCTTTTTACAAGACTTTTTAATATAATCTATATGACATTGCGAGTATATCATACAATGGTCATCTTCCATATTATAGAGACAATCTTTACATACTGTTATTCTTATCTCTTTATCATCCATTATATAATATCTATCAGTGATTTATAATCTGCATCAACAAGAATACATGGAGCACCGCCAATCCATACTTCAGATTGTATATTTTTGTATTTATTAGAGAAGTTATTTTTTACAGGGTCTATAATATCTATAACAAATTGAAGCATATCAACTTTTTCTTTTTTATCGAAGGCATTGATAAGATATAATTTAATTACACCATCAAAAGTAATACCTGAAATATACTTTCTTATAGCATCATCACTCTGTATACCGCTATCCATATTTCTTATTCTATTAAATTCTAAATTAATGCTGTCAGATGATATTTTAAGAAAAGATTTTAGGGAATCCCATGACTTATCTGTAACAATACTCTTCTCATCAATAGACATTTTAATAGTAAAATCTAAACGCTCATTAAATTGATCAATATATGCTTTAGTAGTTTTCATAAATGAACCCCATATATCTGTAGTGGGACATACACCATAAGTACAACTATCATATGGAAAAACTATATAGGTCATATTACCAAATCCGTGAGTATATGCTTTATCTGTGCTACATATGATAGATCGACTTCTTTTAGGGTAGCTCTTCCATTTTGGCGAGTTATCTATTATAAGAGTGGTATGATTTGATGTGTTTGCAGATACCCTAGGATTTCCTTTGGTGGGATCTATGAAAAGATATGTGTTGTCGCTATCTTGTCTCATACCCCTATATATAATATCTCCTTTTTTAACACGATCAAGAGCTTTTTTACAATTCTTTTTTATATAATCGATAGCCTCAAATTTTTCTATTGAATCACTCCTGCTTTCTTTTAAATATTGTTTTAGTTTCATATAGGCCATAAATCCGTTAATTGATTTAGAATTTCAGGAGTAGGTTTTTTAGTTTTGAAATTGGTAATATAGAATTTAAGTTGATTACTAAACAGATCATAATCTAATCCTATATATCCCTTACCACTTAACATTATCTCATGACCAGATCTAATAGCACCCATCAACTTACCATCATGGTAAGTTGATATGATCATTTTGTTAAGCTCTTGATCTAGCTTTTTTATTTCTTCTCTGCTTGGTGGTGTTGGATCTATCATAGAAGGATATTTTTCAAATACTTTATTTGCTATATAATCAGTATAAAGATCTCTTACCTTATCAGACCATATAACCTTATACTGACCAATAGGAAATATCAAATATGCAAGACCGCTGCCATAACTGAGTGCTTCTGTGTAATTGCCAGTGCAAAATAATGAATTGCTCCTGACCTTAACACCAAATTTATCATTAAAAAGTCTGTCATATGTGTCATGACGGAAAGGTTGCATATCTTTTGGTCTTCTGTTTTTTCTTATCTCAGAACTAAACATAGGAATTGTTTTATTCCTCCCACTATATAGAAGATCATCCTGTCTATGGGTGTTGTCAAACCCACCCTTTACTAGATCTTTAATAAACGGCATACAGTTATCATAAACAGCTGTTATGCCCCTATGTATTATTTCTATTTTATTATCTTCTATGAGATATTGTTGTAGTTTCATATGCTGTTTATGTATATATCAGGCCATCTACATTGATATGTTTTATCTTTTTCTTCAACAGTATATACTATATAATCTGTAAGAATCTCTAGATCTGTTATTATACCATCTTCATGTAGAATTTTATCTTTATCATGGAAATAAACTTTATCTCCCTTTTCAAATATTGGATCTTCTATGTGTATTTTTTTAGTGGTCATATCATTCTCCTTTTTTTATTAAAACATCTTTATATTATTTATATAAATTAAAATATAAAACCATAAAATCTTTATTGAGTTTATGGTTTTATATTTATTGTATATTATTAAGTATTAGTAATCTATAAGACTAATAAACTCTTTTACCTGTAATAGACTCATATCACCCAAATCATTGCCAAGTAAAGGCACCATGTATGAATCATCACCGTACTTACTTAGCATATCACCAGCATTATTTTCATCATTATCAGTAATGGCTATCTTTTTCTGTGGTAATATTTCCAACCAGCTATAGAGATGAATTGGGTTGTTAGCAATAACAGCTATAGCATTTAATCCTAGTCTATGGAGTTTAACATAATCAAATATTCCTTGTAGAAGGAATAGATAGGGAAGATTAAAATCAAATGACTCTAACCCATATACAGCAAGCATAGGAATATTATCAATTTTGGTAATTCTAGAATGATATTTCAGGTCACGGACATCAACGTTTTTGGTAGTCGATCTTCTACCTTTAAGGCCCTTGGGATTGTAATGTTGATATCCAACAATTTGAGAGCTTAGATTAAATAACATAAATGTAGCTGTATTTAATTCTTCATTGACATATACCCTATCAATGCTGAAATCTACATTCCTGCTTAGTAAATGTGATCTGATATCTAAAGTCATAATATAACATTATCATATTTTTCTATCATATCCACACATAGGCATATATGATATAAAGTGGTTTAGGTATGTGTTCTTTTTTCTTTATACTCTACACATACAGTATCTTTATCAATAGGACATTTTCCGCATTTATCTTTTTGGAATAGGTGTGGTTTTGCACCATCACAATAGTTTTTCTGTGGACACCATAACAAACTTAACTCACAAATTACTTGCTTGTCATATAACATTTTTTGATCAGTAGATTTTTTCATAACACAACTATATTACATTTTTTGTATTATGTCCATCCCTTTCTTGAATCTTCTATCTCTTTATAGATATCAGCCATGAATGCGTCAGTAACTCCTTTAGATACTTTAGAACCTTTTACAAGAGATTCTAAGGTTTTTACATATTCATTAACAAGAGCATTTACTTGATTTATTGTCATATTTCCTTCAGAGTCAGCAGTATTTTTTACCTTAATCTGATACTCTTTCGTGGCTTTCCTGGCCTTAATAGAGAATGACATAAAACCAGTGAAATCATTAAAGAATGTTGATATAATATCGAACAGACTTTTAGACTCTGTTAATTGTTGCTTGTTTAAATGATCTTTTAGATTGCTCATATTACTTCCTTAATGTTTATACCAGTTTGAAACTACTTTATTTAAATCCCCAATGTCATACATATCAGTATCGTTAAGATACTTCCATCCATTTTTTATCATTTTTTCTTTTAATTCAATACCGATAGGATTCCTAATAGGTGATGTATAAAACGATGTCATCTTTCTAAATCCATCAAGCACTACTTTATCGTTAAGATCGCCATCATCATTATGTACCTCAAGGAACACATCAAAATGGCTCTTATAGTAGTCTTTCATCTTATTTGCTTTGCTCCATAACTCTTCTATGAATTTAGGGTCTACATGTCTTCCAATAGCTTTTTCACGCTCTTTAGCTCTTCTCTGTGCTGTTTCTAGTGTTGTAGTTACCCATACCATAGCGGTATCATAACCAACTGATTTTAAGGCCCCTTCTCTAGTGAATAAAGAGCTGGCCTTATTGCTTGTACCGTCTACCCATAAAGGAAGCATAGAGTTAATGTAATGTGTTAACTGAGCCTTGGTAAGATGTTTGGTTTTATCAGCATTATCCATCCATATTTGGTTATCACCACCAACTTTTAAAAATTCAGTCCAAATATCAGTATTCACAATTCTTGGCTCTATCTTAGCATTAGTAAGTTTCTTTAATACGTAGGATTTTCCTCCTCCTGGAACACCACCCATAAAAACGGCTTTAAGGATGCCAATATCTTGTATAGATTCATTTAAAAATGTATTGTATTTCATTTTAGTTCCAATCTTTTTTCTTTTGTTGATGTCTTAATCATATATTCATCAATTAAAATACACTTGTCTTCAATCCATACTTCTTTATCATATGGTATAACCCCACCAGATTGAATTAGTCTAAAATTGTTTTCTCTTGGGGCCATAACTTCATTGAGATGTACAAAAATTCCTTTTTCAGGGTCATAACCATCTAAAACAATCTTAGCACCAAATATGCGAGATGTCATCTCTTTTCTCTCATCAGCACTTAATGGCTTCATTACATCATCAATACCTTTAAAATACTTCATCATTACAGCCCAACTAGCATCCGTATTCCCAAGTTTCAAACCACTCACTAACTCCATTATATTATTAATGGAATTATTAAAAGTCCTCATAGTCTCGCCTTTCATAAACTTAAAAGAAAAGAATATATCATCTTCAGGGCATATGCCTATCTTAGCACCATCGATAGGGAAGACCACAAACACCTCACCGTACATACTAGCTTTATCATTAGACGTGCTACATATGATAGACTGACTTCTCTTAGGAAATCCCCTCCATGATGGAAGGTTGTCTATCAATAATGTATAATGATTTGTGGTGTTTGCAGACTTTCTAGGTGTTGTTGATTTTCCTGTTATTTCAAATGCTGAAGCTATATCCGTATTATCAATACCTCTGTATATAATATGGCCTTTATAGTATTCCTCAAGAGCTTTCTTGCAGTGTGTTTTAATATATTCAAGAGCCATTGCCTTCTTTAGTGGTTTTCCCCTTCCCTCTGATAATATGTATTGATTAAATCTCATAATGACATCAAGTAGTCTACAATTTTTTCAGCTACTGGAACACCTGAAGCCTCTGTAATGCCTGTAGTTCCAGGTGATGAATTAACCTCTAAAACAAATGGTTCTCCCTTCTCATTAATCATAAGATCAATACCAAGGAGCTTTCCATCTACAATCCTAACAACCTTTTTACATATAGCTAGTTGTTCTGGTGTCATTATAACTTTCTCTGTCTTACCACCTAGACTAAAATTAGATCTGAAATCACCATCTATCTTAACTCTCTTCATTGCAGCTATTAATTCATTCTCAATGAACCAAGCTCTTATATCACCATCGGCTTCAATAAAATCCTGCAATAACACCTCTACTCCGTCATCAATAGACCATATTGCTTGAAGAACAGATTTAAGATTCATAGCTGATTCTGATATAAAAACGCCTATGCCTTGTGATCCTGTAAGGGTTTTAACAACAACAGGATATTTTATCTCTCCTTTCAGTCTATCAAAGGTTAACTCATCTTGAATTAATAATGTCCTTGGAACTGGTATACCCTTCTCTGCCAGTCTCAAACATGTTCTATATTTATCACTACATGTATCAATACACTCTTTTGAGTTAATGCATGTAAAGTTATTCTTCTCAAGCTGGATAGTAATACCAGACGATCCAAGACCACCACCAGTAGTATTTCTATTGATAACTATAGTGTTTTTAGGAGATATAACCATACCTTTTTTATCATCAACATTATAAATGGTGATAACACCATCTTCATTGGTGACGAAGGCGTTTTCTGTAAAAAGTACATAGTATTCTATACCCCTCTCCTCCATAATATCTACCAATGCTTTCACTGTCTCAAAATACACAATCTTTGGATCTGGATCATCGGTATTACGAGTAGTAAGAATAACAATCTTTTTATTAGTTGTTTTTTCTTTCTTTTTTTCTTCTTTAGCCTCTTTTAGAGTATATCGGTGTTCTTGTATTATTTTCATTATATTTTAAATATCCTATCCCTTGTTTTAAAATTCTTTTTTCTCATTACAGTCACATTAACTAGCTCTATCATTTTACTCTTCTCATTCCATTTAAGAACAAAAGGAATATTAATATCATCTTGTATATCGTCAAGAACTCCCTGAACTCCGTCACTCATTTTTGATAGTTGTTGTCCAAATTTCACATACGTTTTTGTGAACAGAGAATGAAGCTCTGAAAATTGAATCTGTTGCTTGTTTCTTGGATCATTAACCCTATCAAAAAAGTGCTTAGTAAATTCAATATCTATATCAAGGTTTTTAAAAAGTTGATCTAGTATCTTTTCTAAAAGGGATAGGTCTTGCCTTGTTATTTTATCGTCAACTGGTAGATCTATATGGCCTACTATCTTGCCATCTTCTAATATGTATTTATTAAATCTCATTCTTATAACCTGCTCATTATGTCTTCAACATCATCATTTATCATTAATATATAATATTTATCACAGCTAAACCATATCTCATTCCAATAATTATATGCTTTTTTTATATCTTTGTTAGTGTGGAAATAATCTGGAAAAGGTTTTTTCATTTTCTGTACACGATGATCTTCGGGGCCTGTAAAATTAAGATAATCCTCTACCGCAAAATTATACCATCCAGTTCTAGGATCTGTAACATTTATATCTTTTGTATCTACCCATGTATATTTTAACTCTCCAATGGGGAATACCCAATATAATATACCAAAATCTTCAGCAACTTTTCTATTACTTGTGGCTATAACAGATCCATTTCTTGTATTGTGTTTATTCTTCTCCAACCATCTATTAAATTCATCAGCAACCCATGGCATCATACCTCTTGGAGATCTATAAGCTTGTGTGTCTTTTTTTATAAGACCACTTTGATTTTTCATAATACCTTTTATAAACGGCTTTATGTTGTTTGATTTAAGCATAGATATATAAGGAGCACAGTCTTTTTTTAACTTATCATATATCTTATCAATATCTTTAGTCTCATTTCTATATTTTTCTGTTAGGTATTTTTGTAGTTTCATATTTATCGCAACAACCTATCCATTATAAGATTAGAAAACTGTATATCTCTAAGATAATATTCTTTACAATCTATCATTACTTCAATTGGAGACATGCTTTTTGAAGATAATTCTTTAAGCCCTTTTGATTTATAAGTTTTAACTAACTTTTCAAGTTTTTCTTGTCTTTCTTTATCTTTAACAGCATCATTCCATTTTTCTTTAGGTATTCCTCTACTACCTATATGTGTAAGTTTTTCTAATTCTTTGTCTGTGTATAAAAATATATTATCTGCAAGTATTGCGAATAAATCCGGCACATCATCTGAGTATACATACCTATATTTTCCTATTGGAAATACAAGATATGTTTGTCTTGGCATAGTAAGTTTATGTGACCATACAAACAAACCTTCTGATCTTCCTTTCCATCCAAAATATTTATTAAATAAACTATCTAGATACTCATGAACACCTCTAGGAGTATCTAGAGGTTTACGATCCTTTCTAACCTCTAATTTTTCTAGATATTTTATATTATTACTTGTATATCTTGTAGGTATACCAGTAGTGCCTTTCATTTCTTTTATGAAAGGCTGACAATCACGCCTTAACGTATCAATAATATCAGTTTCTATATCTTCTTTAAGGTATTTTTGTAGTTTAATAATTTTAAATCTTTCCCCGCAACATATTTTGTGAATCCTCTACCTTTTAATATAATTATGAGGTCATGCATATTTTTAGCACTAAAATCAAAATCATAACTATTCGTATCAACATAATAGCCACCACCTTCTTTAAATATAGTGACTTCCACACCATGTATATCCTTATACTTTGATAATTCGCCCTTCTTTAATATAACTTCAAATATATATTGTTTAAATTTCAATCTGTATACCTCTTATCGTATTTCTTAGTACCGTACCATCCGATCAGGGTTTCTTTCCATTCTACATTAATAACATAATAAGACTGACATTTTACAATACATTCAGACTGTCTTGGTGATTTATAGTTTAGATATATATGGAGATCCTTTGTTTTATATTTCTTTATTTCTGGGATGATATGAGATTTGAACGTTCTTTCTTCCCATTCTCCCCCGCCTGATCCATATCCCTTATCATAATTGTTATATAGTTCTTCGACATTCCACTCCCATACATATTCTATCTTGCCTACTGGAAATATGATTGCCGGTTTGCCCCAAATATCTGCATCTCTTTCATTATTTGTTGCAAACACACCCTCTTCTCTAATGTTCCACCCAAACATCTCTTTAGATGCATCACTAAGCCTCTGGTGTAATGATTGATCTAATAACCTTGGCTTCCTATCTGTTCTAGTTACTTTCTTCTCATAGAAGCCAGGAGATGCCTTTACACCCCTATATAGAAGAGTTTTAGCACCTTTTAACTCTTTGATGAATGGTTGACAATCTTTATCAAGTATGTCTCTCAACTCAATCCAATTCTTGATATTCATTACCTCTGTAAGGTATTGTTGTAGTTTCATAAGTTATTAATGTCTATTATTATGTACTTTATTATGGTTAATAACTATTAAAGTATACATTTCTAAACAATAGATGGTTTATAAATGCTTTGAAGATAGTCTAAATCTATCTTATCATAATCATGATTTTTATCTTTTAGTTTTAATTGACGATTATTACCACCTTCTCTATAGGCAACATGACACCATCCATCTGGTGAGAACTCTAATATCAATTCTCTATACTCAAGCTCATCATCGATAAATGTGATAATATCTATCAATTTGATGTTGTTATCGTAAGGCTCTATATCAGCTGCTTGACCTCTGGTATGATTGCTGGTGCTTGATGATCCCACCGCAATACACAATGCAACACTTCTATATCCACTGGTAATTCTAATTGGGCCGAACCTATCCCTAACAGGCTGAAGAATATTTCTAACCAATAGCTCTATATTTTTCCATTGGTCTTGATTTGGAGTGTTGTTAATACCTAATCTTAGAGCGGTATCACTCTTGACAAATTCTCCATAAGTAAAATTGCTATATTTTCCATTGTCTAATTTTATATAATCTGATAATACTTTCATAATAATTCCTTATAAACTTGATATACCTAAAGCAATACCACCGATAACAATAATATAATGACCAATTTTGTTTATTAGATTATCTTGTTTATGTCTATATTCTTCCTGACGAAAAGAATTTTCTGAAATCATATATAGATCTCTATACTCTATACTTTTACGTCTTTCCAGTTCGATATATTCTTTCTGGCTGTTTATAATATCTATATGAGTATTTATAAGGGATTCCTCTTGCTCTGCCAGTTCTTTATATGCCTTTGCTTTTTCGACAATAACGCCAATGCCATACCATTCCTTACGAGTTAAAATTATATGAGTGGCCTCTGATGGTGTTGTCTCTGTGTTGTTTTCTAACACATATTTAGGAGAGAATGCAACCTGTCCTATATCTTTTATTCTCTGTATATCTTCTTGGTTGTTATAGGAGGGGGTTCTATCCCATTTTAAATCTAATGCATCTGATCTTGGTATAAATTCTTTTGGAGCACATGCCATACATGATAAGCATAACAATATCAACAATATACGTTTCATTACAAGTCCTCTAAATCACTATTATATTGACCCGTTAATTTTGAAAGATCTTTTTCTTTCATTATAGCTTCAACCTGAACAGCGGCATTATCAGCAATTTTGCGAATGGCTATCTGTCTCTCCACTGCAAGCTTTTCCTTATTCTTCAGTTTAACTTCTATTTGAGAGTGTTCGTGACTTATAGACTCAATTTTATCTTCTGAGTCTTTTTGTACCTTATCCATTATCTTTTTAAGGTCAAACTTTGCAGTTCTACCGCTTTTCCCAAAAAACCATGTATATAAGAAGATACCAAAGGCTATTAATCCTCCTCCAATAACTCCATAATTACCTATTGATTCAAACATATTTATGCCTTCATGTCATTTATTTTATCAGTTTCATTGCTGGTTGATAATGCTCTTACTTTCTCTGTCTTCCAAACTTCACGCATAGCTACAACTGTGGCTATAAGGACGGTATTAAGACCTACAAAATCACCACCTGTTATCATACCATCATATACCATCTTAGCAGACATAGAGAATACCCCCACGATAATCCAGACCTTGGCAGATATTAGATTATCAATAATTTTCATCACCACTTCACGTACATACTCAAAACTAAAAATCTTTTTCTTTTCAATTGACATAATATTTCCTCCTTGTATAGGATTAGTCAATTGTATTTATATAAAGTGCAATAAAAAACCCCATTCCAATTAAGGAACGGGGTTTTACACTACTATATTATATTATACTTAATAGATGAAAAGCTGACCAGACTACAGTATGCGCTTTTAGGTCAGTTCAGTGGCGGCTTAGTTCGCCGTTAAGTGTCAATAAAATATTTGTCATGTCTACCACTCGCAAGATTAAAAACAGCCAGGGCCATGCAGACAGGCCATAGAAAAGTATTCGTTAAAATCACTAGTACCATTTTTAACAATCCAGCTTCGCGGTGGATTTTGTTTTGCATAAAACCGGCGAAACAACCCCATAAAACACCGGCAAAAATATAGATTACTGTTGTCATATCAACCTCTTATAATTTTAATACGGCTGCAAGTTACCTTTGCGTTAGCTGTAAAAAGCACCGTTTTGACCAGGGCATGAAGTGTTCTAACCTGTACACCGTGTGGTGTTTGTATTTTTTTATCATATCCATATCTATCAGCGGCTTCTTTCAGTGCTTTAATCGCCCTTTCTTGTCCGATGGTGAGTTTCATGTCTTGTCCTCGGTTGTTTGGTTGGGGTTATTCCCTCTCTTATAAATATAACATAACATGATACTTGTCAACACAAAAAATAAGAAATAAGAAATAAGCAAAAATAATTATTTAGTTCGAAATCTAACGTTAAGCTCAAGGATGACAGACTATGGAAACAACGACAATATGCGCTCATATTCTTTATCACGGTCTTGTTCATTATCAAAAACCCATTGGGCATTACATCCTTTGAAAATCATAGATGGCTTTCCTACGTTATCTGGGTACCAGTTCTCGCGGCTCTTCGTGATGCTTGTGCAAAGGCCAATGTTCACAGGGCGGTTCTTGATCTTCTCGCCCCACAAATACGTTATCTCTGCAATTTCAGAAACGACAAATCTTATCATAATAAGGATCTCCACACAGACACCGGGATCAGCGTTTTTGGCTTATCTGATAGTCCTAAATCGTTTTTCATAACTATATTTGCCGCTATCAAAATCAAAACTAGACAAGAAATAGATACTGGAAAAATGAAATCTGACATTGGCCTCATACCCTCCAATCTCGTCAATATCGAATTGGTTAGAAAGCCTAGTAGAAAGAATTTGGGAAAATAGCTCATATCATTAACTTTCCGTTGGGAGTGTCAGCCTGAAAGACTTTTGTTTGTTCATTATGCGGCTTTATTATCTTGATCTTGTATTAACAGGCATAGTTTTTTAATTCATATGCTGGTGTGTCTAGGTGTAGATCGTGTCCAAGTCTGGCCAATGCATAGCGCAACAAGGGCCATTCTCGCAGTGTTCCATTCACACACCCAATGGCTGCCATGTGTATTTGAAGCTTATCACCCGATATAGACACAATAATTCCTCACAATACAATCAAGAAAGATCAACATATAACTAAAATAATGTAAAAATTAACCAGACACTAAACGCTGGTAAGTTATTAAAACGTTATGTTCCCATCAATCGTCTATGTTATCAAAATAGTTAAGTGCCTTTCTCCCTCTGATAAAGGGGCCATTCGTCAAGCCACACCCAAGAGTTCCATCCGGTGCGGCCTCGTATGTTTCTACAAGTTCTCGTAACGCGCCAACGATCAAATCAAGTCCGTTTTGTGTAGTGGAATGACCGTTAGCGTCAGACCCGTGTTTTAAACATTCAAACATTATACCACCTCCATGCAAATAATAGCATATGATTAATACGATAGATCAACATGGTCAGCATTATAACCACAAAATGGATAAATTTTTAATTCTTCCATGACAATCTCCCTCAGATGATGATATTATTGATTACATCTAATACATCACTACCTTTTTCTATACTATCAAGCATAGTGAATACTTTATCAGAGAATCCAGCAATCAAAAATACATCATTATCTCTTAATGATAATGGACTTGTACCATAACCAGCAAGATCAAAAATGATTAGCTTACATTTTGGATTCATTTTTTTATATGTAACCCATAAATTCTGTATAGAGGGTACACTATTATGATTATAAGAAATCCTATTATTATCCCAAATCTGCATATCGGTAAAAATCATGATACGGTCAAGATCTTGTTTCTTTTTGATAGCATCTTCAATAATAAGATGACCATTAGTGGCCCAGCCAACCTTACTAGATAAAGAACCCATTTTCATGGAATTTGCTAAAATGTTATTCTTTGGAAGGGTTTGTTCCAGATAGCTTGTACCAAAAATACCCGTAACTACTCTCTTACATTTATGTTGTAGCAACATAGAAAGAACAATACCAACATCATACATTTGAACAGTTGATTTATCTGAGATAGGTGAACACATTGATCCAGATACATCAGATGCAATTTTAACGTTCTCACCATCAAACATAGGGATATTTTCAGCAGAATGAATCATTGCCAATTCAAGTGCTTCCAACACCCTACCAGTATCAAAGCTTGGTTTACTGCTAACAAGCATGCGATAAGCTGATAGAAACCTGAAAGGAAACTGCTTGCTTCTAAGAACATTATCACGATCACTTATCTGTGAACATACCTTATCAATATGTCCCGATGAAACTTCAGATTCGAGAATATTTTTCAAGTTTCTAATACATGCCATATATCCAAACTTATCTGAGTCGATCATGTCTTCCCATACTTGTTTCTTGGTAGTCCCTTCTGTATCAGCCTTTCCAGCTTCAGACATTTTAACTTCCCATGTCTCAGGAGTGGCCAATTCATCTTGAGCGATCTTACGGAACAGCTCTTTTTCTATATCATCCAATGGTTTAGGATGTGTAAGAAATAGGGCATCTCTAAGACGAACATCAGTCTTGCGATTATATTTTCCAAAGGCATATTCATCGAATTTATGAAATGATTCAGCAATACCTTTCTTCAATTGATTTGATAACTTACCTAGCTTCTTACTTCCTGTACGACCATTGGCCATAGCATAGTAACCAAGAATCTCAGTAATTTCATCAGCTCTCTGAATCACACGCTCTGTAGTTTTGCTAACAAGACCCTCTTTATATTGAGGGGTTGATGCCATTGCAAGCTCCACAACAAGGACAAGAGGGATTGATCGCAGATACATGCTTTCTCTGGCATATACAGCAAGTTTAGCAACAAACTCAGGTGATACCTGTTTGATCAACGATCTAATTCTGGTCACGGTGTCATTTGATGTTGTATAGAATGTGTTTGATAGTGTTGTGGTGCAAACCAAGCTATAAAGCTCCAATTCAGGAGTCATTTTATAGGCTGGTGCGCCCTCATGGTTTACGGTTTTGTCTGCACCTACAGTGCTGGTTGTGAATTTACTCATACGTCATATCCTCCCTTGGATAGAATTTTACAAATTAATAAAGACAACATTCAAAAATGGGGGTATAAAATCGGGTATTTTACTACCAAATTATATAGGTAATATTAGAAAGCGCAAGATTTCTAATATCAGAGCTATAAATCAAGGTTTTGTATGAAGTATCCATTTTCTACGGTACTTTATTTAAGTTTATTTTTATTTTTATTTTTATACAATATATTTTTATACAATATCACAGCATGTGTAAGTGAGTATATAGGAACAATCGTTAAGAGAGATGTTTTTTGAAGTATCTCTTAACTACGCCATACATAATCATATTCACATCCTACCATAATTATAATATGTTGTAAATATATTATTTAAAATAAATTAAATATATTTTTACCCCACAATACAGGATGAACGTATGGTATAGATAACATTACAATAGTATATACCATAATGGCAGATATTACGGCATAGATAAATAATAGTACGATACACACAAACCAATCCTCTCGAAGGTTTATTATCTTGAAGATACACCTCTTCCATCTTTTCATATAATTGTAAACCTTTTTGTATTTCAACTAGTCGGATAAGTCTAGCCATTTATAATCTTTTATGATCGCTTTAATGTCATTATACCATACATCTGAGACTTCTATAACCCCATTACCGCTAACATCACCAGTTATATCATGGGTAAGGCTATATGTAAATACAGCATCTGGATATTTGTCTTGGAGCTTGTTTAGTCTTTCTACTCCATTCTCATGTGAAATACTAAATTTTATTACGTTTTCTGCTATCAATCTTGACATCAGATTAGATTTCTTTTTTTTCTTATTGGTAGTCTGTGAGGTATCACCACTAGCACCAGCTGTATTTGTTGATATATCTCCTACCACTGTTGCGTCATCCTTCAGAAATATAGTAAGTCTGGTCATTATTTACTCCTGTTTATTGGATTTTGTGCTTTCCATGTTGCAGCTTTTTTAAATCATTATGGAAGTTAACCATATCACCAACTTTAAACTTACTGGTGTCTTCTACAACATAACCATATTTCTCTACTGTTTCATCAATATTTTTCATTTTTTATACCTATTGCTTTATATGCTCTTTCTTTATCTAAACCAAAACAATCAATCTCATTATTGATTATTTTCAATAAAACTGTCGCTCTTTTTTTGTCTATGTCTTTTACTTTAAGATAATCAACACCATATTGTAGCAAACCCACTGGTATATCTGGATATCCATTCTTCTTCAGTATATATTTTCCAATTTTATTATCAAACATGGCATCAAATATCTCCATAATTGGTTAATCTAGACATTCATATAATAGTATTTATATAAATACATACATAATCAAATATAATAAGGAATCTATATGATAGACAAAAATTTCAGCTACATATTAAAGTTCTTAGAAGCTCAGTCATTGGATATATTCATTCTATATCCAATAATACAATTATACTTTGAACTTGATAATTTTATAGATGGAAATAATATAAATATAAATAAGATAGTGATATATAGTTTTATTTTTGTGTTCATCATATCAATAAAATATATAAGAGCATTTAGTAAATGGAAAAAAGAAAATCCAGATGAATGGGAATCGGTTGGAAGGCCAAGTCTATTAGGAAAAGAGATGGGGCCTTCTGAAGAGTATATGAAATCTCAAGAGAAACAGTATGATACAAAGACTACTGGAAAGCTTGGATTTCAACTATAAACAACAAAAAAAGGAAAATAAAATGGACATATTAAAAAAAATCGGCCTATACCTTGATGAAGAAAATGGTGACAAAGAAGAATATAAAGCATTCTTTGAGAAAATGTTAAAGAAATTTGGGGTATCTTCACCTGATGAGCTAGAAGGCGATAAGAAGAAAGAATTTTTTGATGCAATTGATAAAGGTTGGAAAGGTGACGATGAAGCTGATAAAGATGAGAGCTTGAAAGAAGAGAGCTTGAAAGAAGAGAGTTCTTCATACTATTCAAGAGAGCTTATGCACGCTGGTACTAAACATGTTACATTTCAAGTATCTGGTGAGAAAGGAAAATCTAAGTGGATGAATTTTAATGAAGAAAGTAAAAAGTCTCTTATAGATTATTTGAAAAAGGTAGACCTTACTTGGGAGTAATAGGGACTCTTTAAATGTCTTATATAAAATGTAATTTTGACCCAAAACGACATATAAAATGTAGTATAACAAAAGAAAAATTATATGAACTTTGTAAAAAAACAGAAGGCTAAATGTGGTAATTATATACCTATCAATACAAAAAAATATATAGGGACATATCCTATACGTTTGATGAGTAGCTGGGAAAAAATATTCTGTAGATATTGTGACCATAATCCTAAGATACTATCTTGGAGTAGTGAAGATATAGTGATATATTATAAACACCCATTTAAGAGGAATATAAAAGGGTTGTATATGACTAGTAAATACCATGTTGATTTCCTCATCACTGTACAAGAATCTCCTAATAATATAATAAAATATTTAGTAGAGATCAAACCATATAAGGAAACTATACAGCCTAAACCGAGAAAGAGTAAGACATTAAAAACCAAGTTATACGAAGATAAGACATGGGCTATAAACAGTGCTAAATGGAAAGCAGCTGAAAGATATTGTGCTCGTATGGGTTATAAATTCATAAAAATAACAGAGAAAGAATTGATTAAATAAATAATATGAAAATATCATGGGATAATATAGATAAATTTAAAATTACAGATAACAGCAAATTTAGATATAATAAAAGATATTTAGTATTAAGAGAAGGAACAGAAAGCTGTAAAATATGCGGAGATGTATATTTTACAAAACAAAGATTAATTGATGAAGGTAAAGGAAGTTTTTGTGGAAAAACTTGTTCATCTATTCATAAAAGCCAAAATATAAATATAAAAGGTAAAAACAATCCATGTTGGAGAGGCGGTACTGTAAAAAGACATCTAGCAACATTTGAAACATATATGCCACAACTTTCACCATATGGTATCAAATGTAGAAGATCAATAAATGATGCCAATGTATTAGAAGTTAAATGCCATCACAGTGAATGTAGTAAATGGTTTAGACCTAGTTTAAATCAAACAGTGAGAAGGATACAAACTTTAAAAGGAAATGAAAATTATCGGGGAGAGCAAAATTTATATTGTTCTGATAAATGTAAAAAGAACTGTTCATCATATGGAATAAAAACAGAAGACCTAATAAAAAGAGATATGATTAAAGCAGGTCTTATTGTTCCAAACGGTATAGAGGTTCAATCCGAGCTAAGTAACATGGTGCTAGAAAGAGATAATTGGACATGTCAGAAATGTGGAACCAGAGGTGATTACTTACAATGTCACCATTTTGAAGGGATAGAAATTAATCCTATTGAAAGTGCAGATGTTGATAACTGTATTACATTATGTAAAAAATGTCATAAAGAAGTACATAAACAAGATGGCTGTAAATACTATGATATGAGGAAATGTAAATAAGGAAATAATATGCCAACACCAGCATTAAAAAGCCTAGCAGATAAAGCAGGGGTATCTTTACAAACTGCTGAAAAAGCATGGGATGAAGCCAAGGCCATTGCAAAAAAAGAAAAACAAGAGAGCGATCCTTTATTTTGGGGATTAGTAACAACAATAACAAAAAATAAATTAGGTTTAAAAGAAGAGAATATGAAAATTGAAAATAAGATTAGTAACTTCCTAGGGGAAGATATAGATAATAAATATAAAGACATTCAACTATCAAAGAGTGGTATGATTGGAGTTAAAGGCACTACAGCAATATCAGCTGGTGTATTAACACAAAATGTTGAGAAGAAATTCTTTTCAAATAAATCTTTTAAATCCGGTGTTGATTATGTTGTTGACTATGACACATATCAGAAAATTGCACAGGCTGTGCGTGATGAATTAAAAGCATGGCATAAAGAGCAAGGTCTTCCATATTACGGTAAATAAATGGCTCCTTATAAATAATATTATAATGCAAATAGGAAATAGAATACCAAATACTTCATGTTGTATATTTAAATGTGATAGATGTAATAAGGAATGGAAAGGTTATTATTATATAACAAGAAAAAAAGATATACAGTTATGTCCTAGTTGTGCATGTAAGGAAGGTTGGAAAAATAAACACTCTTTAATATCTTGTAATATACCAGAAGATATAAGACATAATATAAAAGAACGAGTAGATGGTATATCATTAGATGTATTTTTACCTAAAAACAAATCAATAAAATTAATAGTTTATTGTAAAGAATGTGAAAATGAATATCAAACAAATGCATATGATCTATTTACTTCAAATTTTATATGTAATAGCTGTAGTCAAAAGAAAGCTTGGTTAAATCCAATTACAAGAACAAAATATATAAAAACAAGACAGACAAAAGAGTATAGAGATAATATGAGTGATAGTGTAAAAAGTTCAATAAAATACAGAAACACTATCACACAAAGAGGAGAACAACACAAAAAATATTGGGAAAATATAAGAGGTTGTAAATTAGAAGATATAAAAACAGAATGGGAATTATATAGAGTTATTTGTTATAGGATATCAGAAAGACATTATAAACGATATAAAAGTATAATAAATCCTGATAATTTACCTAGAGGTAAGGGTAAATATCATTTAGATCATAGATATAGCATCATGAGAGGGTTTAAAAACAACATACCGCCATATATTATATCACACATATATAATCTACAAATGTTATTAGAGAAGGATAATATATCCAAAGATTATCATTGTGATATAACAAAAGAAGAACTATTTAAAGGCATATTTGATATAAAGGAAATAAATGGCTATTAGCTTAAAATTAAAAAGTCGTTCACATGGCGTAGTGTGGAAGTCGGGCGAGTTATATAAATTTCGGTATCAGGCTTGGGAAAATGACCCAGAACCTATCATAATTTTAATGTATAAGGTAGACGGTATACATCCTAGGACAGGACACCAGCATCGATATTTTCAAGGCGTGAATCTTTCCTATATACCCAGAACACTAAGAAAGAAATTTACTCAAGAATGGCAATATGAGTATGCACGTTCCAATGGTGATATAGAATTTACATGGGATTTAGTTCAGAATAAGTATCCATATCTAAGCGGTGCTGTAAGAAGATATTTCTTTAAGCCTAATTACTATATACAAGGTGCTCAACATATCCATATGGATGAAATGGAATCTGCTGTTGTATCTACATGGGCTAGAGACTTTTCATCAAAGGTGAAAAGAACCCTTGTTAAAACATTCCGCAATTTGACTACTGCCAAGAGGACAAGAAGAATATGATACATGAATTAGATAAGGCTATTCTTAAATTAAAGCTGACGATAGCTGGTCATCTTTCAAACATAAATATAAAGCATGAGAACCTTGAAGTCAGATATTTAAAACTTGTAAAAGAGGTAGATGCACTAGAGAAGAGAATTAGAGATTTAGAACAAGATGTATCATCAATAGTTTACAAATCTGTTAAATTTACCATGATACTTATAGGTAGTATTATTTCCGGTATATACGGTATTGTGAACATAATAGAGTTTGTAATTAAGGCAATGCAATGAAAAGTGTTATATTTGTCGATGATGAAAACCTGATAGTTCAATCGTTTAATGAGCTACTACAGATGGAGAATTTAGGAAGTAAAGTAAAGATTGACACATTCACTAGTAAAGCATGTGGAAAAGAGACTTTACATTGGTTAGATGATAACAAACCAGATATTGCAGTATTGGATATTATATTAAATGGAGTATCTGGTTTGGATATTGCAGAAAAGATAATGAGAGTATATCCAGAGTCAATGATAATTTTTTTAACTGGATGTGAAGATTCTAGTGAGCAAGTTCATAAAATAAAAAGAATAATAGAGAAAAGAAAAGAACTTCTCTATTTTAATAAACTAGATGATAACTGGTATGATGACATTATAGATTATATAAAAGAACAGGTTAGATGATTGATCTATATGAAATTATTACAAATAATACTTTTTTAGATATAATATTTAGTATATTAAAAAGTACATCGGGAGAAGGTGGAGGTGTACAAACTGAAATAGTAAGATATTTAATAGGCACAGGATCGTTTATTGTTTTATTTTCTATTTCTATTCTTCATAGAACGGGGGGTTTCTTTGATGAGAAAAGAGACAATCTTATAATATGGGGATTCGGTATGGGGTTTCTTAGAAACATTATACTATTAACCATTTCAATAATTACCTATATATTAACTGTTGTTCATACTGATATAATTAATCCTTCTAATGGATTTATAATCCATATACATAGTTTTGTAAATACCCCACTATCATCCCTTCTAATAGAATTATACCCCCCACTATCTCATTTTCTACATATGATATCCATGCTATTAATATCAATGGCATTGCTACGATATGTAATGGATGAGACTTCAAAAGAAAGAAAATATAGACAGAAATATATATCATTATGTATTTCTATATCATTGCTAATATTCATTATATCCATATTTTTTATAAATAAATTCTATATAATGGATTATGTATGGCATGGATCATCATTTATACTACTACTATATCCAATATTTCTAATCTATAAGTATAACGATACGTGGATATCAAATATTATTATCGCACTATTCGGTATGTATATGTTATATGATTTAGGTAAAATATTAGAACTATTAATAACACCAAATAGTATATTTATTATTGATATAATAAGACATGCAATACTTAATATAACACCATTGATAATAGCTTGGATATTTATTAAAGAATCAATAGTTAGATTAGAAGAACAAACAATATCATCAAAAACATTATCAGATATGCAGGAACTGTTCATAACAGGAACTTCTCATGAACTTGCATCTCCTATTGCAGGAATGGAAGGATATCTAAAAATACTAGAAAAGAAATATAACTATCTAGATCCTAATATAATAGTACACGATTGTCCCAAATCAATGATTTGTAAAAGAATACCTATCACTACAAAAATACTACAAGAAAATGTTCAACATATAAAATCTATTCTAAGAATAATGAAGGATTATGGACATACAAAAGACTATAACGAAGTAAAGTTTTATGACATAAACATACTAACACAGAAGTGTTATAATGCTATACAATTTGCAGATACTACTAAGAAAATACCAAAAGAAAATTTTATATTTTATGATGAATCTAATATACATAACTATAAGGTAAAACTATCTCCTTATAAATATAGACAAATAATAGAGAACCTAGTTAATAATGCGATTAGAGCTGTAGATATAGCACAACCAGAACATCCTAGTGTTAAGATAAGTATTAAATGCACGTACCTTGGATGTGTTGTTAAAATAAAAGACAATGGTATAGGAATGTCTGAAGATGATTTAAAGCATTGCTTTCAGAAAAAATGGACTACTTATGAAAATCAGGGCGGTACAGGTCTTGGATTATATTTTGTAAAAAAATATGTAGAAGAATTAGAAGGCACAATTCATATAAATAGTAAGAAGGGCTTGGGAACTACTGTAAGAATAGTTTTACCCACTGAAATAGTAAAATAATAAAAATGATATAGGAATATAATGGCAACACCTACATATACAACAGACCTTCAAACCTTTTTTCTTTTTGAAAGTGCTTTCTCCTCTCTTGAATTTACTAATTATACAGCTGGTCGTACACAATCACTTGATACCGATTTTCCTATTCAAGGAACATCACATGGTTCTGCAATTCTAGCTGTAGTTGGTATGGGATCTATCGCCGTGGATTATGGATCAAATATCACATGGACTTCTGGATGGAACTTCTTCATGTGGGGGGTTTTCCTGGCCGCTGCTGCTGTTGATACAAGAGCAAATGGCGGGGTGGCACTGATAATCGGCGCAGACACAGCAAACCATAGAGCATACTATGTTGGTGGTAATGATTTCGGATCTTACCCAGAGGGTGGTTGGCAGAACTTCGTAGCAGATCCAGAAGTGACTCCTGATGTTACAACAGGAACACCAGGAACTACATATAGATATTGTGGAATAGGATGTAAAGCAATAACTGCTGTTGCTAAAGGATCACCACAAGGCATGGACGCTACCCGTTTTGGAAGGGGTGAGTTTAGAGTTAATGGTGGAGAGACAGCAAATTATGCAACCTTTGCTGGTATGGCATTAGCTAATGATGATATCAATGCAAAGTGGGGATTGTTTAAGAAGATCGAAGGCGGTTATAAATTCAAAGGTTTGATGAATCTTGGGTATGGTTCTCTTGTTGATTTTAGAGATGCAAACGTTAGCATAGTTATTGATAATACACTGTTTGTAAAACCAACCTTTAATAGAATAGAGATAAACACGATAGGATCAAATATAGAATTGAATACCGTAAATATAACCGCACTTGGTACTGTTAGTCGTGGTGATTTTGTAGTTGTTGTCAATGTCGTTGTTGCAAAAACAAGCTGTGCTTTTACTGATATGGGGTTTTTTACATATCAATCAAACTCTACATTGCTAAGTACCATATATCGTAGATGTGGGTTAGTTACACAAGGTGGAGCTACTTTCACTGGATGTATTTTTGATAAGACATTCGATACCGAGAAAGCCATATTAAGCGACAACCCAAGTCTGGTAACATATTGTGATTTTACATCTAGTGGAACTAAACATGCAGTTAGATGTGATACCATAGGTACATACGCATGGACTGGAAATACAGACACTGGATACACTGGTACAAGAGGATCAAATCTTGTCGAGAGTTCTGGAAGTGCTGACGCAATGTTTTACAATAACTCAGGTGGTTTGATTACTCTTAATGTTGGTGGTGGTGGACAATCCCCTAGTGTTAGAAATGGTATTGGTGCAACAACAGCTGTTGTTCAATCAGTTACATTAACACTAACAGGTCTTATAGCAGGTACTGAAATAAGAATATTATCAACTGGAACAACCACAGAACTTGACGGAGTTGAAAGTAGTTCAACAACATTTGCTTTTGCATATAAAGGTGCTGACGTTGGTAATGGTATTGATATAGTTATCCATAATATAGAATATGAATATTTAAGAATTATCAACTATATATTAGGAGCTAATGACTCTTCAATACCAATATCTCAAAGATTTGATAGAAACTACAACAATCCAATATAATTTATAAATAATATATAAATAATAGTAAAGGAAAGATATGATTAAATTAAAGGTATTAAAATCAACAGACGGTAAACATATCGGACAGATATTTGAAATATCAGATCTTAATCTAAAAAATACTGAAATATATTCTGGTGGGATATTTCATTTCGACTATCTTGAGTATATAACACCAACAATAGTAAGGCTTTGGAATAGCAATTACACAGCAATCGTTGAGATTGTTAAAAATTAAGGAGATAAACAATGGCTAAAATCATAGACCCTGACAATCTTGGCACTGGAACAACTTCAGCGGCGGCAGATGGTCATCTATATTTCAATACAACAGATTTAACAATCCAATTATCAGCTGGTACTTCCGGTGCTTCGACACTAGACCCATATGATGGAGTTACATTACAATGTGTATATTCAAAATGTAAAGAAGAATGGAAAATAGATACTACCCTGATTAAATTCCCATTCCCACTCATTTCCATTACGGGTGAACAGTTTGAGCTTGTAAATGGTTGGAGTTGGGCCGATGATGCTCTATCAACCAAAACCATCAACTTGATCCGTGATGGTGGATGGCGGCTATATAACGCTGCAAACACTGTCAATTTTGAAGAGTACATGAATCTCACTACTCTGGGTACTTTCCATGATGCAAATGCAGATCAAGCATATTATACTCAAGAAAATGGTGGTACACCAATAGATATTGTAGAGACAGGCCCTGTTAACCAAGCTATTAAAATTTTTGGTGATGCTGCTCATGGTGCTTTTGACTACCGTGGATTCTTCAATATTTATCTTCGTGAAGAAGCTAAATCATATGACTTCTATGATCTACTTACAGCACAGTCATTAACCACACTAACATATAAGAAATATGCTCTTCCTCTTTCAAATGGGGTAGATCTTAAAGTAACACATTCTGATGCAACCATTGCTGGAACAACCCCATATACCCTAATTGATATCAAATATTTTGATACAAACCAAACAAGACGTATCGGTGGTATTGGATACTCATTTGATAAGATCATTCAATGTGATACTGATTGCGGTAGTGCTGGTAGTATCACAGCCGCTGGTACAGCTTTAACAGATATAGACATGGCAATGACTATTGGTTATTACGATGGCGGTATTTTAAAAATTCATACTGGTACTGATGCTGGCAAATCATACAATGTGAGTACAAATACAGCAACAGTAATTAATGTTACTGGTGATACATTCACAGCTGCTGAAAGTGTTAACTGGACTGTTTCTCCTGCATCTCTATTAGGAGCGGTTACAGCACAGATATACGAGAAAGTTCAGTACAGTCTTCGTCAAACAACAGATATTGATGAAGGCCCTGGGAGTGTTAGGGGTGATACAGCTTCTGCTATTCTATCATTCGTTGGTGATACTCTTGTAACAGCTACTGGTGTTTTTATTGATGATTTCACATCAAGTGATACTAACAATATTCAATTTTATGACACTGGTGGTACTCAAAGACTATTTCCTTATGTTGCTGCTGGCTCTATTAACTTTAATGACAACTTACAATCCGATGCCGATGCTAAATACTGGATGTTCTTTACTAGTGTTCCTTCTGGTGATTTCGGGACTGTAAATGCAGTTATTGTAGAAAATGCTGATGAAGTACCAGTTCCTATTACAGGTCTTGTATCTGCACAAGCTTCAGTATCATTTACCTTTGACTATGATGGTAATGTACAGGGTGGTAGAACACCTGGAACACCAGCTGCTGTAACGGTTGTTGCTATCGGTCTGAGCACAGGACAGTATGTAAAGACAACAGGCACAATTACCCAATCAACAACAAATAACTTTTCTTTGGTTGCTGCTTTGGAGAGAAATTATTCAAATCCTGCATAATATCAGGTACTTATACATTTATTTAATATTTTCTCCTTATCGTTTACACAACTTATATAAATACATGTAAGAAGTTAAACAATAAGGAGAAATAAAATGTTATTAGAGAATAAGTATGGAAAGTGGTATGACGAATTAATAAACAAAGGAAAGGAAAGGATATATATAAGTAAGGGTGAGAATCATCATATATATCCTATTTCTATATATGGACATAATAATGAGACTGTTATGTTGACATATAGAGAGCATTATGTAGCCCATTTATTGTTATATAAAATGTTTAAAAGTGAATTTGGAGAAGATGATAAGAGATCTAGATATATGATACGAGCTATAACATCTTTTTCTACTATTAAAAATAGATATAATGATGATAAAATAATTTGTATTAAAAATAGTAGATTATTTGAACACTATAGGGAAAAGTCTAAAATAGCTATAGGTAAGCATATAAAACACCTTTGGGATAATGATCAAGAATTCAGAGATAATCTAACAAAATCAAATCAAGAATATTGGGGTGATGATGATAACAGAAAGGAACAATCTAAAAAAAGAAAGCAATATTTTAAAGAAAATCCTGATAAGGCAAAAGAAGTAGGAGAATTTTTTAAAGAGTATTATTCAGATCCTGATAAAAAGAAAATATGTTCTGATAATATGAAAGAAAATAGATTAAACCCTGTTTTTGAAAGCAACCGTTTAGCTTCTTTAAGAACACCAGAGGCAAGAATAAAGAATTCAGAAAGAGTCAAAGCCTTTCAAAATAAGCCAGAAAATAGAAAGAAAAATTCTGAAAGGGTTCAAGCATATTACAAATCTAAAGAGGGTATAAAAGCTAGAGAAAAACATTCTGAAAATATAAAAGGTAGAAAAAAAGTTGTGAATAAAATAACAAAAGAGAAAAAGGTGGTAATAAATTATGATAAATATATTAGCAAAGGATGGATTCTTTGGACAGATATTCCCAAAATTGAAAGAAGTAAATATAAAGGATAAAATAAATGCATACTAATTATTATCAATTACCACCTGATGGTGTTGGCAAGAAAATATTTGCCAGAAAAACCATGATGTTGCGTTATAAAAATAAAATACTAGATTTTGCAGAAGGTACTATCGTACATGGTGAAGATTCTGGTATAGATGGAATGGTTCTTCAAATTGAGATATTTGGAACTACTTCTGGTATGCTCATAATGAACTATACCAATGCCGATAATGAAACTCAAAATAGCTATATTCCAGGGGAGTTGCTTACTGTAAATGGTATATCAATGGGCTATGCTGATACCTTTGAAGACTTCTTCTCAAATGTTAGTAATATAACAAGTTTTGTCAATCCAAGAAATGGTTTAAAAGTTGGACGTGGTGGACAAGCATATGTTAGATATCTAGAAGGAGATCAACTACTTGATGCATCTGGAAAATCAAAAATCAGCGTAGATAAAAAAACAGGTATATATCTTTTTTCTGAGAGAGCTATAAATAAACAGATGTCTACCACAATAAATGGTGGTGCTTATATTACGTATAACTCAGGAAATTGTGTTCTACATACTGGTACTACCTCTGGTGACTATATTGACATAATGACAGATAAATTCCATCCTGTTTCTCCTGATCAAAGTTTATATATGGAATTCGTTATGCAATCTGGTGATTGGGGTAAAATGGGCCTTGATAGACAGGCAGGATTTTACTATGATTTAAATGGGGTATTTCTTGAGATTAGAGATTTATCAATGTGTCTTGTTACTAGATCGAATGCAACTGGATCTATTGTTGATACTAAAATATGTCAACCAGATTTTAATATTGATACAGTTGATGGAAATGGCCCTTCAAGATTCATATTAGATTTTACAAAAATCAACAAGTATTGGATAGATTATTCTCCATTCAATCGTGTCAGGTTTGGAACATTTGATGATACAGGGAATAGACTTACAATACATATTGAAACACTATCAAATACTACATTCGGCCCTAGAATAAATGCGTCTGCCCTTCCTCTCAGGTTTGAAATGAAAAATATTGCAGATACTGCAAGTGCTTCTGAGATGACTATATATCATACAATAGCGACACTAGAAGGAGATGACACACAACATATTAATCATCTCACAACAGTATCAAATATAACAACAGTCACAAGTGGGGCATGGATGCCTATAATATCAGGAAGGCCGACCGCATTAAAAATGGTAATATCAACAGAACTTTGGCAGTAATAGACCTAGTATCTGTCACATCTTCCTTATCTTCTGATGAAAATATAGATGGGAGAATACAGTTAGGGTTAATTGTAGATTCAAGTCTAGAA